GCTTCTTTTGATCCTGTTTATCAACAAGACGTCAATATTAAGAAAGCTTTTGACGGTAAAGATTATCAGCAGCGACTTGTGCAGGATGCTAACCGGGAAAAGGTAGCGTCTGAAGACTTACTTAACTACAAGTTGCATTTGCTTGTTTCGTACTTTCAAAAATCTGCTTATGACAGATTACCGCTTGCTCAAGTTGAACACGCCGCTGGTGTGTATTACGGAGCTCCAGGTAGTGCACTTATGCGTTACGTCGCTTCTAGGTTTCCAAACGAAAAGAAAGCTTCGGATCACAAGCCGACATGGGCAGGTTTTCAAGCTCCTGTAAATCGCACAGCGACTCCCTACGTTTTGATTGACGATTGTATAGCTCAAGCTGAAAAGCTTGCAGCAGCTGAAGACAAACTTGCAAAGCAAATTGTTGTCGCGGCCAAAGCAACTAAAGTAGCTGACGATTTGTATGCCAAGCTCAAGCCTGAGACAACTAAGCAAGCAAACCTGAGTTCGATCATAGGCGGTGTCGCCGGTGGTTTCGGAATGGGGGCAGCGAAAAATCTGGGGGAGTCTGTAGCTCAGGGCGGTCAGTCGGCTTTGGAATCTGAAATCCAAAACCTTGACAGTCCTGATCACTTAAACGAACTTCGTAAGATCCGAGCTCAAACGGCTTTAACTCAGATGATGAGTGATCCGGAAAACCCAGTTAGCGAGTACGAACCAGACCAGGTTTTAAACGCTTACAACGAACTTGTTCAGCTTTCTCCTAGGCTTGCGGACCAACCCTCAGCACTTGGCCCGTTGCTTCGCAAACGGCTCATGGGTAACATTGAACCGTTTGAATTGGGTGAAACCCTTAAGCTAGAAGAAGGCCTACGTCGTACCCAAAGTAATCCAACCCAGTTGATGCGAAATGAAGCCAGTATCCTTAGCTAATATTTCTTACGAGCAAGGTCTAAAGTTGCTTTTGCTTAGGAAGCAAGCTTTGGATCAAGGCTCAGTGCAACGAATGCCGCCCGCAGCTCTTGCGAATACTTTTGTGATGAACTCTACCGGTACGCAAGTAGTTAAGCAAGCTGCTGGCTTTTTGGATACACTTAAAGCTATGCCTGGACAAGCTGCTTCACTTGCTAAAGGCACGTACAACGCTGGGATGGATCGGGTCACCACCGATCCTGGATTGCGTAGCACGCTCGGTTACGGCTTAGCCGGTGCAGGTCTTGGTGCACTGGGTGCTGGCGGTCTGGCTGCTTCTCGTAAAGAGAAAGACTGGAAACGTCGTTTGTTACAGGGTGCTACCGCTGGCGGTCTGCTTGGCGGTGGGCTAGGTCTTGCACTAAATCCAGGAAGCGTTACCAAAGGCGTCGAAGACAAAGTTACAGATTTAGCTGAAAAGTCGATGCAGGCTGGGCCTAAAACCGAGGCAGAGCTAAAATCTGATCGAGTTAAAGCCTTACAAAGTACCGCTAATTCAAGTCCTGGGTTAGGTGCTTTAGTACCAGCAGGCATTGGTGCGGGTTCTAGCCCAGCCTTAGGTTATTTACTAGGTAAAGTTCCGGGCTTGCACGGATTAGATCGACGGGCTTTAGCCCATTGGATGATGCAAAATCCTAACGCAGTCAATTGGAATCACTTTGTGCACCCTAAGCTTACTGGAGGATCTACGCAGCAATTTCAACTAGCCAATTACGCCGCAAATTTACAACCATTAAACGCCCAGCAGCAACGCGAAATGACTAACATATTGGCTGCCAATTTACCCCGCACCTTACAACCAACAGCTGCAAGTCTTTCCGGGTATATTCAGAGTGTTGACCCGGCAAAAGCGGAACAAGCTGCAACAGTTGCAAGTAATAAAAACATTTTTAGCAACGTACCTAAACAACCTGGTCATAAGTTTTCGCCTGTCATTCGCGGTAATTTAGCTCGATTTGGCGTTAGCGGTATTCCGGCAGCTATCGGTGCTATTTGGAGTCTACTACAGTATAGAAAAGATCTGGCCGCACAACAACAAGCGACGCAGCAGCTACGTGATTTAACGCCCGCAGCAACTAAGCCTTAAACAGGAACCAACATGGCTCATATCAAGTTTGTATCGCCGTCAGGTTGGGAGTTCGACAGGCAAATTGTTGTGCCTGTTAAAATCGGTAGCCGCGGGCTTATCGGCAATGACCGTCGTGATTTTCTTAAGACGGCTAGTCATTCTTTTTTGCCGCAGATTGACAATTACAAGTTTGCAAGTGACGAGATACCTGTTCACTTAATTGCGTTAGGAGCTAGCGAGGCTTACGGGCCTAATCGCAACGGTGATGCTTTCAAAGAAGCTACTTGCAAAAAGTATCACGATACGTTTGTAAAGTTTGCTAAGTTTTTTCGAAACCATAAAAACAAGCCAGAACGTGGCGATCCGTTTTATGGACACGTGAAAGCTTCAGCGTACAACGATGATATGCGGCGTGTTGAACTTCTCTGTGCTTTGAATGCCACTAAGGCTGCCGCCGACCGTAACGGTGGTTTGGTAGCGGATACTGAGGTAGAAAAGATTGCTCGAGGAGAGGATTTCCCGGTCAGCATGGCTTGTGTACTGGATCCGACTTATCCTGTTTTGACCAGAGATCAGGGCTATCTATCCATCGCTGAAATTAAAACAGGTATGTATGTTTGGACGCACAAAGGCCGCTGGCGTCGAGTAACTGGTACTAATCGACGTAGATATACCGGTAAAGCGTACACTTTTAAATGCAACGGATTGCCTTTACCGTTGGAGTTAACTGCCGACCACCCAATGTTGGCAAAGACATTTGCATGTGCTGCTAGTAGCGTTAAAGGTAAAGCCAGACGTTATTTTAAAGACACAAAAGCTTTTGATGCCGAGCCTGCAGCCTGGACTCACGCGGAGCATTTGCAAAAAGGCGACAGGTTTTTTTATCAGCCTGTAACGCGTTTTAACGGTTATGCTGCTTTGAGCTGTCCGACGCTTGCGGCTATATTAGGTTATTACTTGGCAGAAGGTAGTTTTAGCTACAACGGCGAAAAAGCCTGTAGTACGGAGTTTACTTGCAATCTTACAGATTCGCTTCCAAGACGTTTACCTAGGTTGGTTGAAATTCTTTACCCCGACATAACCGTCAGTATTGAGCCTAAAAAGAATAGCAACGCAGCTTTAGCTGTTATCGTTCGCAGCACCGAATTTTCTGAGTTTTTAAGACAGTATGTTGGCCGAGGCTGTAAAAATAAACGCATACCGCCAGAAATATTTAACGCTGCTACCGAAATAAAGTTAGCTTTTTTAGGCGCTTGGCTGGACGGCGATGGTTGGACTGATGCCAAAGGTGGGCACTTTTCTTCCGCTAACGTGCATTTAGTTCTACAGGGCAGGGATTTGCTGGCCTCAGTAGGCATTCCAACTTCTATTTATCGTATAGATCACGCACTTTGTGAAAATAGCGGTTACGAAAATAGCGGGATAGAATATACGTTAAATGTTAGCCATTTAGATTTGTGGCAGTTGGCTTCAGGATCTCAGAAGGCCGCCAGCTACACGTTAACTAGAAAACAGCTACGAGAAAAACCTGCAGCTATGCGGATTTGTCCTGACCAACGTTACGCTTACAGAATAGCTGATATTGAAAGTAGAGACGTAACGGATGTCGAAACATATAACTTCGAAGTCGAGGAAGACGAGTCCTACAGTCTTGGCGGTTTTGTCAGCCACAATTGCCGCGTGCCTAACGATATTTGCTCGTTCTGCAAACATGCAGCGAGAACTCGCGACGAGTATTGCACTAGCGAGAAGTGTGCAGCCGGTGGTTGTAAAAACAATCTTACTCGATTGGTCAAAGTAGCTGGCGACTTACACCATCTTCATGTCGATAATCCAGATCCAACGTGGTTTGATATTTCACGTGTGTTTAGACCGGCTGATCGTATTGCTTACGGAGCTAAGGCCGATTACTTCACGAAAGCTGCTTCAGATTCCGGCGTATTTGAACTTCAGGATTATATTAAGCTGGCTAGCACTTCTACTGCGCCGCTTGATGTAATCCTCTATCAGTCCGGCCAACACGGGTTTTGGTCAGAGAAAACCGCGTCTCAAATCCGACTCGGCTATGCCCTTGCCTCTATGGAAGGTGCTGCAAACGTACCGGATAGTTTGCTTGTAGGCATACTGACAAAACCTTTTCCTGTAGAGAAACTTGCAGCGTTTGGCTCTGCTGCTTGTGATAGCCAACTGGCTGCTATGGCAGATCGTTGTATTTTTCTTAGTCTCGCTGATTACAGTAGACTAACCAAAACCGAAGAACACCTTAAAACTGCACAAGCTGTTTTGCCTGCTATTTACAGCAAAATGGCATCCGATGAGACGCTGCCTTTACGTATAGAGCGATCACCTTCTGCGTTAATTGATAAAATAGCTACAGCAAATGCTAATCTACTAGCTGCTTCTTTTTCAGAAGATTTCTCTTTTTCTAAAGAATCTGTTTATAAGAGAAGCTTGTTGGGCTGTTGTCGAAATTATCAAACCCCTAAAATTTGTCATTATGAGAAGCTCGCAGAATGCAACACAGAAGGCGAAGCGTTAGCTAAAGACTATGCAATGTACAAGCTGGCTGCCCTTTGGCGTTCAGCTGCTTGTAATCCGAACTTCCCGTTGACAGCACGGCTTGCCGTCTGTCAGAATCAACTTTTTAGCGTGTAAACGGTTAACCGTAGATCAAGGAGTATTTAATGTCCAAATCTGCAAACTCGATAGCAACAATCGAACAATTCTTGCAGGCAGTTAAAAGCAATGTCAAGTATGCCGCTGAAGCTCACACTGAGCCGGGTAGCATCGGCGGTGCCACAACTCACCCTGTTAAGGATGTCGACGACTCGACAGAAGAAGCTTCCGAAGGCGATCGCTCTGCCGAGAATACCGCTGATGTTAAGGCTGACCAAGGTAAGCCCTCTGTCGACAGCACTTCTGACAATATTGCCGCAAAAAAAGCTGCCGCTAAGCGAGCCGTTGACGGCAAGTCTGAAGACGGTTCTGTTAATCCGCCAGGAACCGCAGCAGGCGACCAACTTCAAATCGGAACAAAGAAGCAACCTACTGGCGAAGATCCAGGTGTTGAAACTGGCTCGGCTAAGGCTGAAAAGGAAGACGCGGCTGGCGGTCGTTTAGGTAATACGAGCCACCCTGCTCGAACCAACAACGGCGAACTAGACGGTTACAAGTATGCTTCAATGTCAATTGAAAAGCTTTCAAGTTACACCGCCCAGCTTGGAAACGAGCTTTTGGCTCAGTTGGCTTTGCTTAAGAAAGCCGAGCTGACCGGAGCACAAGGGAAACTTGACGTTAACAACAACGGCAAAATTGACGGTTCTGATTTGTCGGCTCTTCGAAGTGGTGAAAAGTCTGACGACGATGACGACGATGACGACGAAAAGTCAGCTGTCGACGCGGCTTCTCAAGCCGGGTGGGAACTAGCCGGATTGCTTAGCGGCAACTTCGATAAGAAGGCCGCGGATGCCTTGGTTAGTCATTCACTCGAGCAAATTATTAAAGTGGCTTCAGACGACGCCGACAAAGTTGCTTCGTTTCTAACTGAGTATACGCGAGAAATTCAAAAGCAAGCTATGGGTGAAATGCCCGGTGGCATTGATCCTGCAGCTATGGGTGGCGGCGGTGCTCCTGGCATGGACCCAGGCATGGACCCTGCGATGGCCGCTGGCGGACCTCCGGGCGATGCTGCAGCTATGGCTGGTGGCGGTGAGGCTGACATCGAGCAGCTTATTGCCTTGCTCGAGCAGCTAGGAATTTCGCCGGAAGAACTAGAAGCAGCCATGGCTGGTGGCGGTGCTGGCGGTGGTATGCCTCCCGATGCTGCCGGTGGTACGCCTCCCGGAGCTCCAGCAGGTGCCCCTCCTGAAAAGGAAAAAGCCGAAGCTGCTCCGGGGATGGAAGTTGAGGCGCATGCCAAAGCTGCAGCTGCTAAAAAGGGAGCCGCTAAACAACAAGTACGAGACTACATTCAAGAAGTCTTGAGCCGTTCTCGTTCTTAATTTCAATTTCAAAACTGGAGACATTCCTTTATGAACACCAAAATTGCCTCGATGATGATTCAGTACATTGCCGCGTCGTCGGTACTTGCTGATCGATTGGTTGGTGATACGCAACGTTATCGAGCTCAAGAAAAGTCGGCTGCTTCTAAGCAGCAAACTGTTCTAGATCATATGTTGCAACACGGCTGTGCCGGTAAGCATGAAAAGCAGGCCGCTGCCTCAATGCTTGCCGACCACGGTCAAACGCTGGACTTGCTTGTTACTGCTATTACAAAGATGGCCGAATATCGCGGTCAACATGAAAAACTAGCTGGCGAGCTCGGCCAACCTGTTAACGACCCTGTTGTTAAAACTGCAAATTACAGCAGTCTTAACGATCCGTACGTTGGACGGCATTCTTCACAAAAGAAGGCTTCTGACATTGCTCTCCTGCGTGTTTTGCAAGCACCAGGTTCTTAATTACGTATTTAGCCATCAATCAAAATCCAGGAGGATTTACAAATGCCTGCTCCACGGCAAATGACTGCTAACACATTGAACGCACTTAAAGGTTGGCCGCAAATGAATGCGGTTGACTATCATGCGAAATTTTCTGCGACTATTCCATCGGGAGATTTGCCCGTATTGGCTGGTTCGGTTGTTTCGCTTAATTCCAGCGGCGACTTTATTCTTGGTGTCGGTAACACCAAGGTAATGCCGATGTTTTCGTTTAACAACTCGGACGATCCTGATGTTTCTAACGAAGGCGGCAATGCCTCGACAGACCGCGGTGTTTTCATTCCGATGAGCCCAACTGGTCAAGCCATGGCTTTGGTTGCTATCGGAGCTTACGAGCTTGTTAGCACTGCTTTCGTAAGCGGGTCGTATGCGATCAATCAACCGCTGACGGCAAACCTTTCGGGTAGTGCTGCCCCAGGTAAGCTGCGAGGTGGCACACTTTACACCAACATGATTGTTGGCTTTGTTTCTCGCGGGGTGGTTGACAACGGTTACGGTCAAAATGCTTTGGCTTTCTGGCCTTTCCCAGTTTTTCCAACTACCTAACTTTAATTTCAACGGATCTTAGATCCGGTTAACCACGGAGGTTTAAAATGACTACTGCTGAAATGACTCGCGAAGAAAGCTTGCTGGCAAGCCAGGCGATTTTTGAAAAGCTTTCTTCCGCGGACGCTTCTTTGACCAAGCAAGCCGTTGACGCCGTTAACGACTTCACACGCACTAAAATGCGGGAAGATGGTTTTTTTCGCCGCATCATGCCGCCTATTCCAATCAGCAACGACGATCTTGATCGTCAGGTTGACACGGATAAACCGGTTAAGATCGTAGATAAAGAACCAAACAGCCCTGCGGCTGTTTCGATTCCTTTCGCTACGCTTCCTACCAACCTTTACATCAAGGGCGACCGTTACAAGGTTACCTTTGATCGGATTACGACACCTAAGTTCACCAAAGACGTTGATGAACTTCGAACTTGGTACATGGACATTCGTCAGGTTCTTAGCGACAACGCTATTAAGGACATGTTGGCTGAAGAAGATGGTAAGTTCCTCAGCGCGGTTAATACTGCACTTGTTGGCCCTGACCTCGTCGTCCCAACCTCGGGTGTTGTTCAGTACAGAACTATCTCCGGCGGTATCACTCGTGATACGCTGTTTGATAGCCTGAAGGTTATGCCTAGCACACCGTCGAACCTTGAAGTTCACTGTGTTCTTCTTAACAACATCACTATTAAAGACGTTGCGAAGTTTACACGCAACGAAATGGGTGGTGATTTGTCTGAAGAAATCATGCGTAACGGCTGGACGCTCAGCGAATGCATGGGTGTTAAGTGGGTCATCACCATCAAGAAGGGTCTGGTTCCAACCGGTACCATGTATCACTTTGCCGATCCTAAGTTTATCGGTAAGAGCTATATGCTTGAAGACACCACGATGTACATCCGTCGTGAAGCTTACTTCATCGAGTTCTTCGCTTACGAATCGCTCGGTGGAACAATCGGTCATACTTCAGGTCTCGCTCGAGTCGACTTCGAGTAACACGCGATCCGTCTTAAAGCCCCTGGGCTTACCCAGGGGCTTTTTGAGGGTCAAGGAGCAATTTAAATGTCTGCTGCCTTTCCTGATCCATACACTGATGTTAGCATTACTCAGAGACCGCCGTTTTCGCAAGTCTCGCAAGCTGTCGACGTTACTAATCCTAGAGACCTAGGAGGTAACCGCAGTTACCAAGAAGATTTGACGCAAACGTTGCGGACTGTAGACCACTCAGCTCAACAAGCTCAGCCAAAACCATTTCCGCGTAGTCGGAACTGGACTTACGGTTATGATCCTTACGCTATTGGCGGCGGGGTTGAAACCTACCTTAACAACGCAAACTAATTTTATTTCATTTGGAGCCTAGAATGTCGAAAGAATCTCAAGCAGCTCTGCCAAACGCAGATGATGCTTATAACACTTTGTTCGACAACGTGCATTCTCAAGTATTCTTTGGCAAACTTGCAAGCTATGGTATTCAACCGACTACCGAAAAAGAAGCTGCAGACTTGCTACAGATTGCTGCGCAGCTTCGCACCGTTGAAAACCCTGTCAAGCAAGCTTCTGCTCAAAGCCGCTTCGGTGATGCCGTTTCTGCTTTAGGCTCTGTAGTTAGCTCGACGCCTTACGGGCAAAAGCAAGCCGCTATTGCCGAAGATCAAGCAATCAAACAAGCTGCTGCCACTTTAGCTAAAGATCCATCCGTGTATAACGCGGTACTGGCTCTGAAAGCCCAAGAAGCTGCAACTCTAGCGGGTAACGCCTAAGGAGATTTGAAATGTCTAACGTTTTGTATTCGACGGTAAAAAACACGTCGGGCAAGGTAAAGTTTTTCGGGTTTCTTCCGCCGCACGGACGCGAGTTGGGAATTAACGAAGACTTTATTGTCTTTGGCGACGTCCGAAGTTCTTTGGGGCGTAATCAAGGTGTGGGTGGCGGTGTTCTTGCAAGAGAACAGGCCGCGTTTGAGGCCGCTGTAGACAGCGGCGACTTGACACTGGTACAGACGCCACCAGTTACCTCAGAGCTTGTAACAGTTACTGCCAACCGAGTGCTTACAGCTGCTGACACTGGTCGTGTTTTTATTGCTTCTGGTTCTGCGGCTATCACTTTCACATTGCCAACTGTACCGACGGCTCACCTGGAATTTACTTTCTATAACGCAGCCAATCAGGACATGACTATCACCTGTGTCACAACAGATATCATGGTCATACTGAACGACGTTGCTGCCGATTCGGTTGCACTTAGTTCGAGCAATTTGAAGGTCGGCGGAAGTTTCCGAGTTGTTGGAAATGGTACGAAGTGGCTAGTTATTCCGAACCTGTGGGGCGGACAAACTGTGACATCTGTGACTTAATTGTAAGCTGGCCTGCTGACAGAACAAAACGACCGGTTACAATAACCGGTCGTTTTTTATTTGGTAAAGGAAATCATGAAGCTCAGCATATTTACACCCACACACGCACCAGACTATTTATTGGAAGCTCACAATTCTTTAAAGCTGCAAACGCTACAAGACTGGGAGTGGGTTATTTTACCTAACGGTAAAAACACGGTAATTCCTACAGCAGTAAGATTGGACAATAGAGTAAAGATTATCGAAGGCGGCAGAGAACTTTACAACATTGGAGCTATTAAGCGAAAGCTTTGTACAGCTGCTAGTGGTGATGCTTTTATCGAACTAGACCATGACGATTTGCTTGTCCCAGGGGACACGCTGGCTAGCATTCAGAGTAGGTTTAAAGAAGGAGCAGGTTTTGTTTATTCAGATAACGCAGTATTCAAATTTGCTCCGGATTCGGCGAACGATAGATTTTTGCCGTTTAACTGGTCACCGCAACACGGTTGGGAGAGCTACGCTGTAAAAATTTACGGGAGAGCTTTAAAAGCCAGTCGATGTTTCGACATTACACCTAGATCGCTGGCAGAAATTTATTACTGCCCTGATCACGTTAGATGTTGGGAACGTTCGGTCTATTTTGCAGCGGGAGGGCACAACCCTGATTTGTCCGTTTGCGACGACCAGGAGTTGATGATAAAAACGTATTTAACCGGTGCTAGTTTTGCGCATACTGGTGGTTGTCATTATCTTTATCGGCTCTTTAACAACAACACAATACATGCTCGTGCAGATCAGATAAGCAAAGCTACACGTAATTTTCGAGTTATTTATCTACAACGATTGATCAAAGAGTGGTTAAAACGAAACAAGTTAGAAGAACTCGATTTTTCGAAATTACTCAAATCCGGATGGAATGCTGAAGATCACCTTTTACAGGGATTTGGCGAAAACAATTTCGGTCACATTGTCGCAGATACTGAACTACAGAAGCTGTCAGGTTTTCATGTTCGCGAGTTTATGAACGCCGCATATTGCTCTTTGGTTCCGGGGGGGTATTTGACTATCATAGTACCTGAAGTGCACTCGGGTATGGGTTACGCCGATGTTGAGTGGAAATCGCATTTCAGTGCAACAAGCATGTATCCTTATACAAGAAAAGACTTTGCAAGAGCTAACGGTAACATTAGGTGTCGGTTTCAAGAGATAAACTGCACCGAACTTTATCCGTCAGAATGGCACAAAAATAAAGGATTCAAGTTTTTACGTTTTGAGCTTGTAGCTTTGAAAGGACAAAGACACCCTGGGCTTCAACACATCTAAGGTCAGATGACGAACTATCTACCACAGCCTTATTCAGATCAGTTAACTAAAATTGACGAGTTAACCACTGATGCATTTGGTAGGCAGCTGCTTACGTTTACTAACGGCGAAGATGTTCGTGATTATATTGGAGATGCTGCCGGAGCGACTGGAGCTACGGGTTTGACCGGTGCTACCGGGGCTACAGGTAGTCAAGGTGCCACAGGAAGCCAAGGTGTTCAGGGTGCAACTGGTGCAACTGGTAGTCAGGGTATAACAGGATCTACCGGTATTACAGGGGCTACAGGAAGCCAAGGTGCAACTGGTAGTCAGGGTACGCAGGGTGTAGCAGGGGCTACAGGTGCAACGGGAAGCCAAGGTGTTCAGGGTGCTACAGGTGCAACGGGAAGCCAAGGTGTTCAGGGTGCAACTGGTGTCACAGGAAGCCAAGGTCTAACCGGGGCTACAGGTAGTCAAGGTCTAACCGGGGCTACAGGTAGTCAAGGTGCTACAGGAAGCCAAGGTCTAACCGGGGCTACAGGTAGTCAAGGTCTAACCGGGGCTACAGGTAGTCAAGGTGCTACAGGAAGCCAAGGTCTAACCGGGGCTACAGGTAGTCAAGGTGTTCAGGGTGCAACTGGTGCTACAGGAAGCCAAGGCGCAACGGGAAGCCAGGGTGTTCAGGGTGCAACTGGTGCTACAGGAAGCCAAGGTGTTCAGGGTGCAACTGGTGCTACAGGAAGCCAAGGTGCAACGGGAAGCCAGGGTGTTCAGGGTGCTACAGGTGCCACAGGAAGCCAAGGTGCAACGGGAAGCCAGGGTGTTCAGGGTGCTACAGGTGCCACAGGAAGCCAGGGTGTTCAGGGTGCTACAGGTGCCACAGGAAGCCAAGGTGTTCAGGGTGCAACTGGTGCTACAGGAAGCCAAGGTGCAACTGGGGTTGCAGGTGCCACGGGCGCTACTGGTAATGTTTCAGGTCTTTTATCGTTTGCAGCGTCTCAAACTTTGTCGCTACCCGAGTTGCGGCAGGTTCGTTATAATCAGATAATCGGCTCGGCACCTGCGATTACTTATGACGTCAACGGTAACGTTTCAACTATAACTTACTCCGACGGTTCGTCAAAAATATTTACATATAGTGCCGGGCTACTTACGCAATTAGATTACACGCACGGCAGCCCTAGTCGCGTCTACCGAAAAACTTTTATTTATAGTGCCAATCAGCTGACAAGCGTGACTGAGACTATAATATAATTGGAGTTTGATATGGCTAGGAAAATCCTTTGGAACTTTGCAACGCGACCTATCGCTCAGACCGGCAACTGGTCAGTCAAAAGCATACTCCCTGCTTTTGCGAAGATCACCCGGTACTGGGACGTACAGTTCGTGCAAGTCCAGCGAGGCCAGCATTTTCAGATTTTATTGACCAATGAGCAAGGCAGTCCGATGTGGCAAAGAGGCAATCGCATCTTTGCTCAATCATCATACACTTGGATCAACCAAAGCCAGATGGTGCTTGCGATTGTGCATGAGTTTGGGCATTGGCTGGTTAAGGGTGGTGGGCACATGGAACAGCCTGGGCACGTTATGAGCGAGGTTTTGGGCGACCCGCACCTAAACTTTACACAGCAGGATATGCGGTGGTTTGGTGGGTTGCCTTGGAAATCCTCTCTTAGGCCCTGGCATGAGCCTAGTTTTTGGAGAACTTAAATTGACCCCCGAAGAACTGAAAGTATTAATTCGTTTAGTCCCCGGTTGGGAATCCAAGACTTCGCAAGAAGTCTTGGATGCGTTACTGGTCGAAGATATTCCATTTGAAAACTCCGGTGATTTTACGTGGAAGGGGCTAGCGTCTGTTTGGGTTCCCGAGACGGGAATGCGATTTGGTAGGGGTGGGTGCAAACGGCTGCAAGACGTTCTCTTGCAGCAAGGGGAAACTTGGGCTATCTCGCAGTTATCTTCTGGGATGCCCTTGAACGATGTTGACATCCAAAACACGTTCAACTTGCTCGACCAAGTAGGCTTGGTTCCAGGAGCTAGGCATCTTGCTCGCGAAGTCAAGCGAAACATCAGCCTGTTGGAGCAAGCTCGAATCAAGGAGCGAATCGAAAAGTTTCAAATCGAGATTGAAGTCCCAAGCCTCGAAGAAATCACAGCTTGTGTTGCCCACATGAAACTTGTCGCATTGAGTGAACTGCGAATCGAGCGAGCACTGGATCGGGTCCAAGCATATCGTGAGGCATGGACCGAGTACATAGACAATAACGGCCTCGGGCTGGAACCGGAGTTGTAATGACAATCGTCACCTGCAACCGAATGCTAGTTAATTATCTTGCGACAACGACACCAGGAACAATATCCTCTGCTGCGTTAGGTCCTTTGTCTAAAATTGCGTTTAATTTTCAACCTCCGAAAGAAGGAATAATTAATGGAATAAACTGGCAGACTGGAACGGTAGTTGGCTCCCCAACAATCGATATTAGACTTGAGACTGTAGGATCTGGAGGCCCAAGCGGAACACTATTTGGGGCAAACACAAACGTAATCACCGGTACGTTGACAAGCAACACGTCCGTTGAGTCAACATTGACCTCAGGAGCTACAGTAACGCCAGACAATTTTCTTTGGCTAGTATGGGCTCACAACTCAGGCACTTCAGTTCAAATTGCTTTGGCAAGTCTTGTAAGTCAAATGCAAGTAAATTACCCGCTAATTAGTACAGGTGGTCTTTACTCACGTATTGCCGGTAGATTACCTTATGCTGCTCTGCGATATTCCGACGGAACATATTGGCCTATCGCCCCAGGAGGAGTGGCTTATGGAGTCGGCTCGACGACAATTCAATACAGTACTGGAGAGGAAGGTCTTCGATTCCGACTACTACACACAGCTAGAATCCCCGGATTCTGGTCCACGCATGACCCTGATGTTAATATAACATACAGCCTTTATGCCGATTCAACTGCCCCAAACGGAACACCAATACGAAGATTAACGGTAAGTTCTAATCAGTTTTTTGAAAGAAGTGCGGTCGTAAGTCAATATAATTTTTCCTCTCCAGTCGTACTAGAAAAAGACACATGGTACAGACTCGTAGGGGCTCCATCTGGTCCTCCTGGAACTAGGTTCAATATCACCACAGTTCCCGTGGCGGCTTACGCTACTGCGATTGCTACCGATCACATGCTCACCCGATCTAGCGGCACCTCTTGGATTAACACTCCGACAATTCTACCACAAATTGGTGTTGTGATTGACGGCTTAGATGACGGAACAGGTGGTGCCGGTGGCTCATACTCTCCGATCGATAACATTTTGATAGGGTAACCATGTCAGGCAAATACATTGGAGATTTCAAAAAAGGCCAACAGATCCGTGTCAAATTCAACACGTTCAGTCAAGCTATTTTGCCTGCTACCCCAACAGTAAATCCAACAGTCGCGATTTACAAAGATTCGACAACAGAATTCACTACCGGAGTAACCCAACCCGCCGTAGATTATGATGGGAAAGCTGGGTTCCATGAACTGGTGATCGACACTTCCGATGCGGTATATGAGGGCGGTAAAGACTACGACGTCGTATTCACGGCAGGGATAGTCGATGGGAAAGACCTGGCAAGAACGATACTTCGGACATTTTCGATTGAGAACAGAAACACAGATGCAAACGTCACAAGGATCGCAGGGCAGCCGACTAGTGCTGCTGCTCCAGTATCGTTCCCGGCGAGTGTGGCAAATGAGACGACGGTCGAAGACGTACGCAAAAAGACAGCGATTTTACCTGCGCTATTGTAGAGGATGTTTTATGTCTTTTCGTTTTCACATACTAGGTCTACCGCACACTGTTTCTAACCGAGACTATGTGGCGTGTGCCTATACTCAAAAAGTAGTTAAGTTTGCCAAGATGATGCGAATGCACGGGCATCACATCATTCATTACGGTCATGAAGATTCGCAGCTTGACTGCAACGAGCACGTTACGGTTACAACAAACGCAGATCTAGCTCAGGCCTATGGAAGTCACGATTGGCGTAAGCATTTTTTTAAGTTTGATGTCAACGATCACGCGTATCAAACCTTTTACAGCCGCGCTATTGCTGAAATAACTAAACGAAAACAACCAAGAGACTTTATCCTACCGTTTTGGGGGTCTGGTGTACGACCAGTTTGCGACGCTCATCCTGATTTAATATGTGTAGAACCAGGCATAGGATACGCCGATGGTCACTGGGCCAGATGGAAAGTTTTCGAATCTTACGCCATTTATCACGCTTACTGCGGAATTAAAGGTGTAAAAACTTGTAATCAGGATTGGTACGAGGTAGTTATTCCTAACTACTTCGATTTGTCCGAGTTCGAATACAGTGACAAAAAGCAGGACTACTTCTTGTATCTTGGGCGTGTTTACGAAGGCAAAGGTGTACATATTGCGATACAAGTTGCCGAAAAGCTAGGTATAAAGTTAGTTATTGCAGGCCAAAAAGACGACAACTACAAACTACCGTCGTGCGTAGAGTACGTAGGTTACGCAGATGTTGAAACCCGAAAAAAGCTCATGCGAGACGCAAAGGCTAGCTTTGTAGCCAGCCAATATATTGAGCCTTTCGGCGGCGTGCAAATAGAAAACTTGCTTTCCGGTACCCCGACAATCACCACGGACTGGGGGGCTTTTACGGAAAATAATCCTCACGGTTTAACGGGTTATCGCTGCCGTACTTTTGCCGATTTTGTAAATGCTGTCAAAACTATTGATCAAATTAAACCGGAAGATTGTCGTAAATTTGGTGAACAGTTTGCTTTAGAAAAGATTGCACCTAAATACAACAAATACTTTTCGGACGTGATGAATGTCTATATCAGCAAAGAAGGTTGGTACAAGCTTGGCGAAGTCTAGTTACTGTCGCTTATTTATAGCTACTTTGGCTATAATTGGCGGCTAACCCCACAAGTGAGGCAAAAATGCTGCTTGAGCTGACACTACCGCCTAACAAGTTTCCAACTATCCAGCCGTACGATAGAGACACTGACATAGCTGTAGGCTCGGCTATTCCTGGTACAGCTGTAACCGGTAGACCTACACTTTATCGTTTCAACGTCAGCTCGCTAGGTGACGGTGATTATGTAATGGATGTTGCAAATCCAATTGGACGCTTCGTTGTCCGGCTTAATGATCCGGATTACTTTATCGCAAGCGAGTGGTGGGAGCTTGATCAGCTTACCGACCCCGCTAAAGACCCACATAAGGTGCTCGTCGACGTCAACTACGGCGGTACTAATAATCTTCGCTACGACATCGACGGTGTTCCTATCGAAGATGCAACGATAGAAGTTTTCTTGCATTCGCTGTACATTGCGGGTAAAAAAGACGGTACGTACCGACTACGGGACACACGCCAACGTGCTAATGGTACATGGGTTTTGCCTTTTTACCTAGATCCAGGTATTTACGTTTTCCGTTATTACAGGTCAGGTGTAGCCGGGCCGGATGCGTATCGTGTGGTTGTTAGTTTTGATCCGGATGAAATTTCTGTCACTAAGCTGCCTAGTGCTTAGGAGTAGCGATGCCACTTGAGGGAACACCTGTAGAGTTGCCGGTACCATTACCAGGTGCCGACTGCGAACAGCAGAATATTATCAAGCCAAGGCAAACCGTTGTTGACGGTTGTCCTGTTCTACCTAAGCTTCAATGCCACGAAGTTCAAATGGGCCAGGCCGCGAGGCTAATATGGAATTTCAAAAATCCAGAAGGCCAGCCGATTAATTTACAAGATTGTGTGAGCAATTGCTCGAGCACGACAAGCCAGAGCTCAGGCGATTTTGATCCAGTTGGGAACCCAGGCTGCGGCGTGGTTCTTCGCATGCGAGAGTTGTCAGGATACGACCCTGTCAACGATCCAATTGTGCAGATAGATACCGAAGTGCTGGATATGTCCGAGGGTATCGTACGCGCAAACATTCTGCCTGACTCGATAGTTAGATTTCCTGGAATTTACCTGGAAGAGTGGTCGTTTTTTGCACCTGACGGTAGCATGCTTTTTAGCAATCAATGCTGCACCTTTGTCAGACGCGGTCTTTTCGGTGTAAATTCAGATTTGAATTTTAGAAACGTTGGCCCGCCTACTATTGAGGAAATCCGTCTTTCCGTTCGAGACAACAGCGGTGCCGACAATATGCTCATTGATGACGTCGAGTTTGATTCGGCGGAAATTATACAGGCTGTGATGCGTCCCTTGCAGTATTGGAACGAGATTCCACCTCCGCTAAATACGCTTTTAACAACTAAGAATTTTCCGTTTCGAGAACTTTGGTTGCAAGGCATTCAGGCTTATTTGTTTGATATTGCAGCTAATCACTACCGAAGAAATCAGCTGGCTTACAGTGCTGGCGGTATGTCTATTGACGACAAAAACAAAGAACAACAGTACATTGCAGCTAGCAGTCGAATGCTGCAAATGTTTCAAGAAAATGTCAAGGCGAAGAAGATTGAGATTAACATTGCAGCTTTTAGCGGTTCGCTAGGTTCACCATACTCCGGTCTTTTTTACTAGGTAACGTATGACGTTAAACGGAAGTACTTCACCCGGAGTGGACAACTCGAGCAAGGTAAAGCAAAACCGCTACATATCTTGCGAAGCTAAACCTTGTCCACCTAGCTGCGAAAACGTGTTTGACATGGTACACGTATCTTATCTGATGCGTGGCGGCACTCGGGTCATGTGGCAGCTGCTTTCTTCATTTAACGATTTGCAGCCTTGGCTTTTTCAATTGCAGGTAGGAGCTACAGGAAATCCAGATGCCGACGATTGGCAAGACGTAGGCCTAGCTGTAGAGAACACTTGCTACGCACTAGACCCGCAACAGCGAGCTTTTACTAAAACACTTGCAACATATTATAGAGTCAAGTTAATAACGCCGAGTCAGACTTATTTCTCAGACCCGGCTTCTCAAACTGGCATATTAGATCCTAGAGACTGGCGGCTGGCTAGAGAAATCGCCCGCAAAGAAAAGCTTAGATTTGGATACACCTCGCAAGACGGCTACTTACTAAAACGTAGAATGACAGGTGCAAACTGCCCACGTTGTCTTGATCCGCAGACAATGGAAATAACCGACCCGTACTGCCCCCAGTGCTGGGGTACAGGCAAACAGTGCGGTTATTACTATCCGCTGGCTTGCGTATGGGCTGATCTGTCCCCAAGTGCCAGCAAGCTAAACGTCGACGACCAAGCTGTTAGAGGAACGGTCCAAGACATTCAAATCAGAGCCAGGATGCTTATGTTGCCTATTATCAGCGAGCAAGACGTATGGGTTTCAAGAAAAACTGATATTAGGTATTACATTGAAGCGACGCAAAATATTTATGAAATGCGGGGTGTTCCTATTATTGCGCAGGTTAATCTTAGACCAGCCCCGTTTACAGATGTAGCTTACCGTATACCTATTCCGCAGCAAGACGCCTGGTTGCAGGAGCGTTGCTGATGACACATATCCCTAGATTTGCTCCGTCGGGTTTGCATTATCCTCTAGGTTTGCCTCAAAACGAGGAGCACGCCAAGGCTTCACATTTAGCAGAAAAAGCAAAAGAAAAGACTAATTCTAAAGGCAGTAATCCGTTTGTTACTAAGCTAAATATGAAAAAATGGGATTACGATCCGGAACTTGTTATTCAACAAATGGATAAACGTAAATGACCACTGATTGGTGCCCAACGCCGGATCCTCAGCCGTCTAAAGATAACTACGGTACGCAAAGTACGGTTAATTTCGATTTCTTGTGTCAGAACAATTGGCAGCCAATACTTATAACGGGTTTCTTTAGAGATTTTCTTATACGTCAGTGGTCTAGTTCTCAAAACATATTGATGCCAGAGCTCAAACAATATCTATGGAAAGAGCAACCTGATTCCGGTATATTGATCGAAACTGTTCATAGATTTCGGGGCGATATAGTTGAAAAACGTCCTGCGATTATGATCAAACGCAATTCTTTCCGAAATTTGGCTATGGGTTTTGCCCATCAAATTCAGGGTGAAGGATTGGTCGCCTACAAAAACGAAAAGGGTGCTATAACGCGATATTCCACACATTTTGTGGGTTCGCACACGCTTTTTTGCATACATCAAACAGGGGCTTCTACTGAAGTGCTCGCAACCGAGGTACAAAACCAGTTACTTGAGTTTTCGCCGATAATACGGAAGAAACTTGATTTACGGCAGTTTAATGTGACCGAAGTTGGTGCGATTCAGGAATTAGAAGAATCTACTGAAAACTACGTTGTACCGATCACTGTCAGCTGGGCTTACGAGCACACCTGGGAGTTGCGAGAAGAATCACTACCGCTGCAAGCTGTTTCACTATCCAGTTTTCTTGGTGAAAACGACATTTCATTAAAAAGTCGATACCAAGGACCTTAATCAAAAACGAGGACAAGATGGCAAACTACGTTCTACCACAAGTATTGGTTTACCAAGACTTTACCAACCAGCCTGCAGTTGCGGCAAACCCGCTTTGTTCGCACATCTCTGGCGGGCACGCACATCTTGTACGCCAAGATCAAACTGACGAACGTGAGGACGGGCGACTGGGGCTTTACGATAACGTATCTGATGAAACCTACGCCTGGCCTAACAGACCTGCTGGCAGCAAAATCGACACTGACTACACCAAGCTTTACGTTGAAAATGCGTTGCTCAAGTATTTTAGCGATCCACTAAGTGCTGGTAGCGACGTCGAAGTTGTAGCTGGCGTAAAAAATCGCATTCGAGCTGCCTCGATCAACTTTGCTTCTAGCGGAGCTTATGCTCGAGATCCTGATTTTTATGACCGTGACGTAAGAGTCGGCGACGTTATTAGAGTGCGGGGCGTTCCAACTGGGGCCGGGACACTAGGTGACCCGATCACGCTTTGGACGTACGTTCAATCTTTAGTCGCTGATCAAGTTGCGGCCTCTATCTCGCCTGTGACTATTGAAGCTGCAAACGCAGACACACAAAGCTGCGCACACACCGTCTCGCAAACAGCCGGTGCACTTAATTGCGTGACAGCTTCCGTTAACGGTTGCACCTACGACGGTACACCAGCCGGTAGGGTTAGTGAGACTTACACAATCAAGGTCTTAGATAGTTCGGTAGGTGGTGATCACACTACGGCTCGTCTGCTTGTACTTTCTGCTAGCGGCACTGATGATCAAGTCAACGTAACTCCTTCGGCGAACGGTGTTCCAACGGCTATTGGTAGCCGCGGGCTCACGGTGACTTTCTCCGATGCTGATACCGCGGCGTGTTCGCTTTCAGCCGACAACGACAACGTCAGTCCCGACGATTTGATCGCAGGTCAGGAATTTACGGCTACAGTTACCCAAGCATTCACGGCAACGACTGCAAGCTCCGGTGGCACTTACAGCAGCCGAGAAGACACTACTTACATTGTTACCGTAACTAAGGGCGGTAGTTTCGCTAGTTTGCCTGAAATTTCTGTAACAACTGTTGGTGGTACTGACCAAAGTGGCCCTCACACGGTTACCGCAGTTGGCGTCGACATTAACATCGGCACACGCGGTGTCACAATCGAGTTTGGTGCATCTAACAAGTTAAATAAAGGCGATAGGTTTTACGTTGCCGTTCAAGGTATTAGCAACGGGCCAGTCCGTACTGTTGTACTTGGACACAACCTTGATTCAACGTTTGCAACTAGTGACGAAGTCGGTATCGACCTTTACATTCGAAAACCGCTTTTGGAAGTCGCAGCCGACCGTATTGGTATGGCTCCGCTTACCAACTGGGAACAGTCGACTACTGAGTTTACTGTAAAGTCAGGGATGATCGCTTACGACGCAAGTTGGACCGACAGCGGTGTAGCTTTGCCTCTCGAGGTTTATGCTTCGTCCGAGCTTGACTACGGGGTGCTTTACGTCGAGTACCGTGCTTGGTTACCTGGTTTGGCGAATCAGATTGGCGGTCTTTCGAACGTCAGCGATATCGATCAGATCAGCGGCCCATTGACTCCTGACAACCCGTTGAAGTGGGGAGTTTTTCAAGGCGTGTCTAACAGCAACGGTACGCCAGTACTTTACACAGCTGTTACTGACCCTTCGGATTTAGATGCCTGGGCAGAAGTTCTTGAAGTCGCTACGACTCGAGATGATGTTTACGGACTAGTACCGCTTACTCGCGACCCCGCTGTTTTAAGCTTGTATCAGGCTCATGTAAACGGGGCATCGTCGCCAACCGAGGGGCAATGGCGAACTGGATGGTTTAACCTTGCCGGTATTCCAGAGATTCCTGTGGTGTCGGCAGGATCTACAGTTACAGGGTATTTGTCGGCAACAACTTCCGACAGTCAAAACGCATTGGCTGTGTTTGAAGACGATCCGGCTACTGGCGGCACGCAATACACGATTTGTCGAGTACCTGCCGCCAACTCCGACTTCATCAAGAACAAAGTGCGAGCAGGTGACATTGTTCGAGCTATTTACACAGGTGACGGTTTCGGCAACTTTACTTACAGCGAATACGTCGTCGAGGAAGTACAGTCCGAAAACCAACTACGAGTCGCGGCAGGTCCTGCAGCTCCGCAGTCGGTTCCAGCTAAAATCGAAGTCTGGCGTAACTTGTCACTTAGCGAGGAATCTGAGGCCATTGCCAAAGTGGCCGGAGCCTACAACGACAGACGTATTCGAGCTGTTTGGCCTGACAAGATTGAAGGTGCCGGTTTGATTCAAGAAGGTTACTTTTTGAACTGTGCTTTAGCTGGCCTCGCATCTGCTGTACTACCGCAACAGGGATTGACGAACGTTCAAGTCGCCGGATTCTCGGCTGTACCTCGTTCAACTCGGTTCAACAAGCTGCAGCTTGACAACATGGCCAAGTCTGGAGTCTGGATTGTTACGCAAAGCCGTGACGGCGAACTTTACACGCGTCACGCTCTAACAACTGGCGATTACGAAGACATCAATCAACGTGAAGAAATGATTACCCGCAACGTCGATAGCATCAGCTACCGTGTCAAGGATTACTTCGCACCTTGGATCGGCGTAACTAACGTTACACCTTCCATGCGAGATATCATCCTTGGCGGAGCTGACAAGTTGTTCCGTCTTCTTAAGACTGAACGCTCGACGCCGCAACTTGGTGGTCAGCTTATCGATGCTACGATTGACAGGTTCTTTATTTCTGAAGTCTTCAAAGATCGCTATGTTTTGTATGTCACTTACACTGTGCCGTACGCGACAAACAACATTGAAGTGCATCAGGTTATTTAAAACGTTGCAGTATTCCGATAACATTCGGAATTACTTTCCTTTGTGACTAACCGTCGCAGCCTATGCTGCGACTAAGAGGTAAAAATGGCTGACGTATACTCAAGGCAGCGTACAGGTTTTGCGGGCTCTTTTGCTTCCGACTTGGCCGCTATGACAATTGCAGGTAGTACTACGCCTTTAGGCGTTGTACAAAACGTGCAAATCAACTTCTCGCAACAAGTAGCTAGAATTTACGACGTTTCAAATGGCGGAGCTGCCAGTGCTAGTGCTGGTGGTTTTGTTCCTGTTTTCTATGTCGGCGGAAGAACTCAAGGTAACGCCAGCGTTGCTCGGGTGCTCGGGCCTCAGTCCGGTGCTTTGTGTGCTTTTTACGCAGAGTTGGGTAACGTGTGCTCTCCGCAAGATTTGACGTTTACTTTCTCAGGTGGTTGCGGTCAAGCCGGACAGGGTGCTACGCCTACCCAAGTCTTAGACTTCAGCAATGCGGTCGGTAATGCCGTAGCTAACACGGTCAAGTACACGGTTCAGGCCGCTACGATGGTAGGGTTGACCGTTGGCGTAGGGGCTCAGGACATGATTGTCAACGAAAACATCGCTTTAATGTTCGCAAACTTGAGCTGCGATGAAGTCGCTTAAGCAGAACTAAGATAGCAATTTCAGGCTAGCTTGTGTAAAAATGAGCTAGCCTTTTTTATTGAGCACTGATGCAAAACCAGCCTAGCTGTTAGAATGCTATCCTGGTTTCAAGTAGCTCCAAACGCACCGTAAGGTGAGATATAAATTATGCCACTTCCGTGGAACTCAGCACAAAACGTTAATAGTAACCCTGCGGTCTTGGACTCCAAGCAGACTGGTGCGGCACCTAGCGACTATGCTTTCCTGTACAGCCTCTTCTCTAAGCTGCAGGACGCTACTTCTGTTCTTAGTCAGTCGATAACAGGAACTGTTGCAGAGGATCCTAAGCGGCTTGCAGTCATGCAAAGCCACACGTTTCAGGACGACACTCCGTTGCGAATGGGTAAGGTTTTATTCTCTATACCTTACCTTCACTGTTACGTTGTGCAGCTTGCAGGTAGACAAGGCAAGTGCATGGCGGTTGCAGGCAGCCACAACGCTATGACGCCGCTTGGTGTTCGAAGTGGGGAAGTCATTCCGCCTAACTCGAGCGTCATCCTGTGGAAACCCAAAAGCTCGTTTATAGCTTACATCTTAAACGTCGTACCGTCGCCAGTTTGGTCTGATTTGTTTAACCCTTCAGAAATCATACAGCAAGGCGGTAACACCGGCATCAAGCAAATTCCAGCTTATGTTAACCTAATAAACTCGTCTGCGGACGGGCTAGGTATTCGAGCTCACACCGCCGGTAGGCCTATTGACGGGACGATCGGCGAGTATGTCCGTATGTCTGAAACCGGTATTGGTTTACTTATCGATTCGTTTCAGGCTTATTTGCGAGTTAACGAAGCTACAGGGTTGTTTCTAAACTACTTCGATGACTATGTTAAGCTGGCTGGTGTTTCGCTTGACGTTCAATCGTACGCAACACATTTGTCGCAGCGGCTTGACGAAGGTGAGATTTACTCGCGAACAGGCCACGCGATATATCCCTGGGAAGCCACCGGGATGTACGGGCCAGACGCAGACTTCACAAGCAGCAATAACCCGGCAAAAGTTCAACTTGATCGTGACTTTCCACTCGCTGAAATTGACGTATCCAATCCAGATCAAACACCTATTCACAGATTGACTGAGTACGGTGGGTACCTGGGCCAAGGCTATCAGCGATTCTTGATGCGGCCTGCCAAGACCAGCGGAGTCAGGTTGGCAACACAAGCTGCGCTAAATACGGATTTAGGGTTATTTCATGAGAGTCTTAGTCTCGACGGTAGCTACGGTGTTCGTACCGCAAAAAGTTATTCGATCGTAAAGTATCCTGCAATTCCAGTTCCTCAGGAAAAGAGAAAACCAGAAGATCCGAAGGGTGACGATCTAACTGAAAACAACAACTATAAATTCAGCGGTCTGTACGGTAACGGCAACGAGCACAAAGTAAAAGACTGGAATTCAGCAGCGGAAGATACTGTTCCATCAATGCTCCGGGCAGCTGGTGTCTTAGACATGATTGCGCATCAATTCAACTGGAAAGCGACACACGCTTTTGCTTACCATTCAAGAGACTACCACTATCCGCAGGAGAAATTCACTGGTAGTGAAATAACTACAGGTGTCGAGTTCTACCGCGGCAGTATGTCACAAGCATACGTGCAAGCGGAACCTAAAAAACTAGAAATCGATAAACGTTACGGTGAAGCTAATTACTACAACACTGCGTCTTTTTTCCGCTTGGAAGAGGACGGCAGCATTATTCTTGCAGACGGTTTCGGCTCGCAGATCACTATGACTGGCGGCCAGATTAGGCTGGAAGCTGGCGGTGATGTTATGGTCTTGTCCGGTTCACGTATTGTGAACATGGCAAACGACGTTATTCTACGTGCAAAATCTAACGTGGACATTTCGGCTAGCGATAACGATGTTCGCATTAAAGCCGAGAACAATATGCAACTACTCGCAGGTAACAGCGGGTACGGCGGCATACTTCTCGAGACTAAGAGTCAAGGTGCAACGCAAGACTATCAGCAGAAGATTGGCGAAGAAGTTCAGTCCTCTGGTATTACACTGCTCGCTAAGGGTGCTTCGGTTAATACGATTTCTCAGGATAACTATGTGCGAACTGGTGTGACGAAAGAACTTGCCGAAGGTTATGGTACGTACATCATAGATTGCGGCAGCGGGCGAGGTGACTTTATCAATTACGCGAGGCAGCACATCTTTTTAAACAGCGTTGGCATGGGAATCTACCACAGCACACCCGGCCAAGGCGAGGCTTCGGTTACTAAATCTCACTTCTTTGGTCCGTCTTTCTCTAAGATTAACGGCCCTACTGTATTTACTAAGAATGTTGTAATTACCGAGAACGGAGCGTTGGGCGTAGAGGGTAGTCTCTACTCGGCGGCTAGTATTTTCGCTATAGGTTCAATGGCGTGTCGAAGAGGTATAGTCGGCGACAGTTCACAAAATAACATACCTACAGATATTCGCGATTTCATTAGCGCTTACGAGGAATCAGTACCTGGTTTTAATACCGTTGGCCAGACGTCGATTAAGTATCTGCAAGAACGTATTTGGGCTTCTAACAGTATAGGTAACAATACTTTCTTGTTAGACGAGCTCGGTTTCTCGTACCGTGACAGCAGTCAAAACGGAACGGCTTACGGTTACGACGAAGGAAAATTCTTCTTGCTGGAGACTCGCTGGCAGCAGCTAGACCGTATGGGGCTTACCCAGGTATCTTCGGCAACCTGGGAAGAAAAGCCAGTCTTTTATCAGGGAAATAATCTTTATCCTTGGCCTGGAAAGAAAAATTGGGCTGGCGACGAAACGTTCTTGGCTTACAGTAGCACTGACGATTTTGTTTTGTTCGACAAATCAAACAAAACAGCTAAGAATCGCTCGGACTATCAGTCAAATTACGAAGAACCTGTTTTCAAACCGTGGAAGCAAAGTGTTTGCGACGGAAACTACAAACTATAGGAAAAACAATGAGTAACAAGTTTAAAGCTGAAAAAGAATTGCTGGAAGCCGTAGCTAAAGCTAAGGGTGTTACCCTGGATCAATTACTTACGGAGCAAGGTTTTACCGGATCGCAGCCCGTAGCCGCCGACTCGACAGTTGTATTTACAGCAGAACCGGTGCCTGTAATTCAGGCTGAAGTTGAATCACCAAAGCAGCCTGCAGCTTCTTTCGTGCCTGAAATACAAGACTTTGCACCGCCGCCTCCGGCGGCCCCGCCTGAAATAGTAGAAGAACAAAAAACAGACTCAATAGCGCCTGTATGTGTGCACTGCGGTTGGGATCAACGAAATCCACCGCTTGCTCCACCAGATAAGCAGGACAAACTTACCTTTATTGTGTCGGTATTGGGGCAGAAGGTATTTACCAAGGGCTACGAAACTCTTGGCGGCAAATTAAAAATGGCGTTTCGCGGCCTGACCGTAAACGAGCTCGACGCCTTATACGCTGCAGCATACGCAGAACAGGCAGCAGGGCGAATTCTAAATACACAGGAATACTACGATTACTTAAATCGTCAGCGGTTATTTTTGCAGCTTCAAACGTTAAACGCGTCTCTTGGAGCTATGCACATAAACTTACCTGACGGTTTATCTAAAAAAACCAATACGGCTTGCGAGAAATCTTGGGAAGCATTTTTAGCCGAACAACCTGATTACGATGCTGAAGAACCGCTTATACCGCAAATCGAAAGGTACGTGTTGAAGCACATTCTAAGCACAGAACATTTACAACGAATTGTTTCGCACTACTGCTCAAAGTTTAACCAGCTTGTAGCTAAACTGGAGGTTTGCATCGACGACGAAAATTTTTGGAACGAGATCGTGACGCAGCTCTGACGCTTAAAGCCGCTGTCCGTGGTTCGTTAGACTTTTCCAAAGCTGACGTAAAAGATCACGGGTGGTGGCTTAAATGGCGTTACGTCATTCGGACTCTCGCAGCACAGGAACACGAAGAGCTGATTGGTAACTTGTACAGTTTGAGCTTGGCTTTGCTTGCTAATCCTAAAATGGATGCAGGAACCGAACACAAAAACACGCTTGAGAGGTATAGAACGCTACGGCAAGCCAAACAACCTTGGGCAGAAATGCTGGAAGAAAAATATCGCCGCAGCGAGCATGAAGAATATAAAGTACAATGGAAACAACTTACAGGTTGGGATCCCAGCGATGCTGCCGCAAGAGAAAAGTGGGAAGACGAAGTTAGACAAGCTACTAAGGGTAAACGCGAAGAAAGGGAAACCCAGGCACAGGAAGAGCAAGCTAGGCTTAACAATTTTCACGCAGCCGCAGAAGAAATACGTCGAAAACGTTTAAAGCAGCAAGGACGCAGTAGATGAACCACATAACCGACCCTAACATACAGCTGTATCTAATGCAGCAAACTGGTTATTCCGGTTTTCCGGGTTTCGGCGTGCCGGGACCCGGCGGGAACAACCTAGCTGCTACGGCAGGTATGTACGGCCCGGCTATAGCGGGTGCTGGAACTGTGGACACTTCCCCGTTGGCTCCCTTTGGCTTGAATAATTACGGACTGCCGGGCCAATTACTTAACCTGGCGGGTAACACTTACTTGTCGAACCGATTACAACAAGCCGGGCTTATGTCAATCGGTAACGCCGCGTCAATGCAGCAGGCTATTGACGCTAGGCAAATGCAAATGACGCAGCTCAACGTAATGAGCGGCGTAGCAAGTCAAGACGCTACTAACATGTATCAGTTTTTTCGCGGCAGTGCTGCAATTGCCGGTATACCAATGAACGCTAGTCAGCGTTTTGCGGCACAGCAAATGGCCAGCAATATTGCGCAGTATAGTCCGCTGATTTCTATGACGGTTCCAGGAGGATCTGAATTTCTGGACGTGATGTCAGGACCTGCCGGTAGTGTGCAGTCCATGGCGGCACAAATGATGGAAGCAAACCGCTATCGTATCGATCCTACTACGGGTCGTTACGGTATGGGTGCTGAAGCAAACACCTCGATGATTAAAAACGTCTTTAGTAACATGTTTGCTGAGGATAACATCGCAAGAATGCAAGGATTGCGGGCTGGAGACGTAGGACAAATCTATCGTGCGTTGTCTTCAGAAGGTTTAGCCGGACCAACTGCAAGCTTGCGAGATCGTACTTTAGACGCCGTTTTAAACGCTCAACGTTCCGGCGTCGATATGAACGAAGTAGCCGCTAGAACCGGAATCAATTCAGGTTTACTTGCAGGTGACGTTAATAAGCTAAGCAACGAGCAACTGGGAAAGCTACGTAAAGATTCCGCGATACAGGAACGACTAACTAAAGCAGACGCACAGCAAATTACAAATCAGTTGCAGGACTACGTTGAAGCTATCTCGGCAATGCGAGAAGTATTTGGCGAAGCCGGTAACCCAAACGCACCGGTCCCGCAGCTTATTGGAGCTCTAAAAGCTTTAACTGGCGGGCAGATGCAGAAGTTTGATCCAGCATCCCTAGCAAACATGGTTAGAGATATGCAGGCTATGAGCCAGATGTCGGGCAAAAGCATAGACCAGATTATGGCGATGAGCCAGACTGCTAATGCAATGAATACGTCAATCATGGGATCGCACGCAGCGAACTTTAACCCTGCAACTGTGTCAGCTGGTATTGCTGGCGGTATTGCATTCTCACAAGCGGGCGGAGCAACTGGATTCGGTGCACTTAATCGACAGCAAGCTGAGCAAAGCACAATGAGTCTATTCAGCCGCGGCCTAGGATCTGAAACATCCCAGGCTATGGGTGCTTTGCTCAGAGTACAGCAAGCCGGTGGCTTTGCAAACAACTCCGCAGGGCGGCAGCTTCAAGCTATTATGGCTGCGGCAGCTGCCGGTCAAGAGACTTACACGTTTAACGGTGTGACAATGCAGATGCCGTCCAAGCTTACTGAGTTTAGAGCACTTGCTGCCCAGGGCGGTATAGCTGGAGGTGACGCTAATACATTTAACATGATGTTAAACGATAGAACTTCAAACTTCCGCGCGTTGTCAGAAAATCCGGAAATGCAAGCCACAGCTTTTCAGCTTCAGCGAAGAGAAATAAACCAAAAACTGAACCAGACTATGAGTTTCAGGCTGGCAGGCGAGACAGCACTTCGTACAGGTATACAAGACAACACACAGCGAGCTGCCGCAGCTAAATCAATTAGTGCTGCCGGGCTTGGAGCACTTAACGCGTTGTCTCCAGCAGAAATGCAAAATCCGGAACTACGTATCGGAGCGATGGCTGAAGCTATTAGAGCTGAAGCTGGTACGTATAATCTTAACTTGTCTGACGAGCAAGCACGTGCCATGGCTGCGGGCCAATTTGGGCAAGCGGAGCAGACAATTCAAAATTACGGATTTGAATCGTTCACCGCTTACTCGCAGGTACATGGTAAGCATGTTTCTCAGGCCAGAGGTGCCGCACAGCAAGCTGCGGCTGTTCGCAGTGCGACAAACTCTTCCATGGCCAAGTTGCAAGGTGCTGGCGGTATCCAAGGGCGTATAGGTTCTGCGATTATGCGGCAAGCAGACCGAGCTGCAGGCGGCCAAGATGTTAACATGGATACTTTACTGCAAGATTTGTTTGGAAACACGTTCATCGCTGAACAACAGACAATTGGCGGACCTTTAGAGCGAGTAAGGTCGTTGTACAACCAAGCAAGGGAACTTGAATCACAATTTACCGAAGCTACAACTCCTGAAGAACGACAACGACTACAGGAAAGATCGCAGCAGCTAAAAACGGAATTAGACACTGCGATTGCTGCTGCGGGTAACGCTATTGAAACAAGCGGATTAGGTGCAACACAGAACCTGGCTAAACTCACACTAGGCGATTACTCTGAAGAAGCTAAAAAACTCGGTATGACACCTGAGCAGTATCTTGATGCTGTCAGGTCAGGTAAAATGCCATCGTCGGTAAGAGCTATTTCCGACAAGGAAGTGCTTAAAAACACTAGAAATGCCGAAGCGATTATTTCTTCTACAGACCGCGAGCTATCTAGTTTTAACGCGGACTTACAGTCTAAAGATCCGGAAGTAAGACGTCGAGCCGAGTCTTCAGTTGCCGCGATAAAGGCTAAACGCAACTTGGCAATGCAGGACAGAAATGCAGGCATGCGAGCCATGGGTCTGACGCCTGGCAATGTTGAAGACGAAACTGAATATCAGAAGCAACTAGCAAACCAAGGTGCGATTGGACTACTTGAAAATAGAGCGTCTGGTTACAGAACTAGTATGGAAACATTAAGAGGTAAGGGCTTGAGCGAGGAAGAAGCCAGAGAAAAAGTCGACGAAGCTGTTGTGTTGGAAAAAGAAGCAAGAGCCAGGGAAGCTGAAGAACAAGCCAAAGTATTAGCTACAGCTGAGCTAAACACTTTGGCCGATGCTTTCGGGCTAGATACATCAGAATCAAGAAAGGCATTGGCAGATAAGCTGCAATTAAAAGACAAAAGCGACGAGTCTACGTCGGCAGCTAATCAAAAAATGCTTTCCGGTATTCTTAAACGGCTAGACAAAAACAAAACTGTTGGCGGCACAGGCGGTATTGAAAAGCTTGATATACTTACCGATAAGTACAACGCAGCTAAAGGCGACAAAGAAAAGATGAAAGCTCTGGCTAAAGAATACAACATGTCGGTGGGCGATCTAGAACAGTCTATGCGTCAAACTGAATTTCTGGGAATGGCCGAAAGCACGGATCCGTACACTACGGACAAACTGGCGAAAGAAATGTCAGCTGTTGCTAGCCGAGATATAGCCACAGAAACTGCTAGTGAAAGTACATCGACAGTATCCATTGACGGCGTTTTAAAAATTGTTGGAGATGTCGTAAACGGCAACGGAACATTTCAAAGCACAACCGGTGCACTGGGAGTCAACTAGATGCCGTTAATATTCGCACAAAACACTGGAAGAGTTGCTGCAATCAATGACGCTGTGGCGGCTGGCTCACTATCACTGGTATCGCTTGTAGGTAATACTCGAGTTAATTATCAGGTGCACAACAGTATTTTTACACGTGTAGGTGTTTCTGCTGGTGGTAACTTCCAGTTTCTGCATACGATAGCTAACGACGTTTACATGTACGTATTTGGCGACCGCATGGGTCAAGTTGTTATAGATGGTATCAGCTTTGCTGACAAGTGTGCTATTAGCGGAGGTACAGTCGCGCAGCTCAATCCTGGTCTTCGCAACTTTAAACACGGTATCGAAGAAATGATCAACTGGTACGAGAAAAACAGAATATCGGCGCGTAAAGACCCTGTTTTTGTAACGATAGGTCGAAGTAAAGCTTTTGCCGGTTTTATAACATCGCTGTCAGGTAGTGTACAAGATCCAGTGCATAGAACAGTCAACTTTCAACTGACAATATCTCTTTTACCCGATTCGGTTTTCTAATGCATAATCACGCAAGAACTTTACTTCTTAACCAATCCGGCGTGGGCGGCTCTCAGTTAGTTTATCCTGGCGACGAGCTAATCCCGGAAGATTTCAAGCCTGTGGTGTTGCCAACTTACTTGCAGATTGTTAGAGCTAGGCTTTTTGGTGTTAGTCCTGACCGCATGATGCTCAACTACAGAAGCAGCCAACTTTTAAGGCTTGTGGGAGCCACCGAATTGCAGTCTTACGTGGAAGCCCTTGACTCAAGAATTACTTATCAGGCTTTTAGCCGACAGCTTATAGCTGATAATTTGTTTCGTCCAGCTATTAGTCCGCGGAAAGTAAACTCTGGCTCTGAACTCTATCTAAACGGAAAAGACATAGAACCGGATGCTTCGGGAAGATGTGAATATTCCTACCTGGTTTCAGTGACTGGTGGAGATTTGGTTGTACAAAGAACAATCATGCCTGAAGCTAATACGACTACTGAACTAACATTTATCAACGGTCTTAGTCAAGAAGTAAGTTTGCCGTATTCGGATTATGCGATCAAAGTAAACGAGTTGTCCGAAGGTTCAAGCTGGCGTATTCAAGGCTACTACAGACCTAGTCAGGCCTTACACACGCTAGATGCGTCCCTTAGAAGTATAGGTCAGGATAACGTCCTTCAGCTTTTTGGCGTTGCACCTGCAGAACCTTATTTGACGTTTTACAATTGTTGGAAAGATCATCCCGAGTTCGCTTATCGGCTAGGTGGAATAGTCATGGCCTATATTTACCGCACAGAGGACACTCGCAATGGGCGGTAAAGCCAATACGTTCGCAGTCGTTGATTTATCCGGTAAAAGCGGCGGCGGAAAAGTCGTAGCAGAAGTCGCGGGCGTTCAATTACCCTTAGCTACTTTTTCAATGAATTACGCTCTAAACTCTATTCCAACGGCAACTGCTGCTGTACCGTTAGGTAGAGATGCACGAACTGGTAAACCGTCTGCGGTCTACGAGGTTGCTAAAGAACTGAAGCAAATGGAACCTGTGGTTGTTAAGCTAGTAGGTGCCTTAGGCGACTGGTCGACTGGCGGTTTAGGCTCAGCCAAACAACAATTTCCAGCTGGTGAACATATCCTTTTTACCGGCTATGTCAGCGGCGTTTCTTATCGAAGAAACAACGGCAGCATTTCTTTGATGCTCAGTTTTGCAAACACCTTGATCGATTTAGCTTTGTCTTCCTGCGGTAGTCGAGATGTGGTACCAGGTGCGCCGCACGATCTCATGCTTCCTATCTTGCACGAAGGTGCTGGAGGTAAGACCCACATGGATGCAGCTAGCCGATACATTAGCGGTCTGCCGGTTGCAATGACTCTTGACATGTCCAAAGCGTTGCTCGACGTACTAACAAAAATATCGTCAGACAATTTGTTACAGGCCTCGTCGGCCTGGTGCGACAGCTCGCCGCCACCGCAACTAGTTGATAATTTGCTTGCAAATACTCGAGCTCTGCAGGCTTTAAACGGTGTGCTGGAGTGGAAGGGTTTTTCGAACTTAGCCGCGGCTAAACCGGCGTACATTCGAGACTATCCTTTTGAGGTCGACTTAGACTCTAAAACAGCCTTAGCGAAAAGCATTGGTGGCCGTCTAAACGCATCTTTTGCTGGTACAAGCATGTGGCATGCGCTTATTGGATCGCTCATAACCGACATAGGCTTAGCTGTAGTTCCGCAAACTAATTCGGCGTTGCTTGTACCTGCTTTTGATATGTCAAGAGAAGCCGGGGCCGTTATTTGGACATCAGACACTGCTGATATCAACCTTTCAGTTCGATCGCAGCGACCTCTTTTCGGCGTAGGCGTTATGCATGAGCAACACATGGGTACACTACCTATCAACGAAAAACAGTGCGTTGCCGGTACTTACACAGCAAGCTTAGACGGTGTAGTCGATGGTATGTGGTTATTCGTCCCTGCTCCAGACTGGCTGTCGGCTACGGAAATACTTGATATCAAGGCTGTAAACGGTAACGGAAGTGTAAACAAACTTCTTACACAGGTAGTAAATACGGCGGTAGGTAGTAATAATCGAGCAGTTGACGAAAAAGCGGAAGATAACGTTGTAAACTGGAATGATGCTTCTAACAAATACGCTCAAATGATTTACGCTGCAAACGCGTTACAGGATCGCGGCGGAACAATAACAGGCAAGCTTCGTTTTGACATTGCTCCGGGTAGCACAGTTATCATTAAAGCCGATACTGCAACTAAAACTGCAGGTATAGACGATTTCGCCACAGACATTTACGGTTTTGTAAATCGCGTTACCGTCACTATAAACGCACAAGAAGCAAGTGCGACAACATCGTTTAATTTAACTAACTTACGAACAGACGAAGAAAACAAACTATCTCGCTTTTCGATGTCTTCGCACCCTTTTTATGGTGTAAAATACTTTAATTACGCTCCGCTTATCCCTGGTTTTGAATCGCTTACCGAAGTCGAACGTAAAGCCTTAAACAAGTAGAAGTAAACTATCGTGATGCCAACCGATTATTTAGAAGATGAGTTTCGGCCAGCTTATGAAACCTGGCAAGCAAATAAAACACCGGAGGGCAACGCAGCTTTTCTGAAGACTATAGACCCGGTGATTAACCAGGGTTTGCAGGCTTACGGTAACGACAGCCCGCTTTTACGCAGCAGGGCTCGGCTTCTGGCTTTGGAAGCTGCCAATAAGTACGATCCAAAGCGGTCCAGACTTCGATCGCATATCGTAACTAATATGCAAGGTTTGCGACGAATATCCAGACAGCAAGGGCAGGTCATCAACGCACCTGAACGGGTGATACTCGAGAGTCAGAAGCTAAGAGCGGCAACACAAGAACTTGCTGACGAAATAGGTCGAGAACCCACAGATGCAGAATTGTCAGACTTTATGCGAATATCTATCCCTAGAATTGCTAAGATTCGGAAGTATCAGCCGGGTTTCAGTACAGGTCAGGCCGAGAGCCTTGACCCCAACTCTGGCGGTATAGCGGGTAGGCTTCCTGGTGACACGGGAGCTGAGGATCTATGGTTACAAATTGTGTATCAAGACCTGGAGCCTACGGACCAGCAAATTCTAGAAATGACGCTGGGTATGAATAACCGTCGAAAAATGTCTAACTTGGACATCGCAAAAGCACTGAATAGGACTCCGGCGGCAATAACTCAACGTAAAATGAAAATACAAAAGTTGCTAGATCAAGAACAAGCCCTATCACCTTTTATATCGCAATAGTATGCCACAGCAAAGTCTCATAGACCCTAATCTAAGCAAGGTTTTGGTTAGATTAGCACAACTAAAAAAGCAGGCAGCTACGGCTCGTCGACAAAACAAACCCATAAAATGGCTGCGACCAGAGATAGGCAGCATTAACGTGGACGTCACCACGCAAGAAGGTTTAAAGAACATTCATAAGCTGTTTAATTCTGACAAGGCTGAAGATGCGCTTATAAAAGCGGCGACAGCCGGGAGTATAGGTAATTCATCCGACCTCATTGTGCTACCGTCGCAAATCGATTACATGCAACAACTCGAACGTGCTTATCGCGCTAGATTTCAAACGTTTCCGCGAGCTGTCGCACATTTAGCCGGGCGAGAGCTGGGTCACGGCAGCGACAACGGCGTTATTGCGGGATTGCCTATTAGATACTTTACAGAACTGATTGCTCAAGGTTCAACCGGCGACGGAGGTGCTGTATGAAATACTTTTCAAGTAGTATCCAACAGTATAAAGGAAAACTTGTTGATTTTCTGTTATACGACGGAGCTCAGCCTGCCGGTGACACACAGGTTGTTCCTGCCTTGGTGCAGGAAGGCTTAAGCGGAGCGCTCATTGCAGGACCAGCTAAACTAGCCCAGAGATTCCTACTAGAACTTCTTACGGAAAAAGGTTCTTTGGTCTACGACATAAACCGTGGCACCTTTTTCATGACACAGCTTAGGCACGGTATAGCTAGAACATCCGCTGATTTGTTTCAAATTTTCGCTTCCAGCGAGCTTGATTTACGCACTAATTTACGGCTGGAAGATGACCCGTCTTTTCCGGCTGACGAAAGATATGATTCGTCTGAATTGCTAGAGGCATCTTTCATAGGTGATACCGTTAACCTTAGGATACAGCTAAACAGCGTAGCCGGTGAATCCCGCGAAGTTTTATTCCCATTACGGATACCAGCAGTATAACCATGACTTTAACTTACTCTGACTTTGAAATAGCTGATCTCACTCAACTTGACTCCGCAGATGTTCAGCAGACGCTTGACAGGCTTGTCTCGCAGCTACAAGAGCTTAATCCGGCATTGGATTTACGTCGTGGCGTTTTCAAAGATACATTGGCTTACTATCACGCTGTATTAGACGCGGCTATTCGTGCCAATTTAGAACGCTATCAGTCCGCCAGAAGCCTTCAAAAAATTCAGGAAGATCCAACGTTGGCCGATGATACAGTCGTCAGCGAGGTGCTTTCTAACTGGGGTATTGTACGTAAGCCCGGAACAAAAGCTGTTGGCCCGGTTACCATAGAGCTCTCAGAACTAAGACCGCTCACTATACCTCAAAACAGTATTTTCGAAGCCAATGGTTTTCAATATCTAACAACAGCAACATTTGTAGGCCGTATTGCATCTGCTCAGATTTTAAGCGAAAACGACCGACTGCTAACACCGCTTAGCAACGGTAATTACGCTTTTACGATTGAAGTAGAAGCCGCGGATATTGGTGCTGACCGCAAACTCAACGCAGGCGACCTGATTGTACCTAATCGGTCAATTGTCAATTACGCGACAAGCTACGCGACTTCTTCGTTTGAAGACGGAACGAATACCGAAACAAACGAAGAACTGCTGAACGAATTGCAGCTGGGTATTTCAGCAAAAGCTTTATCTAACCGAACAAACATGCGGGCCTACCTTCGGAGCTTGCCGCAATTTGCTTCGATTACAAACCAGTCTATAGTTGGTTGTGGTGACCCGGAAATGCTGCGAGATAAGCACACAATTTTTCCGACGCTTACTGGCGGTAGGGTTGATTGGTATATCAGAGGGCAGTCTGCAATACAAAGGAAAACGGCTGTCGCGTCAGCTACTTGCATTAGCGTGTCAACGGTTACAGGTACAAGCCAGTGGCAGTTTACTGTACCCGCTTCAGTGTTACCTGGTTTTTATGAGATAGACAAGATTCGTAGATCTGATGCTGCTTTTGTTGTGTCAGGTTTTAACATTGTTTCCGATACTCGGTCTATCGATTTAACCGGAGCTGGTTTTCTTCCAGACATCGCCACAGTTGAAGAAGGGGCTTATACGGCTTTTCAAAACGCTATAGTCCGATTCGAAGACACGGTTACTCCCGTTGCAGACTTGGCTGTAGGCCAGGCTGCCGATTACATTTACGAGATAACCGGTGTACCTTACATCAAAGAACTGCAGGATTTAGTTTCTAGCCGGGACATCAGACATTACGGAGCTGACGCTCTGATTAAAGCACCTGTTCCTTGTTTTGTCAGCGTCACGCTCACTATAAACAAAGCTGCGGACGACGTAGCCCCCTTGCTAGATCCTATTCGTGCAGCGATTATTGATGAAATTAACGCGATAGATTTCCAAGGTGTTTTACCTGGTTCGGCGATTGTCGATACAGTTCATAATTTCTTGCAGGGCAGACTAAACGTAACTGAACTTGATATCCTAGGTCGAATTCGCATGCCGGACGGTACAATTAAGTACGTCAGAAGTGATGACGCCTTGCTAATTCCAGAACTACCTGAAAAAATGGTAACTTCTAAGACAGTTCAGTTTTTCGCCGAAACGTCAAACGTGAATCTGAACATTGTTTCTTCCATACCGGTTGCAACCTAAATGCCAAAGAAAACAAGTGGTAAAGCCGAAGTTGTACGTATTCTTGCAAAATCCAACCTAGCTGCAACGAAAAACAAGCAAACACCGCAAGCAATCACGTTTGCCACTGACTATCTTGTGTTTTTTGGCTACTTGACCGTTGAACTGCTGAAAAATATAAGCGTAGACGACATTCACGCTGGAATTAAGCTTTTTCAACGTTATTTCGGCATAAAAGCTGACGGCGTGCTGACCGAGGAGACGCTTAAGGCTATGCATACGCCTAGATGCGGGTGCCCTGACAAATTGGACAAGTCTAACGAGAAACACGTTGAATTTTTACGCGCAGCTGAGGTTGTAGCTGAAAAACGTGACAGGTGGAACAAAACTGGACTTACGTATACTATTGCCAATTACGTGACAGGCAAAGTTTCAAAAACTGAACAAAAACGTATTTTCCAAGAAGCTTTTAAGGCTTGGGATGATGCTTGCGGTTTAAACATCACTGAGGCTAAAGATGCTAAACTTGCCGATATCGTTATCACTACAGGTAAAGGTGTCACGCATCAATTCGACGGTAAAGGCGGCACCTTGGCCTGGGCTTACATGCCTAGAGGCAAAAACGAAAAGCTTTTGATGCGATTTGATTTAGACGAAACGTGGGTGGCGAACAAAGGAGAACGAGGTATACTGTTATCAAACGTAGCGTGTCATGAGTTTGGTCACTTGTTGGGGTTGGCACATTCCGACAAAAAGCAAGCGTTGATGGCTCCTTACTACAACCCGTTTGTGGCTACCCCGCAGCCAGTTGACGACATTCCTAGAATCCAAAAGCTTTACGGTTTAAACCAAAACCCGGCAAAGTTAGTGTCTAACGTAAGCCAAACCAAGGACACGATAAAAGTTAAATTGAAGCCAGGTCAAAAGTTAATTGTTACCAATTGAAAGGAATACTATGTTAGCCGAACTTACACTGGACATGGAAACTATCGTTAATGCCGTGAAAGGACTTGCAGCTGTCAGTTTGCTTAGTTTTGCTGGTTTTAACGGCTACCGATACTTGATGCCGAAAAGTAGATTGATGGCAGCAAACTTACCTGCCGACGAACACAAACGAAAAGAATCCGGGCGTAGCAGCGACGCTCCGCCACCAGTTGGCTTTGCCGAACATCTTCAGATAATCGAAAAAACAGCACCTAACGCTGGCCCCGAGGTATGGTGGAATTATGCGAAGTCTGAACTGACTGAAGCAGAGGTTGCTATTGCGGAAGCCAAGTTGGCCAATCACAACAAACAATAGAGGTATTTTTAATGTCAACTGCATGGACAGCAGATAACAAAGCTACGCCTGGCTTTCCGTGGTCTCTTTTGATCTGCGGTTTGCTGGGCGTTTTTCTTTTAGTTCCGACAAATTGGTTTACAACTAGGTCCTCGCAACTAAAAGCAGATTTAGCCGCCGACGCTTTCAAAACATATGAACAGCTATGGCGTGTTCACCAGATTACTACTGCGGACAAGCTCGCTTCCGGTGAGCTCGACACAGAAAAGGCGGCGTGGGAGTTTCAAGCAGCCGGGCAGGAACCAGCTAGAAAATTAGCTTTTGAAAAGCTAGCAAAGTCTGAGGCTGAGTATTTTAAGACGAAAGGCGGTTGGTCGAAAGAAGCTCACGAATCCTTGCTGAGGAGTTACACGAAATAATGCTAGGTAACAGTTACAACTACGAACGAGAAGACCGAAATTTTCTAAAATCGCTTCCTATTCTTCCAATGCATAACGCTGCCTGGCGAGTTTTCAGCCGTCCTGCAGAGGTTACGCTAGATTGGCACCGCGACGAAAATCAACTGCAAATTGGAAGTTGCCAGGGCAATTCACTTTCGTCTGTGCTTGAGCGTTGTGCTCTTGTTACCGGCATAAAGGTGCAGTTATCTCGTATATTTGCCTACCTAGCTACGCAAAGAATCGACGGGCTGCTTGGGTCCGATAACGGTTCAACGATATCCGGCGGAGCTAAACTAGCCTTGGAAACTGGTTGTCCGCCTGAAAGCATGACTGGTTATCCAACTTCGTATCCAGGCCGCGACGCTCGCAACAAGATTTTGAGTGAAGCCAACTATAAGGCAGGCGCACCTTATAAAGCCTTGTCTGCGTGGCAGTGTACTAGAGATCACGAAGAAACGTTGAATTTTATCGGTGGTGGAGGTGCTATCAATTTTGGTATAGCTTACGGTAATTCGACCATTCCGTCTAATCGCGTGATACGGAGGTTCATTCCCGGTAGAGGCGGGCATGCTATGTGCATTCTAGGTTACACGCGTGACGGTGATTTGCGTGCAATGAACTCACACGGCGATGGCACGTATCTTATTACACCTACAGCTTGGCAACAGATGTTGTCGCACAGCTGGACTACGGCAATAGGTCTTATGGGGTCAAAAGAACCGGTTCCTGTTGACTGGTATCAAAACTCCCCATATTTTAAGATCACCATGAAGCCGGAAGAAAAACAAACAGAACCGGAAATCGAAAAAGAGGTAACTGAAAACTGGGCCGAACTGGACGATAACTCCGAGCTTGAGGACTTTGACGATGAAATTGCTGAATAGCTTTTTAGTTTTAGCGTTGCTTTGTCTTGTAGGTTGCGTACCACAGTCAAAACCACTTAACGATGACATGCTTGAAAGGTTTAACCTAGCAGTCGCAGACTCGGTACAAAAGTCTCACGCTGAGACGATGACAGAGTTGCAAGGTTACCGGTCCACACTTGACCGCATAGAGCAGGCTGTTACTGAGCTTCAAGCTAAGGCTAAAGAGAAAAAGTCAACGCTTGAAAGCGTTAAAACGGAAGTTGCTGCCGTTACGGCTGTGGAAAAAGGCGTAACACGGATGCCGGGATCTAGCTGGAATGTTGAGGGCAACTGGAATTATACGCTTGTCGAACTGGCAAATCACCTGAGAAGCGTACACGGCTTGAATGTAGACGGTAAAACTATGCAAGAGCTACAGACTATGCACGATAATCTACATAACGGTTATTCCGCTTACGGTGCTCCAGCTAGGTCATCTTCGGTTGTAGCTCCAGCTCAGTACTACGTACCAAGACAACCTACAACTATATTTCGGCGAGCTCGCAGCTATAGCACCTGCCCACCAGGTCAGGTCTGTCCCCAATAATGTTCAACTACCCGATTGAGATACCTGAAAAGCTGCACGAAGCGGTTACAAAGTTGCTGGAAACAGGCTGCGTAAACTTTGACGGAAAGAGCGTAGACTTTTCAAAACTGCAAAAGATTACAATCAGCGGAGGAATAATGAAGTTTGAACCTCCCGTTAAAATCAAACTGAAAGTAGGGCCGATGTCTGTTCAGACTACGATTTCGACAATAAAGAATATTGGAAACGGGCTCAAAGTTGAAATAGATAACTCGCCCGTAGATGTGCTGCTTAAACCGGAGAATTAACATGGATTGGAGCGTGTTGTGCGAACAGTTCTGCGATGAAAACGGAATAAGTGCAATTACCTATATGCAGGCCGTTAGCAAGAACGACCAGCGGGCACTGTTGAGAATCGAAAAGAAACGTAAAGACGCTACAAGGGCGATGGAAGCCGTAAAACACGCGTGGCAAGAAAATCCGCGAGCGTCCCGCGAACAAATGCAGCGTAAAGCTTATAAGTTCGTAACAGGTGGAGTACTTCTAACACTATTACTGCAAGTGCTGCTATCGGCTACAATGAAGCTTGCTATAGACTATTTCCTAGACAAGATATTTAGCGAAAAGGCCGATGACGAAACTTTACCGGTACCCGCAGAATGATTTCGACAAGCCGGATTCGCTGCTAGGGCTGCTAGGTAGCTTCTGGGCTACTTTGTACCAGGGTAACGCACTGGTTAAAGACATAGGCTCAGTAGTCGGTCAGCTTTCACAACAGGCTAATTCTCAATTCTTAGAGCTTGTGAACAGCGTTTCACGTAAAAACGTGCCTGTTTATCATCAAGACGACTGGTATGCGATTAAAGTAAGGCAATCCGAGCTGAATACGGACACAAGTCTACTGGCCGTGTACAAAACGGGTACTCAGTACAGTTACAAGAGTCAGGCTGAATTGTTTTACGGGCAGATACCAGACTCTAATTATTACGCAGTAAGCAAGCCAAAAGAACTAAAAGAGTGTGGCGTTATCTTTGAAAGAATTACAGATTCAGCTGTTCAACTAATTAACGGTATTGATTTCTGGCTGGAAGACAGCACTGTAGTTTTACGTAGCAATCCGTTTGATAACCCAGATATCCCTAAGAGAGAAGTGTTAAACAACGTTGGCGAAATTGTCGACAGAGAAATAACGCTGTGGCTCTATCGCAGCAAATGGGATTGGGACTACATTTACGATCAATTCGGTTACGTTCTTTCACTGCCTATGCGTTCTAGCCCTGGTTACAAGTCGTTTGTAAATGCGATACTCGATAGTTTTAACGAAGGTACAAGCGTAAGATCGCAGCAACAAGCTTTAGCCGCAGCGTTTGGTGTTCCGTTAGTAATTAACGGCGAAGAAATCGTGGAGTTAGTAGCTAACGACACAAACGGTTTGCAGATTATCACAGACGCACACGTTTACACGTTTCCAGCTACAGCAAACGCAGTAGTTTCAATCGGTCAAACTGTTTACGCGGGACAGGCACTCACCGACACTTTCGAGGTTGTTGAATTCAACAGAGGGTTTGACATCAATTGCGGCGTAGATGCTTTGACAATAGATACCAACATGCTGACCAAAGGCTTCTACGACGGCCTTGTGTTTTCTAACAAAAATGTTCCGCTAAATGTGGAATTAGCCGAGGATGGTTATACGAAGGTCACCTGGGAAATAGGCGGATTTCCGAACGATGTAACCAAGTTCTGGCACGACGTGCATACGAGCGGCATTGCAAAAAACGAGACACTTGCCATGCTACTGGATGTACGTGAAAACCCGATCGGTCAACCAACAGCGTCTTCGCTTCCCGTGGAGATCAACCCTCTAAAGTTTTTGATCGACAATCTGTTAAAGTTTAACCTTTTCATTGTCAAAGTTAAACCTGGAAGCAAATTGCAAAATCGGCTAGAATTTGTTCCGGTAACCCAGCTTAGAAAAATTATGCCGCCGCATACCCTGATGCTACTGCTGGTAGACTTGGTTTACGCTGATAGCCCGATTGTCATGGAAACTGCAGGTACGGAAATAGCTCCAGGTTACTCTGAAAGTTTTGAAAGTTTCCAGTGCTTAACTGTCTCAGAGTCGTTAAACTCAGACGTTTACGTAACAGAAACTTCAAAAGTTAAAACTATAGGTGGAAGGTGCATTTAATGATAGAAGCCACGGCAATAAAGGTATCAGGACGTGTTCGCGCATATACCGCCGAAGATCTTATCGCAACTGAGCTAATCTGGAAGCCGGTAACCGAGTTTAAGCACAACTTGATCGTATACCAATGGGCGACTATTGTCGCGAAGCTGTTGACTAGCGGCGATAGCCGTTATCGCATTAGTGGTATGTATTTGGAATTCGAAAACACCGACAATCCGGGTGACCCAGTGAGCCCTCCAGTTTTTGATCGAACTCGCGATGTAAACTACTATAACAGTTTGGCGTTAAGCTCTAACCGAGATTATCTACGTGTTCCAGTTACAGCGGCTGAGCTCAGTTCCGAAGGCAACGGTCTTATAAATAACAAGATGTCGTACTTTGCAAGAAGTAGCGGCTCGGTCGGTGTTCACGGTAAATCGTTCTCAGCTGCGGCCAATTCGGTTGTTTTCGGCGGTAGTTTAGTTGCGATTGTAGACGATACTGACGCAACTCAAGACTTGATATACAGCAGTTGGTACTATGAACCGGCTGACCAGCAACAAAAGCTGCCGTCTAGTCAGATCGGAATCGAATGGGAAACCACTTTGAGCTAGGAGTAGCAAATGGGCTTAACACGTTTTATTCAGTATATCAAAGAAAACGAGCCTGTAGCTCCTGGCACTGCTAACCGTCCGCTTAGCCAGCTAGACCAGAATCTAAAGTATGTTTTAAGCTTGCTTGAAGCTGCTAACATTGGATCGACGGTTTATGCCAGGTCGCAGACAGTTATTTCGACGTTGCAGGTTGGTCAGCCTGTATTTTTCAATCCCTCGACTTCTAGATTTGAACCGGCGTTCGCTACTAGCGAGTCCGACGAAGCGACCGGTTATCTTGTTGTACCTAACCAGTCTCAGGTGTGGGGAATCGTTGCTGAAAAGCTAAACGCAACACTTGCCGACATCTTACTTTTCGGTTACGCAAAAATAGATCTGACTGCTGCTGTTGGGAACGACTTAGATAACGATAACAACGTACCTGCGGGACTTTGGTATCTGTCAAGCGTAAGCACAGGTAAACTTGTTCGACAGTCACCACCGCTGTCAATTCCTGTTTGTAAGACCGACAACGACGGTAATGTTTTTGTAAATCCGTCATTTGTTGATTTTCTTGAGAATCACAGACACTATGTGTTTGACCTCGTGGCTGCACCCGCCGGTCAAGTCACACCACCTAGCTCAGGCGACCCGCATGTGATCACATCGCCCGACTCCGATCTTCCGGGATGGCTACCGGCTGACGATCCCGTGTTCGACGATAAGGCACCGTCAGGGGCGAAGTTTGGCTATAACTTGACTGCGGATGTTTCGTTACAAAATGTTTTTCCGCCCATACCCTTGCAATCAGCCTCGGTAATCATGCAGCGGCCTAGCATATGGGATACATCGGCAGAGCGTAAATGGTACGGTCAACAACTTCTGTCTGATCTCGTCGTTGTTAATCGCGACGGTATTTGGTGGATGAGCGATTGTTACGACGAAGTACCTTGGGCTACAGATCTCGATACTTCTGTTTCCATGAGTAGCGGTTACTCGGAGTGCGACCCGGCATCTAAACCTATAATTATTAAGCTGTACTTCACAAAAGTTGGTTTCGCCACTGATAATAGCTCGGTTACCAGCCTTAGGTCTTTAGATCCTAGACTAAAAGTACTTTGTTCCGGTAAGGCAGATGTGGCCTCTACGGGTGACCTGGATATCGACTTAGATTTAGCTTTGATGAACGGAGCAACGAACACTTCTGGCTTTACCGTTATCAAGGCATTCGATCCTGTCGAAAACAAATTCAATAGCGGTAAGGTCGTAGAGGGTGTCTACGCTACTTCAAACAACGTCCTACTGAGTAGTGATTCGACTTTTGTAGTCGGAGCTACGACGTACCATCAAGGAAGGATAGGCGTTGGCGTGCTCAGCCAACCGTCACAGGAGCTTTCAAGTCAGCTTGTACGTCTCGAGGGTGTGACTGAAGAAAGTTTCCCGGTCATGTACCTTGGTATGCCTAACGACACGCAGACAAGCTACGTTGTAAAGTTTGAAGTACCAGGAGACGCTCCAGCTAATTCCAATCTACGGTTTAGACCGCGTATTTTAGGCAAGTCGACAGGCACGTTGCCACAATTAACTGTAAGCTTTTTTAAAACAGCAAGACCGCCTGCTGGTTTGACTACGCCAGTTACAGTAACGCAGAGCTACACATCGCTTACGATAGTAACTGTCGCTACCGTGGCTACCAATCAAGCCGTCGAAGCTTTAAGTTCTGCAATTGCTGTGAATCCAGGTGACATTGTGTACATCAAAGTTCTGCGTAATCCAGCTGATCCTAGTGACAATTATGCAGGTGAAGTAGGTATAATGCAGCAGATTGGAGTTCTGACCTCCTAGGAGCTTAGATGCCACTAGCAAACTGGAATCTAGAATTCCTAAATCACAACTCGCAGCGAAGTTACCCGTTAGCAGCAGACGCTACGAAAACGGATACTACAGGTTCGTTTGTAATTCCAGACGACTTTTTAGTTGGGTTAGATCTTCCGATATCTCCAGCAATGGATATGTCGACCGGAACTTTTTTTATACGGCAGATAGGTTTATATGCCTCAGGTGTACAGCTAATTATGTCGTGCGATTCCGGTGTGGGTATCGTAGATGTGGCTTCCACATTGATACCTTCATACCAGTTTACACGCAACAAAGTGTTTACGCTTGGCGGAATCGACCCGTTTGACGACGTTACAGGCAAAGTCGTTGTAAGCAGGCTTGATACTATCCAGCTACAACCAACAGGTCTTTTCAACTTTAATCTGGCGGACACTCGGATCGAGCCTCAGTGTATTCGTCCGATGATTAGAGGCATATCTTCTATCCGTGTCGCTAGCTCCAACGGTATTTTAGGGGATAGACTGTACGGCGATATCGAGCTTGTTGCAGGCCGAAACATACAGCTGACTACTATAAATACGCTCTTAGAGACTAAGGTGGTCATAAGTGCAATCAGCGGCGAAGGTACTATCTCGGACTGCACCTGCACCGGCGAAGCCTCGAACGCTCCTTGCATCAAAACAATCAACGGTATTGCGCCCGCTCCGGATGGCAATTTTAATTTAGTCGGCGACGACTGCTTGACGTTTTCCAGCGTAGCAAACGGCTTGCAGCTGACGGATTCTTGCTGTGCTCCGTGCTGCGGTTGCCCTGAACTAGAGGCAATTACACAAAATCTCGAGCTCTTCAATTCGCAACGCATATCGTTGCAGCAGTTTGTAGACCGGCTGTCAGCCGAGAATTCTGCGTTTAACGCTACGGTACTGGGTGCAAGATTGGGTGATCGACGTTGTATAAACTGCGAGGACTAATATGACGCATCCACGCGGTAGACAACCGATAGGACTTAATCAACCGCCCAATAGTGGGAACCTCTATCCTTTTATATCCCCGTCCAGTGATATCTATCGTCTGTTTACGGACTTTTTTGTCTCTTTCGAGAACAATAACCAGGTAAAGTATCCGCTTAAGTTGGCTTGGCTTTACGGGTTTGGGACAAATTCCGTACCGGCTTTCCCGGATCGACCTACACCAACGCACGCCTACGATCTAGTTGTCGAAGATACTGAAGGTAACGTGGTTTTCGACTCGACGATTGCAACTAATTACACAGTAAAAGAATGGAACAGCCGTTTAAGGGTAATTGAATGGGCAACACAGGACGCTGTGTGTCGTTGTGTGATACACACACAATGGACTCCGGAAGATGTGACCGATAGTCTGATTCTAACGTACGATAACAACATAGAACCAGTTAACGGTGAGTTGTACGTGGAATGCGGCTACGAATTACCGTCCAGGATTAAGTCGATTAAAATTGGCAATGAGACAGTTGCCGCCAAGGCTTTAACGCTTCAGAACGGCTATAATTTCACGATAGAGTTGCCGGAACCTATAGTGGCTGACTCTCCGACGTTAAACCTGTTTGGTTCGGTTGGATTAGTGGACGGCGTCAGGAAATCGACTAAGCTTCAACTGTCAGCTGAGCCCGGTTCAGGTCTGGGCGTATTTCCAGGTTGTGTGGATACAGCTACAGTCTTAAGAACGGTCAACAAAGTTCGAAGCGACAGTCATAACAACTTTACGTTAGACAGTGAAGGGTGTATAAGAACGCAGCGACCGCTTTCGCTTTCTAGTTCAACCCCTAGAACGTTTAACTACTCTTCTGGCATTCTGTCGCCTAATCAAGCTAGAGCTACCGTTAAATTTGGTAATGATTGTAGAAACTGCTGCGACTGTGAATACTACGCCAGGACCTACCAAGGCATAAAGCGACAGTGGCTTCTTTATCGAGACATAGCGCACACAGCTGAGGATGCTAGAGACTTTTACAGGGCTAATAAAGATCGTTGGCTGGCTGAAAAGCAATTGCGGGAAAGTGACTTTATTCGCGTTAACATTGCCACGGACACCGACTGCAAAGTACGCTGGGGTGTCGCCGTTTGTAACCCGACAAACTGTTGTCTTATCAATTTGAAAATACAAATTTTCTTTATACCAAGGCTGTTCGGTGCGATAACGTATGGCACAGATGCTTTCAGTTGTCCGAACACGTATTTAGAGGGTCCAACCACCTGTTACAAACCAGAGCCTGTGGCGGCTCAAGCCGTAGACGCAGAGAATCACATATTGCTTTTTACCGTTGATTACGCTGATCCACAGTCGGTAACTACACTCTACGGTAAACAGTGCCTACCTGACTGTTTTGCAGCTGGTCCTGGGGCTTATTCGGTATCTATTGGCGTAGTCGCGTACTGGGAAAACCAAGTAGCCGAAAGCGGACAATGTCAGCCTAAGACAAATATTGCTAGCGATCTTATCGGAGACATAGTTTCTTTTTGCGGAGTTGCGGGTATAACTGTGCCTGATGTTGTTTATGGTAACACTATATCTGAGCGACAGACTATGAGTGGAAGTACAAGTTGTTTGTCGTGTAATTGTGCCCCAGAGGAAGAATAGTGATACGCAACAATCACTGGTACAACATCAACGAACAAAATGCGTATCCGATCGACGATACAGCTTCGTGCCTCTCAAACGAAGGTCACCGGCTATCGTCCTCTTTGATCGCAGACATGCAGTTGCGTTGGAACCGGGATCTGGGTAAATACGCTTTTATAAGCGCTGTGACATGTAGCGAATTTATTGTAACGCTACTTATCGAGGTTACAGATCAACTAGATAACACCAACCAACAAAGTAAACTGATAGCGGGCATCAGCTTAGAAAAAGCCAGTTTGACACCGTATCGCACGTACAGGTTAGAAACTTTTGAACGTGGCGTGGCTGGGTTTATCACTTTTGGAAGTAATACAGACGAGCTTTTTAGAGGCGTGTTCAGTTCGCCTTTGCAGACTCGCCTCACCGCAAAAGCAGCTAGGCCTATCCGTAAACCTCCATTAGAAACGCTAGGTATTGCCAACATAGAAAAGGCCGTATCTGGTTTAGTTAGACTGAACGCAGAGCAACCGTTAGAGATAGTGAAGGAAGCTAGAAGCATTGGCGGAGTCGTGTACGACAACGTTATTGTTTTCAGGTTAAAAGAGCCGCCAGCAGCGACTGCAACGCAGAACACGGAATCAGTATTTTCGCAATTTGCTGGGCCATGCGGTAGACGCGTCGGGTCTCGATCTTGCGTCGATCCGCAACCAATTGAGAGCATTAACGGATTGTCGCCAGATTGTGACGGTACACTTACATTAGAGTTTCAAGGCTGTGCGATTGTAGGTAAAACTGCAGCCGATTGCGGTGTAGTTGTAGACTGCGAGTATGGATTGTCGGACACATGTGCTCCGCCGTTCCTGCCTGAGCTGGACACCGGTAAACTTCCGTCTGAAGTACCGGCAGCTGTGATACCAGATCCAGACCCACCAGAACCACCAGTACAACCTGACATAAGCATAAGCGATTCTATGAGTACGCTTTTGTCTTTACCATACTGCGACACGTTCGATGACGGTTTTGCATACAGTTTTTCGCCGATGGATTTGGCTACTTGGGGAATGTCTCCTGATGACAGCCCGGAAGAAGCATTCTGTTGCGTTGGGCCGCCGCCTAACAATACCGCTTTCGGTTGTGAGTCGTCGATCAGCGACAGTCAGTCTGCTTCCGTTAGTCTTTTTTCGTACAGCTACGGTACAGCGAATCTTCCTAGCCTATCCAGAACAAACATATCCTTGTTTACATTGGATTCGCAATCGCTTTACAGAAGATACACGACAGACTTGAAGGTGATATCTCTAAGTACAGCCAGCAAAAATAACGCCGGAATCATTGTAAATTATCGACTAAATAGTGCCGACCTGTATACGTATGTGTTTGCTTTGTTAGACATCGATAACTTAATTTTCGGAGTGTATTACTTCAACGGTATAAACGCAGTACCGTTGTCGACAATAGCGGTACCGTCGGCGGCTATAGATCAATGGTATCATCTCGAGCTTACGGTTACACCCAACGAGATAACCAGGACAAGCGTTAATTTGCAGGCTGTTCTTAAGAGCGTGGATACTGCACTTGTAGATGTTGCAATATCTACAAGTTTGCCTGGAACGTTATGGGAAACTGACGCCGGTAACGCAGGCTTCTACACAAAAAGATCTGCAGGCTATTTTTCGTACTGGCGAATTGACGAGGCAGTAGCGTGACACATATAAGACACCCCGAGCTCTTACGCTCCTTACGAAGTACAAATTATCCGTTTGTTCCTGCGGCAAGCCTAAGCAACGGTAACGTGTTTTTTGTGGAAGACACGTTTTTAGATGCACATATTTATTCTACGGAAAGTAGTGGTCGTTACTATTTATCCCAGGTTAAAGTTCAGTCGGACAAATTTACAATTTATGTGGGCGACAGTGAGTTGCCGACAAGATTGCATGGCGAAGTGGTTTTACCTGTTGTAGATTCAGTAGTTCGACTTGTCGATGATTACGGTAGACCTGGTGGAATTCTTGTGTCTAGCCCAGACAGACTAGCACTGCTTTCAACTTGGGGAGTTCGAACGCATACCTTTGAACAAGGTCAAACTGAGTTTTGCGTAAACTGCCAGGTTCCTGCTGCTTATCCGGGTGTTACAGGTTTGCAAGTTGCCGACGGTCAAATTGCTTCTGGTAAGGTTTGGCTAGTAGGCGAAGACGGTGTTGTACTTAGAACTGAGAATTATGTAGACAAGCAAGGTCAAATAGTGCCTGTGATACGTGTTGACGTTGTAGGAGATCCGTTGAACTTACAGAGATTATGCAACCCGGCTGATCTATTTGTGCCTGTCAATCCGATTCGAGTTATACGTGTCGTAAACGGTGAAAGCACTTACGATTGTTACCCTGACGAGCAAGGAAATTTCAACATTCAAATGAACGATAGCCTGACGTCAGAACCAGCTTTACGTGTAAGAACGACGCCCGCAGGCATAGTTTTTTCTGTAGAAGGATCTTTGATCAGTAAATAACATGCCTCGTCCTAATTTTTTTAACGACAACTTGAATCGTTCGTATCCTTTCAGGGAAGGAAGCGTCGGCGTAAATACGCCTGAAACTGGCATATTTGCTATGCCAGGTTTACCGGACAATGTAGTTGTCGATTGCGGTTTTATCCTGGGTGCTGAGTCGGGTTTTGACGCCAGCATTGATGAGGTGTTCCTATACCGTATAACTCGTGTAAACTCTTTCTTGTTTGAATTTGAGTTTCGATGCACGGCGAGCAATTTACTGCACGCCCCTTTGATTTTCACAAGGGCAGCTGATGCTGATTTGTTTGAAACCGAGTTTGTTGAAAGCATAACAGCCGACCAAGCAGATATAAGTCTTTCAGCTTCCGAAGCGTTAGAAGCGTCAGCGTCTGATTCAGGTTACCCGGAGGACTGCGGAGAACCTTTATGGTCTGGTTTTATGGTTTCCGGTGACATGCCTTTGCTTGCAAACCGAATTGCCGCAGGCAACAGCGTAACAAGATCCGACGTTTACTCGGGGATAGTCGAACCTTGCTTAATTCAAAATCTAAGCGATAGCCAGGTTGTTTCGTTGAACATAGCTAACTCTGACAGAACTCGAGCTTTGCGTCCTGAAAACTGCCCGCAAAACCAATGGGATTTTCCTGTCGGTCAGACGTACGTGTATGACGTGTGTTTGCTTGGTAACGTAAAGTTCAAGGCAGGTTTCAATATTTCAATCAACCAGGATGTAACGGCTTCTACGTTGGTGTTCGCTCCAGGTGTCGGGACAGGTGACGGCCAACCGTGTAACGAGATTGCTATATTCCCAGGTGAAACACCCCCAATAGGTTCTGAAAACGAACTTCTGGCTGGTGATTTTTATTGCAACGAAGTGTTTAGGTCTGTCAACGGGTTGCAGGGACCAACTTTAACCTTTTTCGGCGAGTCCGGTGTCTCTATACTGACTGATATCGTCAACCACAAACTAATCGTAGATATCAATCTAAATGACTTGTCCGTATGTGATTTTTCATTTAATTCGATATCGTTATAAGGAAATAACGAATGGCACCGACGACTCCGTGTCCACAAGGACCTCAGTCACCTGTATTTGATGTTATCAAATGCGATGTGCCTTGTATTTTTCCTATACCTGGCGGTAATTGGCTGCTTAATCCACAGGTACCGCAGGCACCGACTGATATTTTCGATTGCCCGTCGCTGCCGGTTCCGATGCTAGATCCCGATCCTATTTGTCCTGTAATAGGTGCGGGCGATGTTGATACCACCGTAGTGCCAATTGGTGGAGAAAACGCTAGTCTCATAATAACTAAAGGTGCATGCTGCGATTACACCTTTACGCTGGATATTGCTTTTCCTTGCCCGGAAATTAGCGGAAGTGCCACTGTAAGTACCGTAGGCCCCGGCGGAGCTCCGTTTGCCTCGCTTGACGTAACAAAATCTGGCGATTGTACGTTCTCTATTGATTTAAATCTTGGAATACCCAGCCCGCAGTTAGGCCCACAAGGTCCACAGGGTCCAACAGGACCAGAAGGCCCACAGGGGCCGCAAGGACCCGAAGGTCCAGAAGGTCCGGAAGGACCACAAGGCCCAGCCGGACCGCAAGGGCCTGACGGACCGGAAGGACCCGTTGGGCCAGAAGGACCACAAGGACCAGTAGGACCAAACGGACCACAAGGCCCAGCCGGACCCACCGGACCCGCGGGACCAAGCGGGCCAGAAGGACCACAAGGCCCAGCCGGACCTAGCGGTCCAGACGGTAATCCAGGCCCAGATGGCAACCCAGGCCCAGACGGTAATCCAGGCCCAGACGGCAATCCAGGCCCAGACGGTAACCAAGGCCCAACAGGGCCTCAAGGACCGCTAGGTGGTCGGGGAGCAACCGGGTACCGCGGTCCGCAGGGATACCGTGGACCTTACGGTTATCGCGGGCCGCAGGGATACCGCGGACCTCAAGGCTATCGGGGACCTCAAGGCTATCGGGGACCTCAAGGCTATCAAGGACCTCAGGGTGACGTAGGCCCACAAGGACCTATAGGTCCTGCAGGTCCGCAAGGTGCCGTTGGGCCACAAGGGCCTTGTTGCGAAGGTTCAACCGGGCCTTCGGGACCAACAGGCCCAACAGGGCCAACAGGACCACCCGGCCCGTCCGGCCCGCCTACACCCGACGAAAATGATTTTCTGATGAGCTGGGAGTTTAACAGCAACCTTTCACCAGAGGCCCCTGTATTTCCTTTAAAACACACAGGTGACGACAGCTATTTCTACGCAGACACTGAGATAGAATCTGCCAAGATAATGGCGTTAACTTCCCACGGTCAAGTTTATTTTGATAGCGCAGTATTGGATGCTGTCGAGCATATTTACGTTGAAAAGTCAAATTACAATGACATAGATATGACGGCATGGTTAGACACGTTTAAAGCTAGCGACATTATAAAGACGTGGTTGATAAACAACGTGACTAACTTTGGCTTGTATCGAATTACCGCTGTAACTGAAGAAGCAACCTATTTTGATTTTAGTGTAGAGAGTATTGTTACAAACGGAACTTACACCGCGTCAGACCAAGTTGTCTTATCGTTACAGGCTACAGGTTCGCAAGGTGCCACAGGCATAAGTGGGACGGTAGGTGCTACCGGACCAACAGGTGCTAACGGAGCTGCCGGGACTACAGGAGCCACAGGAGTAACTGGCTCTACCGGTGCGACGGGTCCTAGCACAGCTATAAACGCAACAGCCACAGACGCAGATTCTTTGTTTTACGTTGTATTTGTGGCGGCGGGCGGGAGTAATCAAACGCCTAACATCGATACAACGTCGCCAGCTCTTAGTTACAACGCTAGCACTAATATGCTTAGCACCGGTGGTATCACTTCCAATAAGTATGTTACAGGTACAGGTATAATTGTAACCGAGGCTAACGCATCGCGAACACTTGGAGCCGGTGATAACGGTGTAGTCTTGGAATGCAGTAACGCTATAACGATAACGGTACCTACAGGCTTACCAGTTGGTTTTACGGTTACTGTGATACAGTCAGGTACAGGTCAAGTTACTTTTAATGCGTCGGGTACAACCATAAACAACAGACAAAGTCACACTAAAACAGCAGGTAGATGGGCAGTCGTGTCTCTGATCCAAAGAAGTGCAAACAACTTTGTACTAGCTGGAGATACAACAATATAATGTTACCATTTGCTGGTCTGTTTAACGTACAACCACCAAGCGTTGTTAACCCAGACTGGGAAGCTATACAGTGGAGTTTAGGCACAACAAGCGGCACTATCACCAGTAAATTACTTACATACGGTGTAACACTTAAAGTTGTAAACTTGACAAGCCCGTCCAATATTCAACTTTTCTATCAAGTAGCAGCTTCTGAAGCAACTTTAAACCCAAACGGGCAACCAACAACGCCGCCATGGATACAGGTAGCCGACAGCCCTGGCAGCACGTTCGCAGTAACAGCTGGTCAGTGGGTTAAGTTTACTTGTTACAGCACCTTGACGGCTAAGGTAAGTCCGCAAACAGTAGAAGTACGTAACAATGCAAATAACGCACTTATAGACACATTTACAGTACAGGTCGTAGCATGATAAATAAGTATTACATCGACGAAAAAAACTGGGTTGTATACGAACGCATAGAAAACATGATAGTTGTTTTGTTCATGTATTTTACCGACCCGGCTAATATTCAAACAGATATCAAAACTTATTTTGATATGTTTGCGAATGAAACTGACGCAGAGTTTTTAACAACATACCCTGGTACACGACCACCTATTATCGCTAAGTCACATTTAGATGTAATAAAATCGTACAATTTACCTTACAGATTTTATTACAACGAAGATGAAATATTTAACAGTAAAGCATTCGAGTCGATATATTTTACAAGTTCGGCTGCTTCAGGACAGGCTATGTCGCACAGTGAAGAGCCGCAGTCTGTTTGCGACTGTGCTTACGCTGAAGAATGTAAAAATCAAAATATTGGACTTTTTGCGTTGTGTTCTCCGCTTAGGTCCGGTATCACGCTAGTCAGAAGTCCGGTCAAATACTACAGGCTAGACGAAGACGGTTTTTTTGTTGAGGAGTACTTAGAAAAACCACCTAAAAATTTTCCAGTGTACCAGTCTATGCGACTATCGCAAAAATTCATCGACTTTAAAATTCAACGTGTCGACGGTAAGCTAAAGTACTTACCTAAGTAAACCAAACTTTTGAAAGAGCAGCTATGACTGAACTAGTGCTGGAAGTCAACTTACACGATCCGACAGATGTTGGAGACATTAAGGCTTACTGCTTAATGACCGAGTTAAGCATTAAGCTTGATACTGGAAACGTGTGCTGTGTCTTTACGTGTTGGCGAAGTAAACAGGCCTACGAACAACAATGCAAGCCGTTTGCGGTATTGCCTGTTGTATTGGAGTCCGACGAATTCTTGCGAGCTACAATCGACAAACACGCAGAAAACTTGCAAAATATTTGCCGCGAACTGGTTCAGCTGTTATCAAAGCCCGAGAAAAAGTCAAAGATAGAACAAAATGCAAGGCAAAATGCAAGGCAAAATTCCACTAATAGTTAGGCACGGTCACCCGCACGCTCTGGGCGACACTGTTCTTTTTACGGCACTTATACGTGATCTGCATGCGGCCTATCCGGGCAAGTACGAGACTGAGGTTAGTACCAACTTTACTAACGTATGGTGGAACAATCCGTATGTTGTAAAGTTTTCTGAAAGCCAAAGGTCAAAAGCCAAGCTAGTCACCCTTGATTGGGGTAAAGCAATTAAACAGCACGGTATCGATTCACAGGGCAACAAAAGACATATACTGGCTTGGTACCATCATGATTTCGAAGTCAAAACCGGTATAAAAGTACCCGTGACAAAACCTAAAGCTGACTTACACCTGTCAGACGATGAAAGGGTTAGAAGGCTGACAGGTAGATATTGGGTTGTGGTATCAGGCGGTAAGTTAGACGCTACTGTTAAACACTGGCATTCTCACCGCATGCAAGAAGTCGTAGATAAACTGTTAAACGATAACATACATTGCGTTCAGGTTGGTGCTACTCAAACCAATCATATACACCCGCCGCTCGAGCGTACGCTTAACCTTGTAGGTCAGACAGATAATGTAAGAGACCTGTGGAACATAATACTGCACTCCGACGGCGTTATATGCGGGATTACAGGTGCTATGCATATCGCAGCCGCATTCGATAAACCGTGCGTGGTGTACGCGGGCGGTAGAGAAGAACCTTGGTTTGAAGCTTACACTGACGAGTATCAGGCGTTCGGAGCTAACGCAGAAGCAGTAACTATACCGCACAAGTACTTGCACACCGTTGGAAAGCTACCGTGCTGCGAGAGCTACGGTTGCTGGAAAAATAGAGTAGTGCCGCTTGATCCGACTGATCGCAGTCGCAAAATACATCTGCTATGTCAGAAACCAGTTAAGCCCGCGACTACGCACGCGGTAGCAGGCTGTCACGATATGCTTAGTTCTGACGAAGTTGTAGCCGCGGTCATGTCTTACTATCAATCTGGAGTGTTGCAACCTACTACCGCACAGGAAGAGGTAAGACATAACATTGTGATACCTGCGGTAGAGCTCGTAGAGCATAAGCCGCACGATGTAAAAATGGTTAGAGAACCATCTAGACCTAATGTAACACAAAAAACACATCAAAAAGTTCATCCGTTAGAACTAAAAGCAAATCAAGTTGGAAGTATATTTAAGGCTGTACCAGGTTTAAGCGATCCGATACTAGGCGGAAAGATTACAGTTTTTGTACTTTGCTACGGACAGCATACGCAGCTCGCTACAAGATGTATAAACGGAATACTTAGAACAGTACCGAACGACCAATTAGATCTTAGAGTTGCTACAAACCAAGTACCGAAAGCTACACTCGATTATCTAAAGACAGTGCCAGTTACTAAGATATACAAGCACGATACTAACGACTTCAAGTATCCCGTAATGCGTCAAATGTTTTATGACGAATCTCATCCTATTACTACTAAGTATTTAATGTGGTTTGACGATGACACTTGGGTAGCTAACCCCGCTTGGTTGGGAGATCTTTGTACAACAATAGTAGCTAATCATAAAAGCGGATTTAGGCTTTATGGTAATATTATGTATCACGATCTCAGCGTTTATGCGGGGGCAGGGCATCGTCCTGACAAGTGGTTTAAGGATGCTATGTGGCATAAGGGCAAGCACTTACGTACAAAGACGGGGAAAGAAGAAGTTTCCAATGGTTCTGTGATCGACTTTGCTGTAGGCTGGTGCTGGGCTCTGGAAACGGAGGCTATGCGACAGGCCGATGTGCCTGACTGTAGGCTACTACACAACGGCGGAGACATCACAATTGGCGAACAAGTACACCAAGCCGGTTTTGGTATAAAACAATGGAACAAGAATAAAAGTTTGATAGCTTGTCCTTCTCGAGAACAAGGCGGTAGACGCGGAGCAAGCCAGCGTTTTCCGTGGGATCCTGACTTCGATATATCACAGATTAAGAGATAGCTATGAAACGTGTTTTTACCTACTACGAACCTGTAAGCCAACTTACAGGCCAACCAGACCAAATAGAAGTTTGTCGCCAATCTTGGGAGCGTAATGGTTGGCAATTAGAAGTTATAGGCGAAGCTGTTGCAAGAAGATCTACTTTCTACCAACAATATGTCGATACTGTCTCCAGGCTACCAACTGTAAATCCAGGCAAGTACGACTATCATTGCTATATGCGATGGTTGGCAATGGCTGAAATTGGAGGTGGGGTCATGATAGACTATGATGTCGTGAACACCGGGCTGACACAATCAGATGCTTTTGAATCCTCGGAACTCGTCGTCCACTGCGGTCACGTACCTTGCACCGTGTCAGGCTCCGCAGAAAACTACCTGCGAGTTTGTCGCGAATTCTGTAACTTAGCCGCACAGTATGAGCACTTTATTCAAATCCACGATAGACCCCACACTTCCGATATGATTATGCTGGCGACTGGGCTTATTGCGTTTACCAAAAAATTTACAGTGGCAGAATACCCGGTGTACGACCAACTAATTCACTGTACGTCGCAAGCCTGCAATATTGCAAAAAAACCAAAACTAGAGATAATGAAATCGTTGCTCGATATCTAAACCGAGGCTGAGGCAATGGCTAGACGAATACAACTTACAAAAGCAGAAACAGGCACTGTTGTTTTTCCAAACTACGGTGCTTATCGTTTACGTATAGATGTCACAGACTTCGAGGGCAACGATATAGACGGAAATGTTTTTATCTACAGACACAACACACCTAGCCCGTACACCGATCTAAGTACAGACGTATTTGAAGCGGTAGCTGGACCTCCCCAGTTAGCCGACTATCCTGCTGGTGCCCCGGACCCAGATCAAGGTTGGCCGTACTACCGTCTTAGTTATGTCGAGCTAGACGTTGCCTCGTCGGCCCAGGCACAGGCCATATGGGATGAGATCAAGCACGAAGTCGAAATTTTGATCAAAGCAATGAACCGTCTAGATACACTGAAAACAACACAAGTCGTTTGGATACCGGATGCTCCTGACACATCTACCTCGAGCTCAAACTAATGGCTACACACAAGCTACTTACACTTGAAGATACGGTGTTGCTCACGCTCGCTACAAATCCTAACTTCGTACGAGAGTTTCCGTTCCTCGCAAGCGGTGCCGCACCGGTTGCGAAGAAAAGTTGTAAACCTTGTAACAAGGCAGCAGCCAGACGTGTGCAGACCATGCAGACGATCAAGCAATCTATCATCAACATGGGTGTGGAGAAAAAGAAGCGACTTAAAGAAATGCTTAGTGCTGATAAGGTTAGACTGAGAGTAGCCCAAAATGGTAAGGTTGTAGAGTATACTTTTTAGTGCTTAATTTTCGTTAAAAACGAGTCATAATAATATGCAGACGACTTATCGTTTGCAAGTCGGTCGAAATACAAAAGCAAACGTATTTTCACTGGCTTAAGTCGAGTATCGCAAAGGCCGCACTCGCTTGATGTAAAAATCAAGCTGAGGGTAACAGCGTCTTTTGTCTTTGCGATATTTGCGGGCGGCTAGCACTTGTGTCGTCCTTACCAAGATCTTCTCTTTATGGGTCTTGTAAAGCATTACTGTGTGGCGTGTAAAGGTACACGTGGCACGGTTTCGGGGTTGAACTAAAGTCCGAAAGGGCATTCCCCAGAAAGTGAAAACTGTTCCGACAACTAGCCCTAAATTTCTGTGGGCTTTTATGTTGGCGTCTTGCGTTGTCTATAACAATCTCAAGGCGGAGCTAAAAAGCAGTAAACGTTCCGAGAAATACCTTCTCGCTAAACCAAAGGTAACGTGGTACTGACGACACTAAAAAACGTCAGCAGTGGACTTGATCAGTAACGACAAGTCACGCGGAGAGAGTCCGACGCAAAGCTACCGCGAAGGGGCCAGTAATAATCCGTGGAAGAACGGATCGCTAGGCAGAGCGGAAACTTGCCCGTACTTCTACGCTAAGAGCCTGAGCATACAGGTAGAAAAATGCATAGCTCACTCTATACCACCGGTCAAGTTACATGACCGACCTGCCGCAAGCGTAAAGATCAGTGAGGATCTTTGCAGAGTTGCGGCGTGTAATGCAGCCCTCACGGTGAGGCAGGTTCCAAGCCCTGGCAAATGCAGAGGACACAAGCTTACCGCATTCAGTGAATGCTGCGGTAATCTTTAATTTACATTCACAAGGAAAAATCATGCGTACGATCATTTTGATTCTGTTTACTTTGTCTAGTCTTTTCACGCTTTCTGCGATGCAGGTCCAGGACAAGCCGGGAGCACCGGTTAAAGAAGTTCGCAACGAAAAGCTCGTCACTAACACAGTGCACGCGTTTCAGGACGCTTTCTGGTTGGGATTTGTTATTCAGAGAGGCGAACCAGGCCCTGTCTTTCGCAGATCGATGAACAAGATTCTGGATCGCAAACTTCGAGAACTTAAAGACAGCGAGATTACTATCCTCAATAAGACAAAGGAAACTTTGTCAGCCGAGGAGCTTGAGTGGGTTGCAAAGTTTGAATCCCGCATGTCACTAGAAGTTTTTTTCATTGTCATTTTCATGGACCCAAAGAAATAACGTGGAAAAACTACAAAACTTAGAAGAGCTGGTGTCCAGGTTAAAGCCTGGCACCTGCCTGTGGCGGGATTTTGCCGTTCACACGACCGAAGGTATTTGTGTTGCCGAAGTTCCTTTTGTCCAAACGGACAAGGGAAACTACATGGTTAGATTGGAATTTATCTCCAACTGGCTATTTGAAGCGACTGTCTGGAATCGGCTTCGAAAACCAATTGGTATTATCGTTTTCGTAGACGAAATACCTCCCGCTGACTGGACGCATTTGGTTGTCAAAAGGGTTGCCCGTAACTGTAAATCGATAACAGCAGTTTATGCTGGATCTCTACCCCTAGAGGACTATCGCCGCTTTTGTTGGGATTCATACCGTTTGCGTTCTGAAAAACTTAACGCAGCTGTTGAAGAAAAAATTGCAGCTGGTCTTTCGATAAAAGTCGAAACACCAGTTGATCAGCATCGCATGATCGTAGGTACCTACTGGAACGATCGCGAGCTTAGTCCCGCCTATCAATACTTAGAAAGCAAATGACATGGAAAGTACAGATTCAATCGTTCTCGAAGCTGTCATAAACAGCTTAAAGCAGGCCGGTCTGGTTTGGCCTCACGGAGATCGCCAGATTCTCAAAAGGCTTATACGAATTTATTTTGGCGATATTGCTGAAAGGCTTATTGCCGAGCTTGACGGTATCGACAAACAATGTGCAGAAGCCAACCGCAGAGTTGCAGAAATTCAAGTTCCATGGAGGAAAAAGAAATGAAAACGACAATGACGCTTGAAAAAGCGGCGGAGCTAGTCGGCAAGTCGAAAGCACCGGACAAACACGACCTTTTTGCCCATTTTGAAGAGCTTCTAAACCCGCATCCATTACAAATCGACGGAGAGTGGAACGAAAAAGCTTTCGATTGGCAGGAAATGTTTGCCAAACTGTGCGGATTTGGTGTCGCTAAAGACGTGGTAATAAAAGGGGAAAAAAGAAATGAACGACGCTAGTTTTAGAAATCTTTGCTCTAACTGTTGCGACAAAATCAGCGGTCTACCGTGTTTGAAATGCACAGTAGATCGCTACAAGAAATTTGTAGACGTGATCGTAGAAACACTTGATCCCGAAATGCGACGAAACGATATCTGCGAGCTAAGGGAAAAAGCGATCCGTCTCAATTCTGACTATCAGGAGAAGCCTCAAAATTTCAAAATTCCAATTCATGGATCCTACTGGGAAGATATGAAAAATCCTGTTAGGTACCTGATGATGTTTTCAACCGAAGACCCAGTGCAGTCTAAGATTGTTTTGAGCTACTTTCAGGCCTTGTGGCCTGAAGCGGACGAAACTTCTTTGCGACTGTACCTTAACAAAGGCTGGACAGCTGTCGGTATGACTGGTCGCGGCGAGGTGCTTTTAATTTCTAAGCGAGACTTTAAATGGGTTATCGCCATTTGCCAAAAATATACTCTTCGCGACAGCGACAGTTTACTTTTACCTATCTACGGAGACTGATATGAAAGCCTTCGAGCTACTTGAAAAGTACGGCTGGTGCCAAGAAAACCTGGCAACAGACGAAACAGGGGTTGGCTGTAGTATTAACGACAAAACTGCAGCTAACTTTTGTTTAATAGGTGCGATATATCGAAAGAATCGATGCTCACGCACTACTCTAACGGAAGACCTTGCTAAAGCCTGCCGTAAACTTGGTTTTGGAAGCAGTGCAAGCCTTTCAGTTTGGAACGATCATTCTAGCCGTACCAAAGAAGAAGTTGTTGCGTTACTCAAGGAGCTTGACATATGAAAGCCTTTGAAATACTTGAAAAGTACGGCTGGTGCCAAGGTCGCATGGCAAAAAACGAACTAGACTTAACTTGTAGGCCTGTCGATACGACTGCCATTAGCTTTTGTGCCGTCGGAGCCATTCTTCGAAAGCACTCAGCTAAAACTTTTGGTCCGTGGGAAACCGATACTGCAAACTTAGCGGCATATTTTGACATCGGCAAAGCCGAGGAAAAGTTGGAGTTTCTAGGTCGCGACGACTGTTTGATAAATTGGAACGACGAGCTTGAACGTACCAAAGAAGAAGTCATCGCTTTGCTTAAGGAGCTTGATATATGAAAGCTTGGGAATTGTTAGAAGAAAAAGACTGGTGTCAAGGAGATTACGCAAGAAACGCAAGCGGTCAAAGTGTAAGAGTTCACGATCCTCAGGCTCGTAGATTTTGCGTGGTAGGGTTACTGGAAGCTACTGGTACTTGTGACTTGAACTACCCTAAACTCAAAGAACATTTAGGGATGAATGTAGTTGACTGGAACGACCATCCTGAACGTACTAAGGAAGAAGTCCTTGCTGTTCTTAAAGAGCTAGACATCTAGTCTAGTTCTAACTGCCTTCTGCCGGTATAGGCTCCGGTTTACTAACACTTTTTTGGGAACTATAAAATGAGCAACACAATTGATATTAGCAAGTTGGACAAAGCGGAAGTACTAGCGGCACTGTTTAACGCAAGCAAGCAACAGGGAATGGGTTTTTTGGATGAGTCCGGTGCGGTCCCCATGACGGTGGAAGACGCAAGACAGTACACCAGCGGCATTAGCACAGTCAACAGAGGCGGCCAGTATTAAGACTATTTAAGGGGTCGTGTGATGAAAGTAGATCTAGGAAAAGATACGTTAAATCCGCAGCTGTATGACCGTGACAACGGACAAGGAGCAGCAGAAAGGGCATTGGCTCCGCTGGTGGATCAAGTTACGAAATCTTGCTGGGAGGACCTAAACCTCGACGATCTTGTCAAGATCACACATTCGATTGTCAAGACGCACAAGCCGGTCGAAGCTAGGGTTAAGAATTTCCCGACAGATCCGTGGTCGCAGGTAGAATTGATCGGGTTCCGACTAGCCTACGCCGGAGAGCCAAGTTTGATTTATTTCCTCGACGCCTGTGGTCGATCGTGGTTACGCTGCCAAATCAATCGGCAGGCCGAGCAAACCTCTTGCGAGTCCGAGTAAACCCACCCCAACCATGTCGGGATAGGCTCCGGTTTTTTTCTTTCTGTTAAGGAATATTTCTATGTCTAAAGATACTCTGAAAATTCTGCTACGTCGTCAACAATACGCCTTGAGAAAAGATATAGCATCAATTGAAGACGTTCGTAACTGGTTTGTTGACAACGATTACGATGACGTGTCTGGGTTTTCGCAAATGCTCAGTACGCTTGAAGAAGCAGCTTTTTTACTTGAAAGGGCTAAAGAATTTATTGCGGACTATACTGATTGTATCCGCGAGCAAGAGACAGAAACTGATCACACGCAAAAGATGAAAGATTTCAGCGAGTGGTCGGAACAAGCGAACGCCGATTGTATCGCCGCTGAAGCGGCTGCCGCAGCTAACATCGACAAGGCGATTCTAAACGGATTCTAAACGGATAACGTGTCAAAATGAGAAAATCGGATAATATCTTTTGGGCAAGGACAGTAGTTCCAAATCTACCACACCAGTACTTGTCAGAATACATGTTCTTGCTCGGTGAATACTGCGAATGCCCATTCACGTCAGCAAGACCAAGTCATCTTGGTCCTCAAATTTGCAGTTCTAATTTCAATAAACTGGGTTGGGTTTTTCCTTTTCTGGATGTTGAAGATTCGTTTGATAACGGTGAATTTGAAAAGTGGGCAGAAATGGTCGAACAAGACATGATGAAGCGGCATTCACTTACTGAACATCATTTCTGTAGCTAATTGTTTTCTTTTTACTTAAGGAGTTTAGCTTATGAAGGCTTGGCAAATCATCGAGCAAAACGGCTGGTGTCAAAAGGTTAACGCAAGAAGCGACAAAGGGCGGTCTTGTTCCCCGATTAGCGACAAAGCCGTTAGCTTTTGTATTTTCGGAGCGATAGACAGAAAACACACATCGAAATACGGAGCTGTAGACGCCATTGGTGTGTATGACGATGTTAATAGCGTGCAAGATAAATTGCAGGCAACAGATCAACATGCGTTAATTTCAGTTTGGAACGACCATCCTGAACGTACCAAAGAAGAAGTCATCGCTTTGCTTAAGGAGCTTGATATATGAAAGCTTGGGAATTGTTAGAAGAAAAAGGCTGGTGTCAATACGCATGGGCAAGAAATGCAGAAGGCCTTCCGGCTCCTATTGATAGTGCTATGGCTTGTAGTTTTTGCACCCGCGGAGCTTTAGAACGGGTAGGTGCGGGTAGCCCTGCACTTAAAAAATTAGAACATCACCTCTCGCTTTACTCCACTTTGCAAATTACGGAATGGAACGACCATCCCGACCGCACTAAGGAAGAAGTCATCGCTTTACTTAAGGAGCTAGACATATGAAAGCTTGGCAACTGTTAGAAGAAAAAGACTGGTGTCAAGGAGCGTTAGCAAGAAACGCATTCGATCACTGGGTAGAAGTTAATGATCCTCAAGCTTGTAGCTTTTGCGCAGTAGGGTTACTGAAAGCTACTGGTACTTTGGACTTGAACTACCCTAAACTCAAAGAACATTTGGGGATGAGAGTAATTGACTGGAATGATGATCCTGAACGTACTAAAGAAGAAGTCCTTGCTGTTCTTAAAGAGCTAGACATCTAGTTTCGATTGGGACTGTAGCTCAATAGGTTAGAGCAGGAGACTCATAATCTCTCGGTTCTCGGTTCAAGTCCGGGCAGTCCCATTGTGTGACATCTTTGATGTTGCTTTGTTCGTTAAACCTTTTTCAAAGGAATTGAGTATGATAGGTTCAATGAGGAAAAAGAATCGCAAGGAGTGGTTCGATAGAATCGCAAGGCAGGCCCACAGTCTGCCAGCTGATTCAATCGGGCTGGAATTTGCGTTGCGGAAAGACGGAGCTTCGCAAGAAGAGATCCGCCACGAGCTCAGGTCTCGCAGCGTGAAGTTCGCAATCCGCAACAACACGAATGCAGCAGATACACTTTTTGTGTATCCGTTCAAACCGGAACCGCCCGCAGAAACCGCACAACCTGAACAAGTAACTCCGCATGCGCAGAAGTACTTGGAGACATGTGCTATGCTTGGGATCGAACCAGAACAGCCCACAGAAACCGCACAACCTGAACAAGTAAATCTGCATGTGCTCAAGGTGGTTTCTGCGGCTCAAGCGGTACTGGATACAGCTAACAGCCGCTAGCCACAGGCTAAAAGCGTTTTTAAGCCGCCTGCCTTCTTAGGTGGGCGGCTTTTTCAAGGAGGAAATAATGATTAAATGGATTTTGCTTTCTATTGTTTTAGTATGTGGTTGTACTGCTCCTAGACAACAAATGCTGAAGGTAGATGTTTACATGCATAATGTAGAGGTCTACGACAGCAAAATTTCCGGAAACGGCAACGTCGCAGTTTCTTATTCGTCGGTTTGGTAAAAAGAAAGATTCTCAACATGAGTTCCGTACCTCAAGTTGCAAAACCTCGACAAAAGTTTGCTCGCAAAATGAGATCCTATGTAGCCAGGGGCTATATCGTGATCGCTCAAAAAGAGGTTGATGGCTTCCAACCTGAACCGCAACAACCGCACCTCGTAGGTATGGACGGTGATCACGATCACCTCGAGCCCGAGGAACTGATGCGACAGCTAGAGTACTTCACCGCGTGCGACTTGGCTGAGCTGCACCAAAAGACTGAACCTTTAATATTGTGGAGTGAATGATGTCTTACGACCCGAAACTTTGGGAAGATTTTCCCAAAACTGAACAAGAATGTTTTGACCGCGTTGCTGAACATCTGCTTACGCAAAACTGCCGGTCAGTAGACCAAGAGGAAAACTGCGTTTATCGTGATGAGCAGGGTAGGAAGTGCGCTGCAGGCTGTCTAATACCAGATAAGGCTTACTCTGCTAAATTTGAAGGCGATACCTGGTCTAGGTTAAGTCATCGTGTCATTGTACCCTTTGCACACAGAGGACTTATTTCGAACTTGCAATGCATTCACGACAACGCTCTCGAATCTAGCTGGAAAAAAAGGCTGAAAAATTTAGCTTCAGAACGACGGCTTGAGTGGAAGTTTGAAAACTTCGGAAAGGAAAATATCAGTGTCTAAGCAATTTGGAGGCTTGTCTTTCGCGGTGAAGGTTGACGCTAACATCGAAAACCCAAGCGACGAAAGTTGTTTCTTTATTGGTAAAACCGAAATCCAAGTTTTCGCCGCGGAAAAAGGTTTTGCTAGGTTTAGATTTATGCCGTTAGGCAAGGCTGCTTTTACTAGGAATATCACGTACGACAAGCCTGTCAGTTACGGGCAAAGCGTGATCAACTTGGTATCAAGCAGCTCAAAAGTCGTGAGAATGGCTTTTCAGGCTCCGAAAGATGTTGCGATTGACCGAAAGGTTGTTCGAAAATCCCAAGAAGAAAAGTCGACAGCCCGACAGGTTGAAGGCAAATACGCAGAACTTGTTGAAGTTTTATTTCCGCAGTAGAATTCAAACTAAAGTGAGGGTAGTATGGGTTTACTTGAGCTTAAAGAATGGCCTAAAGCTTCAGACGGTTCACGTTACTTGTGCGTTATTCGCGAACGTGAGGGTAACCGAGAGCATGGTTTTCTGTTAGAAAACAGCTAGGATGTATTTCTAGGCTACATTTGGGACGGAGGAAACGGGAACACTATCTCATATTCGTCTGAACAAGAAGTGCTAGCCGCAGGTTGGCAGGTAGATTAGTTTCATTTTGAAAGGTCATACAATGATTGAGGTTATCGAGTGCATCCTGGGGAACGGCGGCACGCGTGCGGTTGTTACCGTCAGGTCAAACGCTAAGACTTTCCCGCAGCAAATCGACGAGCTATCTTCGGCTGCCGCGAGGAATGAGGCGTTAAAAGCTGCCAGTGCCGCTGGTATTAAGGGTAGTCCGGGTATATCTGGACTTGCCCAGGCTATCCATCCGCGAAACAAAGAAGGTAAAGCTCTTGAAGACCTTCGTGACGCCGACGGTAAACCACTGCCGTTCGACCATCCGGACGTCAAGCCTGCTTATTATCAGGTGGGGTTTGAGATAACGGCTAAGGTGTAGCGATGCCAAATACGTTTAAACCAGTAGGCAACGGCTCTGGCTATGGCTACGGCTACGGCCACGGCAACGGCTCTGGCGACGGCAACGGCTACGGCTACGGCTCTGGCGACGGCAACGGCTACGGCTACGGCAACGGCTACGGCTACGGCTACGGCTACGGCTCTGACGACGGCTACGGCTCTGGCTACGGCAACGGTGCCGCTTATTGCTACGGCTGCGGCTACGGTGATGGCTACGGCTACGGCTTTGCTACTGTTTCTGGCAGTGGAAGAAGGAGTTAGCTATGCCAAACGTTGAACAAAGTTTTAAACCAGTAGGTCGTGGCTACGGCGACGGTAACGGCTACGGTGGCGGCAGCTACGGCTACGGCTACGGCGACGGTAACGGCTACGGTGGCGGCAGCTACGGCTACGGCTACGGCACCAGCGACGGCAACGGTGGCGGCAACGGCAACGGCAACGGCAACGGCTACGGTTACGGCGACGGCGACGGTAACGGCGACGGCGACGGCTGCGGCTACGGCTTTGCTACTGTCTCTGGAAGCGGCAGACGTTAGTTTAGTAAGATTTTATTCTGCCTGCTTTAAACCGGCGGGCAGCGACACTGAGAATGTTTCCGGTGTTGTCAGAGTGGTTTAGTCTTTTGAAAGGGTTTTATTGTGGCTAATGATTCTGTAATTGTTGATGGTGTAAAGTTTGTTCGGGAAACTACCGGAAACCGGCACGTGGTCGTAGTTGATCGCGGATGGATTTTCGCTGGAGATCTGACACGAGAAAACGGTAGACTTTTGCTTCAAAATGCCGTACACGTTTTCAAGTGGGAGCAGATTGGGTTCGACGGGATGCTGAAAGATCCAAAGAGCAGTAAGGTTACATTGAAGAAACTGGACCAGCCTGTCGATATCCCGCAAAACGCGGAAATCTTCAGCATCCCGGTTGACGCTAACTGGGGCGTCTAGCCACTACGGCTGTGATTGCCTAAGTTAAAAGGATCGGTGTCTAACGGCTAGGTGTTCCTTTTGGGAGGTCGTGACCCAGAAGAGAACCTGCAGGTTATTGTGGTAATTCCTGGCCGGTCCTTTAACTTTACTTTAAAAGCTAGTTTTTCTATTTCCTGTGTCTGGCGGCTCTCGCGAAAGTTGACGGACTTAATTTCACGAATTATTTGGTAACAAGTATGCGAAGTGAATTGGAAAGGGAGTGGTTGACCTAATCAACTTAAGACCAGCGGTGTGGAAGTTACACACAGTCATAGACTAAAATAGGAGTGATGAGTACAGAATTTACCCTAGGTGGGCGTTCTGGCACGTAACCATCCCTAAGCAGGTAACCAATCCTGCCAGGTCTTTTATTAGCAGAGTAGTTTAAGAGGAAGAACAACTGGGCTGAGATAGTGCCTGTGCGTGTTGGAGTCGGGTTCCAACCTCTGCTAATTTTTTGGATCGGCGGCGTGGCGGTAACTACGACAGATAGCGGATATGAAAGTAGCAATCCCAGATACACTCGATGGCTGGATTGTGATTGCGAGCCGTAAGCAGGTAACCAAACCTGCCCGATCCTTTTTACTTTTACTTTTACTTTAGGAGAATCACAATGAAAGAGTTTGTAGCGTTTCCGAAAATGCCTCGAATGTTTCGAGAGTGCATCATTACGGAAAAGATCGACGGGACCAACGCCTGTGTCTGCATCACCGAGGACGGTCAGTTTTTGACCGGTAGCCGGTCGCGATGGATCACGCCCCAAGACGACAATTTCGGATTCGCAGGGTGGGCCGAGGCCCACCGCGATGAATTGATGCAACTAGGCCCTGGTACGCACTTCGGAGAATGGTGGGGCAGTGGAATCCAGCGAGGGTATGGCTTGACCAACGGAGAAAAGCGATGGAGTCTTTTCAACGTGGCAAGGTGGTGTTTACCTGGTCAAGAGCCAAAACGAATTGCAACCGCAGACCCTCGAATTGAGAAGTACCAACAGCGGTTGCCTTCGTGCTGCGGTTTGGTTCCTATTTTGTATCAGGGCTTGTTCGACACTGCCCGAGTGTACGAAGCTCTTAAAGAACTACAAATGGGAGGTAGCCACGCAAGAGTCGGATTCATGCGGCCCGAAGGCATCATCTGCTATCACGTTGCTGGAAACTTCGGCTTCAAAGCGACGATTGAAAAAGACCAAGAACACAAATCGGCGTAAACCGCCGAAGGCTCGTACCAGGTAACAAACTATTAGTCGCAGGAGCGGCTTGTTTATCCCTAAAATAAACAAGCCCTCTTGCGACTTTGTTTCTTTACTTTTGTTACGGTTTGTGTGACTTTTTTTTAGCTATTGACTATGGATTCAAACAAAATCAAACGGTTGAAACACGCTACAGGTTCTTGCCACGACCAAGTCGTTTGGCTTGTGGAATGGCTTGAGCATCTAAATATGTTCTCTGAGTCGCAGATTTACGATATAATCAAATTCCTAAATACAGACAACATAACCGCGATCGAGATATCGACGTTGTCTGCAAAAAGCGTACGACTTTTCAATTTGGTTATATGCGACAGCAGGTGGATCCCATCTTGGACTGATGATTCTTTTTGGGATACGGCGACTGCCGAAGAAGTTGAACGCTTACCTCAGCCTGCAATCACATTCATAACTTGCGACTGCCTGGCACTAATACAGAGAAAAAAACATGGATCAAAAAGCAGCGTCAGCGTTAATGCAATCGCTAATAAAGCGGGCCAACAGTTCGATTAGTCAGCCACAAGCTGCAAAGCTAGCCCAGCGTACGCTGCTTGCAGCCGAAGAAGCTTACGCAACGCCTTTGATACTACTTGTCTTAGACAAGTACGGAACAGACGTACTCTCTTGGGCACCGGCTACAATCAGGCTGGAATTAGAGCAGGATTTTCAATTGAAGCTGCCTAAGATCACGTTGGACAAAATTATGGCAGCTATAACGATTTTGACAACGAATTACTTCTACAAAGACGTAACTCGGTTTGTCGAGATCTGCAACATCCTTTCTGGCGATGATTTTCAACCAGACGAGTTTGAACCTGCTGATGCCGGTGAAATGCTTCTAGGAATCACGGAAGCATTACTGCTGTACCCTCCTAACGAGGATCCAGAGGACACCGAGTTTTCGGCAGAAATTCAGGAGTACATCAGACAAGTACTCCGTGAGGAGGGTATACTAAAACCCTTCGATGTCCTGAAATTTGCAATGAGTGACGACAGTGCAAGCAAAGTAGACGCAGAGTATGCCGACGACCCGGAAATGTATTCGGCTATCTACGAAATGCAGCAGGAAAAAACAGGTGATCTGCGTACGATGTACCTGGAAAACATGCAGGGCTTGATGGACCAGCTGCGTATGCTACCATTGAGCAACGGTTCGACAGAAGTTGTGGTTCGTCAGCTGCAACAAATAGTATACTTATCAGGAGCAGAAGAATGAAGAAGTTTGTGTTCGTATTGGCTGCCCTTAGTGCAGGTTTCGCGTCGGCTCAAGATTGCAGCACAGGCACTTGTCAGCGACCGGTTCGCAGTGTAGTCGCTGTCGCAGCAACTCAGGTTGTCGGTGTTACCGAGGCTGTTGTAGGCGTAGCAGAGCAAACTGTGCAGCTTGCAGCTTGTAGTACACGAAAGGCAGTTGCAGCCACAACGCAGCCAGCAAAACGCGTGTTTGCTCGTCGAACACGTTGCTGTCGCTAGTTTTTATTTCCGCAGGTGTACCACCCGGCTGGAGTTTCTGGCCGGGTGGTTTTTTTATGGAGTAAACATGTCTGAGCTGCTTGAAGCGTTGTTCATATTTTCGAAATACGCCGACCACTTAAACTATCCGATTGCCTGCGAATCAGGCGTTCTTAGGATTCTAGCAAATCCAGAAAAAGTCAGAGAACCAGATAAGTCTAGGCTCAGTCACTTGGGGTTTTGGGGCGACGAAGAAAATAAGTGTTTTTTATCCCGTAGGTTTTGTTTGGAGAGCGAAAATGAGTCACTTAGTTAATGGTTTCTGCGTTAAGGATATTACTGCACTGAAGCAGGTTGTGGAAAAACAGTGTCCTCAACTCGAGTTAGTCGAAGGTACAAAGTATCGCACCTGGATTACCGATCACGGGCGGCTTGCTGGAGACTACCCGATTCCAGGCGTATACCAAACAATTCTAGCCGAAAACCTTAAAGCAAAGGGCTTGGATTTAGTTAAGATTGCAGCTGAGCTGGGCGTCACACTTCCCGTCAACACTCGCGATCTCGAGAACAATCCTTGGGATTTGGTGACTCAAAAAAAGCTCCTCAATAACTCTTCTGTGCGTAACGAATACGAAAACATCGTTAAGAATCGCATGAGTAAAGATAGTCAGTATGTCATCCGATACAAAGCTTCGGAAAATAAGCCACAAGCCTACGAGATAGGGCTAGTACCGCATCCTTTCCAAAAGGGCGAATACATCATGATGACTGATTTTTATTCGCAAGGAAACGGTTTGCTTCGGGCGAAGGGCGTCGGCCAGCATACTAGCAAAGGTGGGGTAGATGCCTGGGCAAACGAGCTCAAACAAAGCTACGCCGCGAGGGCCACTGAAAGAGCTATTGAACGGCAACAATCAATGCAAAATCCAGCTTACGGGCAAGTCAGCAAGCAAAAATTACCTGACGGTCGAATCGTTTACCAAGTGAGAGGAAGATAGTATGGAAAAGATAATCACAATCATTGTAGCTGTCGACGGTAACACAACCATCGAAGCAAACGGCTACACCGGCGGCAGCTGTGTCAAGGCAACGCAACCGCTAAAAGACGCGTTGATTGGCGAACAACCTGACAAGCAGACGCTAAAGCCAGAGTATAACCTACCTGAAATTAAGGCGGCTGTAGGAGTTAGACAGTAATGCCAAACGTTGAACAAAGTTTTAAACCAGTAGGTCGTGGCGACGGCTACGGCAACGGCTACGGCTACGGCTACGGCTGGGGCTACGGCTGGGGCTACGGCAACGGCTACGGCAACGGCAACGGCGACGGCAACGGCGACGGATACGGCTACGGCGACGGCGACGGCCACGGCTACGGCGACGGCGACGGCCACGGCGATGGCGGCGGCTACGGCTGTGCTACTGTCTCTGGCCGCGGAAGAAGAGTTTAACAGTGTCGCACAACAATCAGTTCTACCCGCTGCTTGCAAAAAGGCAAGCAGCGGTCAAAGAAAAAACTATAGACGCACCGTTACGACAAAAGTTGCTTTTAGCCTTACCGGACATACGTCAACGTTTTCTAAACGATAACAAAGTTATTCTAACAGCTCAGGTAAATCACATTGACAATTTCTCGCTGCATTGGTGAAAAGTAATCGTCAACGAAATGACGCAGGTGGTAATCGACGGGCTATCGGAAACACCTTGCGTAGACACAAACGAAGAATGGTGGAATTCTGGCTTTCCAAAACGGGAAAATACTTCTTGTTGGTCACGGGATCACCAAGAAATTGAAAAACTAGCTGAAGAGATGACAAAATCCGTTTACTATGAAATTAAAGGAAGACAAACCAAAACCTATGCGACAGATGTGTAAGAACTGCTGTTATGCCAGAACTATACCGCCGCCAAGCGGCGAGCAGCCGCCAGATACTCCGGAAAAAACTACACACAGATTTTTGTGTTTTAGTTGGCAGACTGAGCCGCATAATTTCGATAGAGTTGTGCACAACATACTGAGATCAAACTGGCTGGAAGCAATGAACAAACACGAACAGCAAATACGCTGTACTCGTTACCCCAGTACAAAAGTAAAGTGGAAAACAGATTTTTGCGGTGAATTTAAACAGAAAGAAGAAGAATAATGCTTAAGACGATTTTGAAATATCTTGCATCGGGTCAAGCCGGGCTATGTGTAACATCACTGGAGCCAGAAGATGTTCACATTGAACTTCTTAACTATGCAATTGACAACGTCGACACGACTGGCCCGGACGGTATCATTCTACTTAACTGGGATCCGGTTGACGGCCTGACCGACATAAAAGGCGAAACGGTGGCAGTAAGTGAAGATGCATTTGGCAAACAAAAAGCTACACTGTACGCTGCAATGGATTTTGCGATCAATAACGCACGTAATCGTATTGCAATCGAGCAGAGCGGTGTTTCGCTAGAAAACATGCAGGACGAGTCTGTCAAAAAGTTTGTTGTTCTGGTTAGGAATTACGACCGATTTCTTTTTCCAAACGGCACTGCCGGGGGTCAAGTCGATGCGTTTCTTCTGGCTCAAACCCAGAAGCTAATTTTAGAAGGTCAAAACGCTCGTGTATTTTTGATCGCACAGACTGCACCGGACGTCGAATTACCTTACGAGCTTGTCGAGCACTTCGAAGTTCTTCATCACAACTTGCCGGACGAAGAAGAACGTCAAGCGCTTTTGTCAAATCTTGACAGCGAATCTGAGGTAAGCGATAAGTCTATTGAAGCCACCGCGGGTTTGTCTCGAGCAAAGGTGAACCAGTACGGTGCCGAGTCCTTGTCGGAAAAAGGTTCGTTTGATCCTGGTTTCCTTTTTCACCGAAAAGCCAAACACCTGTCTCGTAGCTCTAAGCTAGATGTTTGGTCGCCCGCTTTTCAGCAAGCGATCAAACTATGGCCCGAAGAAACGATAGAAGAGTTACGCGAAGCTGTCGACGTAACAATGCTTTCAGAAGAGTATGTGAACCAAGACGAGATTAGAGCTCGTATCAGTTTCATGCAAAACGGCAAAAAGATTGAGCAGTGGCTTGAGCCAATGCCAGTTGACAGCTTCAACAAACTCTACCGACCCGAGCGTAACTTCTATACATTCGATTCGATCATCGGACTAAACGGGCTTAAGTCTTACCTTAAAAACGGTTTTAGCCCTGACGTTCCAGACCGATCTAAGTTACGACACGTGCTGATGCTTGGTGTTCCAGGTACCGGTAAGTCAATGACTATGAAGTGCTGTTCAGGTGAGTTCGGTCTTCCGCTTTCTTCGATGCAAGCTAGCAACCTGTATTCAAAGTGGGTTGGCGACACTGACAAGATTCTAGCTAACATGCTTCGTACAGTCGAAGAAATTGGCGGCATCCTGGGTATCGACGAATTTCAGCGATTCTTGCCGCAGGGCGGATCCGGTGAGTCGGGCGGGCTAGAAAACCGTATGCTTGGCACTTTGCTAACTTGGTTTAACGATCAAAAAAGCACGGTGATTTTGTCGGCTGCAAATAACATCGCAAACTTGCCAGACGAGATTACACGTTCTGGGCGTGTCGACGCCTTGTTCTTTGTTGGGTTTCCAGGCAGCGATGCAAAGAGCCACGCCTGGGAAATGTATATGCAGCGACACGATCTTGCAGACCAAGATCTACCAACTGATCAGTACTGGACTCCGGCTGACATCGCTTCGTGCTGTCGTCTGGCAGAAATGCAGCGAGTAGATATCAAGACAGCATCAAAGTGGATAACACCGTCTTACGAGAAGAATAAAGAGCAGATGGATAATCTGCTGGAATGGGCAGAAGCTGCCGGTTGCATTTGTGCAGAAACCGGAGACCGCTTCAAAGCAAAAAATGCAATAGACGCAGTGTCAGCCCCAAAACGTGTCGTTCGTAAAGTAACTCGAGCAAAGGAGTAATCTAGTGGAAAACCAACCCAATAACCAAGAAGAAAACAAAGTCGAGTATTTGACTATCAAATACACAGTAGGCTGGCTGCCATCGTCGATAGCACTTACTGAACAATCTAAAGCTGTTCTTGCCAGAGAGCAAGGCGTGGACTCTAAAGTTCTCCGAGGATCCTATGCGATTCTCGGTGCGTCAAACGACGATCTGATCAAAGAAGGTACAAACCTTCGTAGGCTGCTGGGCATCATACGAGACGAGTATACCATCCCAGAGTACACGCTTGTCGGTACGGCTGCGGATACGGAAAATCTTAAACCAGAAAAGGTTCCAGGCTCCCATCTGATCGAGGCTGCAAAGCTCGATGAATTTCTAACCCGATTTAACGCGGCAAGGGATCAGTACCTGGACTGGGGCAAGCGTGTATCCTCCGAGGAAAACTACAACAAGATCAAAGAAAGCGACAAAATAAAGCTGGGCAAAGACTGGGTGGTCGTTGAACGCAAATATCCGACATCGCAAGAGTTAGCAGACGCCATTACTTGCGACGTACCTAGGATTGAGCCGTACAACGCCACATTTACTATAGCAAATTTAGCTCCAGCCACTTCCGAAAAAATACGTAAACAAGCAGAACAGCGGCTTGAAGCGTCTGTAAACGGTGCAGTTGGTGAGCTTGTTTACGAGCTCAAGGAAATGGTAGCTACTGTAGCTAGAAACTGCGGCAAGCGAATACGGCTTATTCCTGGACTTGATAATCCGTACTACAACTTGCGAGATGCCGAAGTGCGTGAGATTATTCGACACAGCGATAACGATGAGATACCAGCAGGTTACGTACAAATCATCGCACAAGAATGTGTACCTGCCGGTAAAAATGGTTTCAAGCAAGTTGGAAAAGAAAAAAGCCTGCTACTTACAGAGCAGGAGTATCTCGAGCTGAAACCCTACGAAACTGACGAATACAAATCGCTAACGCAAAGTGGTTTTAGCAACTTGCAATGGTTAGCACAAAAAATCGCGTCGGTCCAAAATATGCTAGGCGAAGAGGGCAAGCCTGTAATTGACTTGGCTAAGGAAGTGCAGGATGCTCTTTCAAATATGGGCAATTCGGCAGACTCCATCACGCGAGAAATCAAAAACAGCGGCTTTGCTCGCAAGTCTGCACACACCACGTTCAACAATTTGCTTCAAAAAATCTCTACGCAAGAGATCGAGATTAGAAAAATTCAAAAGGTCGGTCGCAAGATCGATAAAGCATGCGCATAATCATTCACCCAAATGGTAACATCGAAAGCCTGGAGAATGAGATAACACGGGACCTGGGGCTGACCTGCAAAAGGCGGGTCAGTCGTGTTGAACCGGTAAACCCGGTTTTGCAATCTATTTTCCGTGCGATTAGAAAGCGTGTCAGCGACGATTCAAAGCTTGCGTGCTGGACTAGAACTTGGACTTGTCGCTGGCAAGCCCGCATTTTTGATGGACCGGTGCTAGGTCCGTACGATTCTCGGCAAAAAGCTATCGACGCCGAGATAGAATTCATTGAACAACAACTACTTGGAGAAACCACATGACTCTGTCTTTAGCGGATGTTACTGCCACAATCAAACTACTCGAGAAAGAAAAAGAAAAGCTTGAAACTAAAAAGTTTGAAGCCGGTGCATACAGCGGCGATCTGACGCTCGACGTAACTTATGCACTTGTTAAAGCGGAAGCCGGTGAGGCTTATCCGCAATTTAAAGTCGGTGATTTCCTCGTTGAGACAATTTTGATGTACGCGCAATCGCTCGACAGCAACAAAAAGAAACCTGAAGAAAGCCTTGCCTGGATTGATAGTCTCTTTGGCGACCAGGGTGTTATGGGTAAACTTATCAGAGCTAATAAATCTGCAGCGGTCAACAATGAAATTCGATCGCATTTTGAAAGCGAAGTTGAAAAGTGCAAGCTAAGCTTCCAAAACCAGCAGAGCAAAAAGCCAAAGGAAGGCAACACTACCGTCAACGGCACTATCAGCGTTCGACCAGAAACCGTTGTAGCCAAGCGTTCACCTAGAGGCAAGTAACGATGAAAAGTAGCGAGTTATGTTCTGGTGTTAACTGCATTTTCAGAGAGCACTGCAAGCGGTATCAGCCTAAGGTGAAAACCAAGAATAAGAAGTTGCAACCGCCAACCTCGCTACCCGAATCATGTACTAACTTTGTACCACGGACAAGTTATGGTAGCTGCTCGCCAGGTGCTAGCGAGCAGCTTTTTTGTAAAGTGGAAAATGGAAAAGATTAACTTCAAGGAATTTGCAGATAGTTATTGCGAAACACAAGAATCAACAACAGAAAAACTGGCTGAGATACTTCTCGAGCAGACACGCAAATTCAATCCTGCAGGCTGGTTTCTAAGCGAATGTCACGACATGTGTTCGTCGAGATTAGGCAATAAAGTCATTTTGCCCTACGGGCCTAGCAACACGTTTAAAGAAGTCCCCGACAACGGTCTCGTTCGTCCGTATGCAGACAGAGGTTCTACTTATTCGATTGTAGCTGTTTTGTCTCGGGAGAGTTTTGATGCCCGATAAAGATGACGTCACACTAGAAGGTAAAGTCAAACATCTTACACCCAAAGCGATGCTTGTAACTTTAACCGCACCAAAAGTCAGTGAAATCTGGATACCTCTTAGCCAGCTAAAAGACACGGACTGTCTTGCGAAGGGTGACGAAGGTTACTTCGTTGTTCCACACTGGTTAGCAGAGAAAAACGAACTCATAGACGACGAGGATGACGAGTGAAACGAGGCAATCGTAAACTTGGAAGATTTATCTGGCAGTGGAGTTTACCTGCAGGACTAGGTCACATTTGTATTGGGGCTACAGTTGCTTGTCTTGCAATATGTTATGCAATGCAAAGCCATTACAACCACAAGACAGTAAAAACAAGTCTAGCCAACAACTACAAACTATCTTTAACTGACTTCTTTGTCGGTTTCATACTAGGTTGTTTGCTTCTTTTTAAAATCCGCACTGTCCGTATCCACGCCGCAGGTGATTTCTACAGCCCGGAATATGTTGAAAAGTGGACAGAAATTGCTACGCGAAGGCCGGACGTAACGTTCTACGCCTACACCCGTAGCTGGCGGAATAGGGATGGTTCTATCAATGATTCTATGGTGCAAGCCTTTTCCAAATTTGCTGCGTTACCTAACGCACGTCTTTGGTATTCTTGTGACAAGAACACCGGTGAACCTCCGTCGACTTCGCACGTGATGCGATGCTACCTACAGGGCAGCGACGACGATATTCCTGATTACAGTGTCGACTTATTCTTTCGCAATAAGCGTAAGAGCGTCGTCAAACAAGTCAGGAGCACAATAGTCTGCCCGGTAGAAAACGGCACTACAAAGACAACGTGTAGTGCTTGTAAGCTGTGCTATACCCCGGCATTGTTACACAGGGTAAACGCCAAAATTGTCAGAAGTAACTCGGAAAACAGCGTAAGTGGCAACGCTAATTCCGCTTTTAAAGCTAGCCACGAATTGCAACAGAATTTTAAACAGAAAGTAGCAAAGAATGCGAAACGAAACTGCAACAGTAAGTCAAAGCAGAAATCAAAACACTCAAGGTCAAAACCTAAATCGGTCAAAGCCGAACGTAAAAGTCTACATGCTTGACGGCAGGCTAATTGCCGTTTACAGCAAATCGAAAAACTGGCTTCGCGATGAAATGCAGGCTCGTTACTACGACGAAGACGGCAAGTTTGGTGCAATTGCCACGGCTGAACTCGAGCGTTGGAAATACATGGCTGAACTAATCGACCTACCGCAGCGACCGGTATCGCAACGTGTGTGTAAACAGGTCGAAGAAATGCCTTACGTTATCCAGTTACTTTGGGGTATTAAAACCCGAAAAGAACTGGTTCGAGCACTTGTACACCACCGCTGCGGAAAGTGCGAAGGCTGTCGAAATACCGACAACGTAAATAGCTTCTGCTCCGATCGCGACTTACTTAAGTCTGTCGCTTCCGAGCACGGCTTCAAGGGTATAGGTGTACGAAAACCACTTCGACCGCTAGCTCGCAGTTAGTAACTAGCTGCAATACTATCTAAGTCCATTTCATCAAGCGGACTGCTTGCCACTTTAAATCTGGCAGGCGATTGTCCTGCTTCTTTAAGAAGTTTTTCAAGCAGCTCCGCGTCGGGCTTAGGTAGCGTGTGAGCAATAGTAGCCAACTTCTCGGGATCAACTGCCAAACCCACGCAAGCCTCCTTGGCGAAATCGTCACCAAAAATTTCAACAAGGTCTTGTCGTGCTAGTTTGGCAAGTTGATCTTTTTCATAAACGTTACCTGTCTGCAGCTCGCACATATCGCCGCAAGCTGCGGCTGCTTTAACGAGCGAAACCGTGAAAACAATGTCTTCGGGACTGGGAATAAGGGCTGTGTACTTTCCGTTAAGCCCGATAGCGTGATCAAGCTGGTCGATAGCCGAGGCCAGCTTCAGCGAGGTTTCCCGACTTAGGAAAAGCTCAGGCTTGTCTTTTATTTCTTCAGCAAGCTTCTCAATGCTAGCTCGGTGTTTACTGTCTCGGGTAAGCAAAGCTCTATTACTCAAAGCCAATTGTACTAACGTAAGATCTGGAAGCCCGTAACCGGCTTGCTTTTCTAGTTTGCTGGCCAGTTCGTCGTCCAGTCGAACACCGACCGACGCGGCTTTACGCAGAATCTTCTCGGCTACAATGCAGCGATCTTCGAAAATGAAGTGCTGTTTATTTTCTTCGAGCCAATCTGCGGCGACTTTGATTTCCTCTGCGTTGGTGATTGGAAAATGTCGTTCAACATCGCCTGTATCTGACCGGTAGACATACGCATAGTCGCTGTCAGCCAGCTTCTCAACGTGCACTTCGTGTGACAAAACTTTGTCGCAAGCGGGTCTTATTCCGAAATACGCGGCTGCTTTTTGCAGGTTATCCTTAATTCTTTTCTGCTCCGCAGTATTGAAAGAAGCTTTTTTGAGCTGAAAATAGGCAGTAGACATCCACGTTGCAGCTGCAGTATGGCAAGGATATCTTAAACTACTAGGGAAATCCGCAAACGCAGTTTTTGCAATGTTTACCGGATGCAGCGTAGCGTCCATATTCGCTGTCTTGACAAAGTCAGGGAGCTCAAAAGCCTCTGCGACTTTGAACAGGCCGGACTTATTTTTATCATTGATAGGGTCAAGTACAGGGTTAGTCATTGTGTCTAGTCTCCTCGAAATTCACGCCAGTTTGCCGTATTCCGTTATAGCCCCTTACATAGGGCTAGAACCCTTCGATATCTACACGGCGTCGGGAACGTGTCCATATTGCGGCGAAAACGCCTGGACTATACACCAGGATAACAAATATTTAGAAGAATCGCACTACTGTTTCGAGTGCAAAAAGGCAGGAACAGTATTTAGCCTGGCGGCTGAACGCCTGAAGATGTCCCAGACCGAGGCTGTTAGGTACTTGTATTCTAAAATAGAATGCAAAATGCCAGACACCGTTTTTGAGGATTTTAAGCGTGTAACCGAGCGACAAGCCCGCATAAACAAAATCTGGCATACTGCACAACAGGAAATGATTAAACCTACAGTTCAGGGTACAGAGCTACTAAACCGCTACGGCTTACGTCCTGATCGAATGAGCCGAGAACGGTTTATGGCTGGCCCTGGTGCTTTGTACGGTACAATCAGCGATAGAGAAATACGCAATCTTTTCAACGAGCCGCAGTTTAAAACCCGCGATAGGTCGCTTCTAGTTGTGCCCTGTTACCGTAACCCTGTCGACATAGGTTACGTGACGCTGACAACGCAGGACGAGGAAATAGCTCCTGGTATGAAACTTTGCATGAGCAACATTGCTTTTTCCGGTTTGCAACTTATGCACAGGTTTCAGTCTCCGTTTGTAGTAGTAACGTCTATGATGCTCAACTACCTGCAATTGCAGAATTTGAACTTTCTTACCAGCGACGTACCTCTTCCTATGTTCGGTTGGAAAAGACCGCCAAGGTCGTTTTGCAAACGCCAGTGGTCTATTGCAGAAGGTCGGTTGCCTATCTTTTGGGAAAAGTATCCGACGCCGCTTATTTTACATCAAGCTATGATGCTGGACGCCAAATTGTCATTTGTCGGGCCTGAATCTTTACGTCAACAGAATGTCCAAGTTACTCCTAGTAACTGGCACAGTTGGCTGAGACACGATCCGCCACTAGACATTGTTAGACGTATAGCAGACAACGCCAAACCTTACGAGAAAGCTTTGTCAGACTGGCTTAAAACAACGTCGTTCGACAAGAAAGCACAGCTACTTAGTGACTGCGACAATTACAATGAAAGCGTTTCGCAGTTAGTCCGAAAACACATAGATCCTAAAGTCAAAGCCGGTTTCTCGAGGCGTGTTAAGGTTCCAACCGACATTAGTTCAGGCAAAATTTTCAATTTTGGTCATGTTGTTGTCGTAGAGCGAGACGGCAAGTGGTTTAACTTAGAGGGCGTAATACGTTTTCCAGGTGTATTGCGTGTAAGTCACATCGTTGTAAGACCAGATAACAAACACGAGTACATTGGAAAATTTATTATCAAAGGTCATGAAATACCTTTTAGGGTTGAAGAAAAAAAAGGAACGCTCAGGTACTTTGTAGAACTCGCCTTAGCTAATGAAATTCCTGTCTTTTTGTCGCACGAGGCAAACACCTGGGGCAAAAAAAGCATGGAAAAATTTGATCCACTGTTTGTAGCTTGTAAGTTTGAAGAGCCAAGCGTTGTTAAAGGTCTCGACCGAATTGGTTGGGATCCAGAAGGATTTCAGTTTTTCAACGCCAAGCTGGTTAAAAGCGTATTTAGAGACACACCTAAATACGCTTTTCCCGAGGACGCGCCAGGTCCGCGACAAAGCTACTGCAAAATGACGGAAGACGTCAAAGAGGCACTGCAAAAAACCGGTCCCGAAATGGAAATTATGTGGGCGTTGGCTATTGCTATGTGTGCTCAAATTACGGCTCAAGTCGGTAAAAAAACTCCATACGGCATATCACTTACCCGCGACGAATACGATGCTTTTTTGCATCAGCTTTTCGTTAGGTTCGATTTGAAAGAGGGACCGCTGACCGGTTGGAAGCATCACTGGCCGAGAAAGCTTGAAAAACTAAGTACAGCTGTTCGTAAGTGCGCTGACAATTACTTCATAGCGTTTAACGACAAACCGAACGCTATTGAAGTAGTTGAAGTCGACGTTACAGACGAAGACCTAGAGCCAAGACTACTGTCGCACAGTGCTGACAAGATAGCCATGAACTATCTTAAACACTTTACACAGCTTGAAATTCCAAAAGGTATTCGTATGTACAAAGGTTGGCTTGATTTTACACGCAAAAACTTAGGCGAGGTTTTTGATTTTGTACCGGCAGAAATGCTGGACAAAGCTTACGCGAGACTGAAAGTTAACACTTGAAAGGAAATGAAATGGCAAAATCGAAGTTTACTAAGGGTACGTGGCGGGTTTTAGGAGCAAGGGACATCCCTAATTCAAAGCGGATAGCATCTGCGGATTTATGCCTTGCCGTCGTGTCGAGTCACTTACTCAAGCCCGAGGAGATCGAGGCTATCGCAAACCTAATGGCCGAAGCTCCAAGAATGCTGGAAGTGCTGCGAACGCTTCACGATTTCGCTTTACCATTGCGAGACAGAGAGCTTGCAGCGGAATCCGAGCAAGCGTTTGCAGATGCCAGGGCGGTACTCGAAAGACTCGGCGGCTAATTCAGGCGGTTTAACTCGAAAGGAAACATGATGACGAAATCGAAATTTACTAAGGGGCCGTGGCGGGTTGAGAAGTCTACCAACTTCAAAAACACGTACCGGGTCAAGGCTAGAGACGTGTTTTTAGGAGCGGCGGTTGGGCGTCTAGAGTCTGGGAATGGAACTACCGCCGAAGAGACCAAGGCCAACGCGGAACTTTGGGCAGACGCTCCAAGGTTGCTCAAGGTGCTTAGACAGGTGCTTGAGTATTCGCACATCGATCAAAGCTGGTTGACGCTCGATGAAGCGGAAGCGGCTCACACGGAGGCCTATAAGCTACTCGAAAAACACGGCGGCTAGCTGCTTGGTAACAGCATTTAACTCAAAAGGAAAAAAATGAAAATTTCAGAGTTTCTTGCGTCAATGGGCAACACAACCGACGAAGTTGCGGATTACTGTCGAGTGTACGGTATAACCGGAGAAGTTCGCAACAGAGAATTTTGCCCTGTTATAAAAGCAATCTACCGTAAGTTTCCAAACCTTAGCCGTGGGCTGGTGGTTGACACGGTTAGATACGCTCCAGGTTACCGCGATACAGGCTACGGTATCTTCTACTTTGAAGGTAGAAGCGAGGTCAAAATAACTTGGAACGACCACCAGACTATGGACCCAGACGTTCCGAAAGCTATCCAGAATTTTGTGATCGCTTTTGACAATAAACTGTACCCTGATTTGATCGGTAAGTCGCAAAACCAAATCAAACAGGAAACATTGGCACAACTGACTGTTGAACAAAAAATGGCACTTCGTATTTGATTAGGAGCAAAAATGATTCATGCAAAAGCCTGGAGCGACTGCCGTCAATTTGAAATCGAATTTGACGCTACTCTGTGGGCACAGCGGGCTAGTGATGAAGCGATAATCGCACTAGGTGCGTGCGGGTTTCGCGGCGATTACCCTGCAGACGACGTTGTTATGTTCATGGCAGACAACGGCGACGAAAAAGCTGCAGCGTTATTTGAATTTTTGAAAATTGTAACGCGTCAACCTTTTTCTGGGGATACAAACGGTTTTGAGTGCGAGGTAGATTCATACGATTTACTTAATTGGCTAGCTGCAAATAGGCCGAATATTTTATTGGCTACTTTCACTGAAGGTGCTGTATTTGATACTACCTTTAAATTTGTACGAGCGAAACTGCAAGAGGACGGTAATCTGTTCAACCAAATTATGCCGCCGCAGTTGTTAAACGGCACAGAAAATCAGGAGAATAAACTTGACTGAAAAACAATTAGTGTGGAGTTTTGATCGCGGGAATTGGTTCGCAGAACGAGATAAACCCGAGTGTTATTGGCATATTTTGATGACTGAAAAAGGTCGATTCGCCGTAGTGTTTCCGATCGGTATCGAACGACACATACCAAGGCCAACGTTGTTGTCATCTGCAACTGTTTTTGATTCACTGCACGTAGCTAAAGATTACTGCCAGGAAAACGAAAATAAAGCACAAGTCATTGAGACCGAAAAACTGAACAGGTTGAAACAAGACAAACAAAACTGGTTGAGTTGGCTGCAGGAATATGGTGCCGAAAAGTTTCTTGACAGCTTTCTGTCTAATGTAGAAGGGGCAGAATCAACGTGCAAGCACTGCGGCGAAACTATTTATGTTGATCTTCTAGTTGGCGGAGGTTGTCCGGACTGGTCAACAGCGGACGGTGACTACGGTTGTTCGGATTCTCCGGACACGGACGAAGACGGTACCGGCGGTCACGCGCCACAGCGTCTCGTTTGGGAAAAACACAAGTGGGTGGGCGAATGAAAATCAGGCAAGCAAGAAAAATCTGGAAGCGTGCGCATCGAGAGCGAAAATCAGATAGCTATTTTTACCGAATCAAAAAAGCAACTTACGTCAAGGCTGTTGATTATTACGTCAAGGCTGTTGATTATAGGTACGCAGAAGCGATGGGGATTTTTCGCAAGCGACGAAAGGAGGTGGGCGAATGAAGATCAGGCAAGCCGGGAAGATAGTCGAAAGGCTCAGTCTATACCGAAAAAAACTGGACTACCGAACACTGCGCGATTCGACTCGGGGCAAAGCGGAATCTGCTTTTTTCCGACAGCAATGCAGAATAACCAAGGCAAGAAAGGAGGTGGGCGAATGAAAATAACGGGCACACTAAAAGAGTTAGACATGCTATTTGCATGGGAAAAACTCTGCAAACTAATTAACGTCGACTACTATAATCGACATTTAGTAAGCGATGACGAAGTTTTCAACATCGAACTTAAGCTAGACTCACAACAAGAAGTTGAAACAGCAAATTTACATTTACCTGAGGAGTAAAACATGAGTTTAGATGTTAGTTTAACCGTACCGAAACCCGGTCAATCCACTGCCAATGTCTCAGCAGAAACTATGGAGCTGTATACTTCAAACATCACGCACAACCTAGGAAAAATGGCCAAAGAAGCTGGAATATACGAGCATCTTTGGCGGCCTGAAGAAATTGGTATCGAAAAAGCGAAGCAGCTAATCGAACCACTAACAGCCGGTTTAGCTTTAATGCAGAGCGATCGTGCTAGATTTGAAACCTTTAATGCGACAAATGGTTGGGGTACGTACAAAGATTTCATACCTTTCATCAAATCTTATATTGGAGCTTGTCTGGCTTATCCAGAAGCCGACGTTTCAGTTAGCCGTTGATAATCACACAAACCAGGAGTAAATCATGATTGAGCTTACGGAAGAACAGTTTTCGGAATTTTACGGGCTGCGTAAAAACAAAGCTGGCGATTGGGTTAAACAAAAAAATTGGAAGCCTGATTTCACAAAATGGGTGGCTATATTTTCCGCCGAAGATGACTTTAACTACGATGCAGAGGACGGCGAAGAGTCAGACTGGGTAGAAGAAGTGTGGAGCGTTGCACCTAAACCATTCTGGGCAGCTAATGGTTTCATTCCGGACACCTGTTTGGGTTTTAACATTCCTGGCTTCTACGAATGCGAAGAACACAAACTGTCGCCTAAAATGAAAAAGACTGATTGCGAGCAAGCTTTTCGAAAGCTTGGCTTTCAGATTGTAAAAAATCCTGTCTGGGGCAAGCCGCAAGAAATCGAAGAAACCAAGGTTTCAGTTGCTAAAAACGTTGAAGAAAACAAAGCTTGGGTGGTGTTGGAAATCAGCAAAGATGGTTTAGATGGGCAAGCTAAGCTTTGCAAAAACAAAGCTGAAGCTGTGAAAGTTTTTTCAAAACTACTAGCTCTAAATGGTATCAAACCTAGCCCTGAACATTTTGAAAAACAACGTGTATACGTAGGTGAAGACCGGGTTATTAGAATGATGGAGGTATCGTCATGAGTAACTCTTCCGCCAAAACTGCAAGACACCCGGTTCAACCGCTAGAAAAAGATACTGACGGTACTTTACGTTTCAAGAAAAACGCGATTGTAAAGTTCTTACTAGATGCCGGTCCTTTTGATATGAATCAACTAGGCTATATGAACTGGTCAAACGAAGACCGCGAACAGTTCGCACAGTTGATCGGCTATTCACTGAGCGGTTTCAGCTCTCTTTCCTATGTGTCTGATGAAACATATCAACTCGCAACTGCAACGGCAAACGGAGTTGAAGTAAAGTAAACCTCTAATGAAAAAACATGAAAAAAATATGAATGAATACTTATACGGTTTTGGCTTATCTTTTGGTGTTTTTATAGGTAACACCACGCTATACGCTTACCGTGGTGAATTTTTAAAGGGTGTCGCAATCGGCAGCATGGCGTCCGTGTTAGTGTTTCTATGCTACTTCCTTGCTTTTTGCATTACTTACAAAGCATGAGTAACTTTTCAACCAACGAAATTAAGATTTTCACAAAGCTGGGTCTTGCCGACTTACTGCAACAAGAACCGGCAATGGTTTACCAGGCAGCAATCTCGCTGGTATTTTCCAGGTACCTAACCGGACCGCATGTCGAAGCGTTGCGACGCGGATACATCGCTGCGTTCGTAGAATCCACAGTTCAACGAAGAACATTTGAATTCGAAGATTTGATTGAGTTCGAACCAAAACCTTCAGAGCAAATCAAGGTGCACGTTTCGTTTAAAGGTATCGTAGAAATATACGTACCTGAAACTGTACCTAGCAGCCGTCGTCGCGCATTGGCAGAGAGATTAGCACTTTGTCGGCTGGTAGCTGTAACTGATGATCCGAGCACATGTGAAGATGTTGCATGGGAAAAATACGGCGAAGCTTTTGATTTAAACGAAGAAAAAGCAACTGCTGAATGGTGTGAGTGTAATATCGAAAACCTTTCTGGAGATTGGCGTATCTGTGAACCTGACTAAACTTGAAATTGATTCGAGTAATTCTGATAGTTTTAAAGCATCGCTGGATCGGCAAACAGCGTTAAAAGAAGCTAAAAAATTGTTCATTAAACATATAAAACTAGCTTTAGAGGCTGAAAAAGCTAGTGCTAGATTTTACCACCAAATACGCGTTATTAACCACTTGGACGCCGCTTTCTTTTGTTTGCGTAAGTACAGTCTATTGCCAGATGTAAAACCGTACATGGCTGTTCTTGCTAGCATTAGAGCTCGCATAGGTTCTAAGTACGGTTGTAAATACTGCAAGCAAGATTTATCTAAACGCTTACGCTACAAACTAGGTTTAATGTCTAGTGTTGAAAAACGAGACTACGAGCGTTCTTGCGCGAGCCGAAAAGAAGTCGGTATGCGTTAGTTCAAATTTATTTTCGGCAATCGCCGATAAGGAGAATTATCACGATGACTACAAAGATTGAAGCGTTTTACAGAGACGCGACGGATATGGATGTTGCGGAGATCGTAAGAACCAACAACGGAAAAGTGGCTAGATTTAGGGATGACAAAACTCAAAACTGGGTCTGCCTCGACGGTGACGGGTACGACCTGATGCTTGTTGGATGGGAACGAGGCCACTTCAAGTGCGACGGAGGCATGTGTTGGTCTCAATGCCAAGTCTACGAGCCGCAGTCCTGGTGGCTCAAAAAGCCTGAGCCGGGTAAAGGCTACACGCTGCTCGGAAAATATCCGCACGAGACTCTAGAAGCCAACGACGAGTGGTGGGACGGTGTTAAGTGGGTTGCATCGACAAAGTTGACCGGCGAGCAACTCGAAGCTATCTGGTACCGACGCAAGCAGGAGCAAACAAAGCCAGCCGCTGATCTTGTTGCTAAGCCTAACGATAGAATTCTGCTGCCCAACGGTAGGATTCTTACTGTCACTGCTAACGGGATTGAAATAGAGTAACGAGAAATCGTAAAGCTAGTACCAATCCATGTCCTTAATACCCTGGGTAGAGAGTAGCACATCGTCGCTTATCTCTATGTCCTTGTAGGCTGATAGGTCTGGAAACCTACCTGCCATTTGGAACAGCATCATTGAGCCCATGGTAACAGCTTGTGCAAAGTCATCAGGTCCGGCAGGATCTCGCAAAATCTTGTAAGTGTCCCTGCCGGATCCAGACTCGGCTTTGTCTTCGATTAAATTCAAAAAGTCGTGCAAAAGACCGACATCATCTGATCCTTTGTAGTCGTATTCGAAGAATCTAATAACCCCACCTTTGATGAATTGACAGCAGTAATTCAAAGCTCGATTTCTGTCCATTACATAGTGATCTCGAGGGTGTTTCGGGTTTGCAGGTTTGTAACCTATCAAACCACCCTTGGCAGGCCCAGTGTAGGCCACAGGAAGAATCCTTTCTCGAGGAAGCCTAGCCTGCACTAGCAGCGTTTCTCGCACTGTACCGGCTCCTGTGTAATCGTGAACAACGTGAGAACACTTGAAAGCTCCCATGATGTTCAAAATCAAACCGGCTTCGCGTTCGTGCTCGTGCGGTGTCATACTTCGGTACCCGTAAATAACGTCCACGCGACCATCAGGACAAAGACCGCATACCGCAATCGAAGTGTAAGACTGCAACGCAAGATCGCTTTTACCGTTGCTAACGCCACCTCCACCCCAGTCAACGGCCACAAAGCGGTACAAATAGCCGTCGATGTTATTTCGAGCTGTCTCCATGGTATTTTTCCACGGCAGGCACGCAGCACGTTTGAGATCTGTAATGGTTACAAGCTTGCTACCTGAGTCCCACGACTCGCCGCATACTTCGTTGTAAAAAACGTGGATAGGTGTGTTACCTTTGCCATCTCGTTTATCGACTAGCGTTTGCCACTTCTCGCGGCTAGCGTAGTGCATAGGCATGATAAGCTGAGGCACATGGTAGCCAGCAAAGCTCCAACGCTTATCGGGATGCCGGTGCAACCACCGTCCAGTTCCGCCCTGGTAGGGTGGTCTTGGATTGATTGGTTTTGCACACTTAGCACAAATAACACCTGGACACGTGTCGCTAATGCCGTCGTGAACCGGTCCGATCATTTTGAGAAGATCGTGATCTAGTGAAGGAATATTCCAGTGACCGCAGCCTCCGTGAGGGCATTTGATAATCCACTCGGCCATGGAACTATCTATCCAAAGCCGCTCGATTGTGTTGTCAAGTGTCTTGGGAGTTCCAGCATATTGCTTGATTCCCCAAGAGCGTGAGGCAGAAATAGTCTCGTGAATAACAGGTAGAAACGAGATATCCATGTCCTGGATCTCGTCTATACAGTTATGGCAATTTACACCGTTAGCAAAAAATGAATGATACTTCGCTGTGTTTATATCCCAAGTTGGACGTAAGCCGACATAGGTTACACAAGTTATAACCGAACTTTCGCAGCTCTCTTTCTTTCGCGATATTCCAAATTCAACTTTCTGTGTCGAAGTTTTTTGCAATTTTCTTTTTTGCAAATAGCTTCTTTTGCCTCCAGCTGGTCTTTTCGACCCGAAAAAATCGATCCACACATTGAACAGATTACTGTTTCTTTTTGTCTTGGGATTTTGTAACGCATAGACGGATGCACCCAAGGTGCAATATTTAGCGCTAATTTTCGAGAACTCTCGGCAGTTAGACAAAGCACGTAATACGGCCTGGCTTGATTTTTGTTTTTTACAGGCGTCACCTTGTTGTAGATGCCCAGCTCTTTTAATCGGCTTGAAAGTATTTCGCACTCGGCTTTTGAAAACCCTTGTGTATGAAAAACACAATTGCTTCTTCGAGCACCGCAGCTTCCGTCGTCCATGTACCAATAAGCTATTGCCGCCCAATCCAGTTGATTTGCCCAAGTTGTAGTTACCGTTTTTTTGCCTTCGACGGTGACAGTTCGAGCTATTTCCAGAAACGCAGGACTTGAAACAGTAGCAAATATTACCGACTTTTTTCCGTAGCCTCGGTTGAGCACTTCTTTCGGTTGGGTTGAAACAAACTCGGCCAAAGTGTCGGCTTTGTCCTGACAGTACTGTTTTTGTTTCAGTCCGTGTCTGAAATATATTCGGTAATTTGAGGTTTTTGAAGCTTGAGCTATTCCGGAATCGCCTAGTAAGCAACCTAGTAGCATTTGTTTCTGCGGGTAGCTTAAAGGTTTGTCCTGGTTCCGCTTTCGCTTGTCCGTTTTGGAATTCGAGCAGTTCTGGTACAAGCTCTGCCAAATATTTCCACTGTTTTGTGCTGGCTGTTCTAAATCGCTCATCTGCAGTACACCGTACAACTTCACCGCCGGAAAACTTAACCTCAAAAACAGGCTGCACGCCGTGATACAGCACCTCAGTTATTACATCGGTACTGATTGTACCATTCTTATCCGTAGAAAGTACAGCCATGCCTGGTTTAGCATTTTTTATGGCGACAAAGTTACCGTCAGAAAGCTCCAACATGGTATTTCCGACGAGGCAGTTTTTGTCGGCAGAGATACCTCGAGTTCTCTCGGCGTCCAGGTAGGCAAAAGAAAAGATCATCTTAGATCTATTCTTAAACGAACGTTGTAGTACGTTGTTCACGGTAGTTTCGTCAGTGAACAGTCGGCCTACAGGGCTTGTTGTAATGAATTCTGCGACGTAGTTTTGAGAAAACCGCCGGATCATTTCAAACAAAGGCGTAAGAAAAAGCGTACTGAAGTACGGTATGCAGTTTGAGAACAAAACACCTTGAGCTGCCAGTGAAGTACTTTTACTCACTTGACGGCCCGTTTTTAGCAGCGTCGTCCGTGCCATTCTCGTTCTAAAGAAAGGAGCAAACGGAAAGTGATCATGTAAGTGATAGGGCTTGCCCCTGATGGAAAGCAGTAGCGGAAGAAGTGGCTGAAGCGTCGGGTATCCCGACGATTTCAGCATAAAATCCGCCAAGTGTAATCTGCGTTCCACAAGGCTTGTCGATGCAGACGGCTTGTAGCCCATCTGCCGAGCTACGTTTACCAGCTTAGTTTCGCTGATAACGTAAGGATCGTGTGCTTGTTCTTCTGCCATGACCTCGCTAGAGGTCATTCTGGCATTTTTAATCAAATCGTAGGAGGATGTCATTTTTAAGCTAAGTGATACTGTGTTTGACTTGCTGTCTCTCACAGCCAAAGCAATAATCGGGGTGGCATCGTTTGCCGCCAAGTCCGTAATTTTGATAGGTGCCGGTCTTTTAATGACCGTCGCCGCCGTCCATAATATGGTTTTTGGACAAGATAACAAAGAGTAACCCACAGAGGGGAGGCCACAATGCCGACCAGAAGTTCTTTCGCCTTTAGCCGGAGAAAACAATTGCGACCGCTGAATTGGCCGTCGTCCTCATTTTCTCCACCGCAGTTGCTAGTCAATCAAACCGAGGTGCCTAGCGGCAAACCTCTGGAAGAGTTAATAGCAGGCGAAGGAGCACCTCCCTCTGATAGAGTTAGCTTAAATAGTTGGTCTCCTCCGACAATTTCAGAGGATGATAACAATGGATAACGCGATTGCAGTTTGGTTTCTTGGTTTACTGTGTGCTGGTTTGTATCTGATGCTTTCAGGCCAAATCGGTTTAGGTATTATGGCATTTTTGTTGCTATTTGCTTCTATAAAAATAGTAAACGGGTAATCACGTGGAACTAATCGTTGCAGCCTTGGCAACATGGCAAATCGTCGAGATATGGCATCACTCCTTACTGTTTGCGACACCCCGCGCAATAGTAGAAACTTGGACAAGTAAACTAGGAGAACTCCTGGTTTGCTGTTTTTGCCTGTCTCCCTGGGTTGCACTCCTGTGCACTCTTGTCATGTGCTGTCAAGACACCAGGTTGGCGGTATGGTTTGCTAAATCCGTAATTACGGCTTTAGCAGTTTCCCGACTAGCCAACCTGGGCAACGATTATTTTTACACTGTATGCAGAACGCCTAGGTTTAGTGTCGAAGATTTGAACATTGAAACAGAAACTGAAACAGGAACTAAAAAAGATGAATGAAAACAAAGAAACAGAAGTACAAAAATACCACAGACTTGGAATAAGGAGTAAGCTGCAAATGCACTCAGCGATGGCAGCTGCAATGCTGGTTAATTACAACGGCATGTATGGGTGGGGCGGACAACCGCGGGGCGAACCGGAGATAACTAAAAGGCCGTGCCTTAACTGCGGCAAAGAAAAGCAACACAACAACGCTTACTGCAGCGGCGAGTGCTGCCAAGAACACAGGAAAAAGCAACGCAATACCTAGTCCGTACAAGTTGTGTCGAGAAGCGTGGGACAAATGCATTCAGCATTTGCCTAATGTCAAGTTGAAAACCAAGCAAGCGAAACGTAAGTTCCGCAGGCTGGAAAAAGACGCATTGAAAAAAGGAAAAGAACCACCTGTTAGTATCTCGGCTGGAGCCCGATACTAAGAAAGAAGACTTGAAATGGCTTATACAATAACGATAGCCGCAAAAGACGTAAAAGTTGGTGACTATCTGTGGAATTCTTTAGCCAAACATCCTCCGTATCAGTGGGTACGCGTGGTAAGCATAGAACAAAAAGAAAACAACCGCATAGCGTTACACACATCTGGCTGGTACACAGTTAAACACCGTGAAGAGGGCATAGCGGTCAGAGCCGACCTATCACTGTCCGTCGAAAAAGATTCTTACAGAACGAGCTCCGAACAACCCAACACGGCTAACGTATCGAAAGATTAGCTTAAACTCGCAGTACTTTAAAACCCTTATGAAACTTGTAAAAATTATGCGTTACGTAGAAAAAGATCGCTTTGACGTTGCTTCCGGAATGCCGACAGCTTTGGCGGCGAAGTTGGAATGTTCTGCATCGCTACAGTTGTTTCGGCTTGCTGCCGATCATAATCTGCAGTACATGGTTCTTATCGACTCGGCGTGGGAAGACATATCGCCGGTAGTTGAATGGTTTTTGGAAACTAGAAGATACCAAGAAGGCATTAAATGGCTTTACGATAACACGCCGGACGTGTACGCGAGAGTCTTTTCAATTAACAGACTTATGGACGCAGAAGAAAAAGAAGCAAGTAATCTTGAACAACCCGACATAACTAACGTATCGAAAGATTAGCATGACAACTTTCGATTTCACCAGCGAAGAAAAATCTGCGTTACTTGTTTGTCCGTTTTGCGGTGACAAACCTCTTTTGCACTACCAATTGCACGACCTTGACGATTGGGTAGTGCAATGTGACGACTGTGGCGCTAGCAGTTGCCCTGAAGGTATTCGCTACGACCGCAGTCTAGCGATAGTTGATTGGAATACAAGAATCACAAACAACAAAAGAAAATAACATGGAAAACCTTGAAATTAATAGTGGTTACGGTGCAGCTCTACGGCACAAACAAACCGGAACAGTTTCTTATCTTATGTATGATAGAGATGACGACGACTTTTGCTGGAATCCGGATCTAAAAAACGCCAGAATTTTCGATAGCAAAAAAGTTTTATTGCGTCAGCTTAGCCTTTTGACAGTTAGACCCGATATCGAAGATATTTTTGTTTTTACGTCTAGGCTGAAATACGACGATTACGTTATCGTCGTAGACCTCGACCGAGCTATTTTGGAGGCGGAACTGGAAGAACTCGAAGACCGCGTGGTTGCACTTAGGCTTAAGCTCGCGGAGAAATCGAACACTAATGACTGAGAAACTAAGCCGATTCGGGCTTTACCCTGTAATACCCAATAAGTTGCTTATTGACCGCAGGTTTAAAGCACGTTGGACCGGTGAAAAACGGTGCCCAAAAAAAGGTGAGTACTTCTTGTCCGGTGCAATCATCGAGGCCTATGCAGCTTTTAGCGACATGCAGACAGAGTACCACATAGCTGAAATCGTTGAAACTGAAACAATAACAACTACTCGCGTTGTAGAAAGAAGGTAGTAGCATGGGCATGAGTATGACTTTTGCAGCCGCACCGCTGTGTGAACTCACAGAAGTGCGGAAAGCAGCCATGAAATCGTTAATCGCCACGTTAGAAATCGACGAATTTGAAGAGTCTTATCAGTTTTACGGCGACAGCGACATCACAGTAATTAGAGAAAAGCTCCTTGAATACGTAGTAGAAGTCTGCGAAAACTTTCAAAATGCTTCAAAAGACGTTGGATGGCTTTGTGTTGCCCCTATGAACTACAGACTAGGTATTACCGGAGCTCCATCGTATGGTGATAGTCCAACAGACTCCTACGACGCGTTTAACGCAGTCGCTTGCATTGAACAAGTTTTTGATAAGTTAAAAGAATGGGCAGTCGAGGATCACATCAGCTATTGAAGATGCGACATTACCGGAGAAAGACACTGTGAAAGTGAAAGTTAAACTTGAAGTTGACGGAGACGAAGTTGTAATTGAGCTTCCAAACGGAAACAAGGTCAGCTTGGTATTGTCCGATATTGAAGATGAAGCGTTACCAGAATTGGACATTATGTTCGATAGAACGCTAACGGCCAATTTATTTAAACAAGGAAGCCCGAGCGTTCCTCATGAAGATCACACTTATGCGTCAGACTTCAATCAGATTCTCGTTCCGCTTAAACAGCACAGCGGTTAGTGGGTTTTAGTTGCTAACCAATAGCTGTTTTAAATATTTCTTGCTAGCATGTTGCATTAGGAAAATACAATGGAAAACTGTAAACAATTGTCCCAATTGTTAGATCATCTAAAAATCGAAAACTGGGACATTTTGCTAATTGGTGACGGATCTGGTGCGTCGTGGGGGCCTTGCGGCTGGGGCTGTTTGTCGATTGAGCGTAAAGACTTTAGCCGAACTATGTGGTATGGCAGCATGAACCATGGCACGGTAAACGTGGCCGAGTACATGGCTTACATTCAACCGCTTATTTACTACGCTAGCAGAAAATACGACAACTTCCAACACGTGCACATCATCACTGATAGCCAAGTTGTCGCCGCCGCCAGCACCACCTACATCTGCGGTAAATTCTTGTCGGACTTTCTAGCTAAAGGTTTTATCGTAAAGACGCACTGGCTTGAACGTTCTACGTTAGAAGCCAACAAACTTGCCGATATGGTTAGTAAGTACGCTCGAGCAGACATCAAAAACGCGAAGTACGATCAAACCGCCATAACACTTCTAGGAAAACAAACCGCTTATGAAATTGAACCTACCACATGAACATTGAAGATCTTTTGGCTGAGCTTGAGGGTACAACTAAAAAAGAAGACTTAAAACCCACCAAACAAGAAATTCCAAAACAGTCTAAGCAAGAAAAACCAGCAGAGGAATGCGGTCCTGTTTTAAGAACACTTCCCGCCAGATCTAGAGATGTAGTCTGCGGTATTTGTCGCAAAAAACTAAAGCCTAGCGAAAAGTACTGGTGCCAGGCTAGCGAAACAACCAACTACTGGTGGTGCTGTTCTTGTCTCAAATAAAGAATCACTATGCTACCTAAATTTTCAGTTACATCTGAAGGTAACGATACAACTACCACAGTTCGTATCAACAAAATTGAAAACGGTTTTATTTTACGCACCGGCGGTAGACCAATTCACTATCCTGATATAACCAAACTAGCCAAAGCTGTTTCCGAAGGAATACTGGCTATCAACTGGGAGGAACCAAATGATCGCACAAACAAACCTAAGTCAAATAAGCCCTGAACTTGCTGCTTTTATTGTTTTCATTGTTTTTTTATACGCTATTTTATCTAAGTTGGGTGACAAATGATTTTAACAGGCGGAGCGATAGACCGAGCGGTAGAACTAGGCCATATCGAGATAACCCCGTACGACAAAAGCCAACTCGGCCCAAACTCATACGATCTTCGGCTAAGTGAAGTTTACTCTATCAGTCTTTACGAAGAAATCGATGCAGCCTCAAGGCCTGTGTTTATAGAGAGCAAGATACCAAAAGAAGGGTTGCGGCTTAACCCCGGCCAGCTCTATCTAATGGCAACCAGAGAGGTAACGTACACTTCTAAATACGTGCCGTGCATTGAAGGCCGGTCGTCTATCGGCAGGCTTGGAATTAACGTTCACGCAACGGCAGGCTTTGGTGACATCGGTTTCAAAGGAACTTGGACGCTAGAAGTATCGTGTATCCAACCTGTTCGCATTTACGCCAACATGCGTATTTGTCAAATCTACTTCTTTGAACCTAAAACAGACGGTGTTAATTACCGGTTATATGACGGCAAGTACGTCGGGCAAAAAGAACCAAAGATTAGCGGTATCTACAGAGAAAGGTCTGAGTGGTATGTCTAATAACCTAACAGAACCGGCGAACGAAATGTCTCTCAAAGATTTGTACGACGGCGTAAAAGTTGTTGCACAGTTTTCTACTCGAGATAACGAAACCGGCTGTGCTCCTGACTGGGGTAAACCTAAAACCGTTACGTTGTACGTTGTAAGAGCAGAAAAAGATTTGAAGAAAGGCAAATTAATTCGTCCAGCCGGTACAATCGTTGAATTAGCTGTCAAAGAGTTTGATTTCGCCTCGTACGAAGAAGAGGATTATTGCGAAGAATACAAAGAATTCGTGTTTGACAACTATCGTATGCGAATCTTGAAAATTTTAGAAGCAAAGAAAGTTAACATGGCAACAAGTAAAACGACAACGACCGTAGACTACCCTGTTGAACAGATCAACAAAATTATCAGCGAAAAGCTGTTTTCAGGTTTGAACGTCAAAATTGAATACGTAATTCAAGAAGTCGATGGCGACCCCATGGACCGCTTTCCAGGTCGCAACGAAGTAACAAACGTTCGCATTTCTTTTGACGGTACACCACCTGGTGGCTTTGCACGGAACTAAGAACAACATGAAGGCAACAAAAACCGAACCCGCTGGGTATCCGGACTGCTGGTTATTTGAACCTAACCGTCGTGTATATCGCCGAAACGACAAAGGCGAAACATTCGGTGGCCCAATTTGGCGAGAACACTGGGTTAAAATTGAAATCGTCGGAGAAACAACAAGAAGCTGGGTTACAAGTTGTGGCGGAAAAGTACCTAAAAAAGAAGGTCACGCCCATGTCTTTTCTGAGGAAGAGATTAATCGGCGGGCACTTGTTGCAGATAGGTACTCGATAGCAGAGTGCGTAAGGCATTGTTGTGACTACGACAAGCTAAAACAGATAGCTGACATCGTTAATTACGAAGAATATGTCAGCCCACCGTGTTCGCAGTAAATATTTTACGAGTTACGCTTTGAACCGAAGTAAACTTACGTTAACACCACACCCGCTGAAAGGCGGGTTTTTTTATGGAGTAAACGATGACAACAACAGTAGAAGAAACAATCAAGTTTACGCTTGATTTCAAACCGTTGCAACGGTACACGGTGTTCGACGCAGAGGCTTACAACAAACTAGTCGAAGAACAATTACCTTGGTCGAAAGAACTACCCAGGGGCGAAGTGAATAACCCACCTAAAAACGCAATTAAGCTGGGCGAGTTTAGACTTTTCAACGCAGTATTTCCCAAGTTCTCTATGCGTTCGACTTTTTTGTTTAGCAATCCAAAACTGCATCGAAATTGGCTCGATATCGTAGGTGGCAGCGATAAGAAAGTCGGGTTTTCAGGCGACGTGTTGCTTCCAATACTGCAAGACACAGATGGGCGTGCTTGGATGAGCCTTACTCCAAGCGAAATGGTGACTCAACGTTCGCAGATCAGACGCACAAGCGGTAAAACCATCATCGCCGGTATGGGTATGGGTTGGTTCGCGGCTCAAGTACTTCAACGAAAAAAAGTAACTGAAGTTGTAATCGTTGACGACAACAAAGATGTTTTAGACTTCTTCGGTTCAAGACTAAAAGCGATATACGACAAGCCAATAACGCTTGTTCATACAAGTGCCTACGATTTTGACTGGCAACAATCTTTCAATGTTGCGGTGTGGGACATTTGGCGTGCCTTTGACTACGCCGCTTTTGACAAAAAGTATTTGAAAATCAAAGATGACATCGAAAAGGCCGGTAAAGTCTGTACTCAGTGGGGGACAATGAGACGTGACTAAAGGAGCAGGTGTAATTGTGTTTTTGTTTATCTTCGCGTTTTTGCTTATGCAAATTGAAGCCTGTGTAGACAAGAACCGAAGAATTGATCGCGTTATCCGCATACAGAAGGAAACCAAAAATGACGACTGAAAACCTAATAAACAAAGCTCGTGCCTATGCCGCGGCTAAACACAAAGATCAGAAGCGAAAAGACGGCAAGCCTTACTTTACGCACGTAGAAGCTGTGGCTGGTATCGTTAGGAATGACTGGTTAAATTTGATGCCGTTTCACGCGTTGACAGTCTGGGGGCCGCTTTACGAAAACATAGTCGATGCGGCGTACTTGCATGACGTAATTGAGGACTGCGGCGTAACTAAGGAAGATATAAAAGCCGAAGGTTTTACACCTTTGACGGCTGAAATTGTCGAGGTTGTGTCACGAAAAAAAGATGAGAACTATTTAGATTTCGTAGTTAGAATTATGAACAGTGGTTCGATTAGCGTTGGAGCAATAGCAGTCAAACTTGCTGATCTTCAACATAACATGAGCGATCTAAACGAAGGATCTTTGAAAGATAAATACCGTTTAGCACAATACATATTAATGCAAAGGATTAGACGTGTTAACTGACAATCAGCGAAGATTGCTGCGTAAATATCGCATTCATATCAAAGACGATATCATCAAAAAAACAGACGCAGAGAATCGTCAGATACGTGAAATAATTCGGGCTGTTACGGAAGCTCTCGATATACCGTGTCACGATTCTGCGTATTCTTCTGAGTCCTTTTGCGATTGGTTAGAACGAAATGAACGCGAAAAAACTATAGACAGACACGCCAAGCGTGTGCTGCTTAGGTGTCATCTAAAAATGGTTGATAACGAAAAAGTGGTCGACGACGTGTTAGAAGCGTTATCAGCCGAAAACCTATACGGAGACTAGTCAGTGCGTATCAAAGACAAAATACAGACTAAATTTGATTTCTACGCAATTAACAGTATCGGTGTTGAAGAACAACAATCCACCGAGATAATGCTTACAACAGCAATTATCGACCTGATTGATCTAGAAGAAGAACTTGCGACGTTAAAAGCAAAGCTCGAAAAGTTTGACAGAGATTTTCCGCCGAGTGCAGACGCAAAATTTACATCGCTAAAAAGTATCTGCATTAACTTCGAAGTCTACGCAGACGACGATTCTAAAATAACCGGCAATTTTCCAAGAGAATTCGATATTGTACAAGGAATAAATGACACGGCTAAGGCTCAAGGTGTCAGCTTCGACGCTCGAGCAATGCTTAGCCCGATTCCAACCGAACTCGGTCTTTTTTGTTTGCGTGTAGCTGCTCGAGTTGATGATAGAATCGTTACAGGGGTTGTACCTGTATGGTTTTTACCGAAAGAAAAACATGAGTGATTCCGGAAAAAACAAAAACCTATCAATCGTCAGTAACCCGTGGGCGTTTGCTTGTCAGTGGTACAAACCCGAAGCGATACAAAGAGCTATAAACCAAACTGTACCAATTACCAATTATTGTGACCTGGAACGCGTACCTACCGATGTCACAAGTCTAGCTTTTGCGGACTGGCTGACCGACCAATACCGTTTGGCTATGGCTAAAGGAGCTCAATTAGCAGCCGATGAAATGAAAAGTTTAATCGGGGCTTCGGAGGAAGAAGACAACGAAGGCTGGTGCAGTCGGTGTGCCTGCCAGCGTTGTTACGACGAACAACTAAAGTCACAAGAAGACTGGGGTAGCTAACAGCTAACAAGGAAAAATAATGAGCGAAATGAAATCAGTTAAGATTGGGCCTGAGTTCTTTCAAAAGGAGCTACGCGAGTATGCTAACTGGCAGTGGGCATTCGTCCGTGAAGCCTTGCAGAATTGCATCGACGCACCCGGTTCTCAAGAAATACACTTCCAAGCAAAAGACATTGGTAACACAACGGTGGTAACTTGGTCAAACAACGGCAAACCGATGGACCAAGAAACCGTCGAGAATAAACTCTTCGCTCTCGGTGGTACTGGAAAAGGTTTTGACGGCACTGTCGGCGGCTTTGGTAAAGCTAAAACGCTTCTGTACTTTGCACAGCAAAACTACAGCATTCATACAGGGCAACTAGTTGTTAACGGGCAGGGCGGTGATTATACGGTTTACCCTGCGGATAACCGCAAAGGCACTATTTCTGTTGTTAGCATTGAAGGCAATTACGCAGAATCGCTAAACGGCAAGGCTTCTAGATTTGTAAACCTTGCACAATGGCACGGTACTTTTCATATCGACGGCGTTGCTGGCCGGGCTAACTTGCGAAAAGGAAGTCATCGTCGCGACTTTTCTTTCGGCAAAGTCTACACCAACAAGACCGAAGAAAACATGCTTGTTGTACGCATCGGCGGCATTCCTATGTTTACCAAGCATATCCGGCTTAATCGCTGTGTTGTACTGGAGCTAAACGGATCGAGTGCTGACAGGCTAACTAGCAATCGCGACTCACTGCTTTCAAAGTACTCCTACGAGCTCGACGATTTTCTTACTGAGATCGCGGTCGACCGCCGAAGTGCTTTGTCAAGCAAACGACAAGAACGTGAGTTTTTTGGAAACGTTAGAATGTCTTGTGCTTTCAACGAGATACCAGAAAAACCGTTACACGTCGAAAACAAACCAAGTGAAATTCCCTCGCTGTTTGAAACTACAAAATACGAGGCTAGTGCTGCAAGTAGTTACAGCACAACCCGAGCCGTTAGCTATAAAATGCGTTTCGTCGTTTACAATAGGACCGACCGCAAGATTCCAAAATGGCTAACGCCAGGAACCAGCATGCGAAGCTTTGCCCGAAAACTCGTGCATACCTGGGCAAGTATTTTAGTCGAGTTGCACAACATAACTAAAAAATCGGCTTCTTTCTCAGTTGGTTTTGTTTTTGATGAAGACCCAGAAGGTTCGTACGTCGCGGGCTACGAGTCACACAACGGCGAACCTATCTACTACATCAATCCAACATTGCCAGGGTTCAAACGCCGGTTTTCGTCAAAAGACAAAGACAAGCTGATTGCCATCGCCGCCCATGAGTTTGTTCACGGGCAATATGGCCGCAGCTATCATGATGAAGATTTTGCAGGAGACCTTACAGATCTTATGGCATTGGTTATGAAAAACAGGAAGCGTTTTAACAAATGCTTCACCGATCAAATTAGAAAGGTAGCACTTGTTTAGTGAGTACACCGGAAGCATTTTTAAAGTCGGTGATTGTACAACAGCTTTCAGCGACAGAACAACAGGCTGAAGCAATCTGGTTTTCTTTTGAGGCTTATTGCCAGCGTATAATTCGTACCGAATATCCTGATAGTGCCTACGCAGCAATTGTACTTGACGGTGAAGGTGGTGTTGTAATTGGTATAGATGTTTACGAGGAGTAAAAACAACAGATGCGTTATGTAATTGGGTTTATCGGTGAAGATGGTTTACTTGGAAGAACTTGGGTGGCTAGCTCTATGAGTGAATCTAAGCAAGTATTGAGGCATATAGCCGAAGAAAATCAAGATATTCAACTGACCGAAGAACTGATCGAGCGTTTTGAGTACACGTGCACTCAAAGAACTTCGGACGGAGTTTATTTTGTTGGCGGTCTAGAGGTTTGGGCACCCGCAGAACCTTCCGAGCCGGTCGAGCACGTTTAAAAAGAAAGCGAGTGAGTATGAACAACCAGTACAGAGAGCCGACAGACCAGGATATTGAGTCAGTAGTAGAAGTCAGCGACGACGGTAAAAAGTGGTGTAAGCGAAAGCTTGTGCATATTGCCAACTCTAACGCAGAAAGCCGTTTCACCGTAATTGAAATAGGTTCTAATGTTTTAGACCCTAATGTAGCATTAACCAGTTGGAATAAAGCTAGGATCAAACTACAAATGAAATCGTCGCAAACAGAGTCGGACAACGAGTTGACCGTAAAGCGGCTTGCTGAAGTTCTTGAAAAGCTTGAAAAGACTCGCAAGCGTTTTGCTGAAACTATTGAAAAATTTGAAAAGATTCGCGAGCGTTACCTAAACTTCACAGCTACGGCTACGAACGAATCGCACAGGACTTACAACCGAGGTGTAGCCGCAGGGATCGAGGAATGTGCGGTTATAAATCAGGTAGCCCTCGGCCAGCAAGCCGAAGAATAGAGCGATGGCAAATTAAATCCGGACCTACCTTACCAGGGAGATTAAAATATGAACGGTAAAGCTAAGTTTTTGAAACACCGACACGCGAGCCTGTTTCGGGCGATCGAGAACTTGGAGCATAATTTCAACATGTTCCGCGACTTCCAGGAGCTCCCGGTGGTCGAATTCGAGGAAATCCAAGATCGCATCGAAGAAGCCATTAGCGAAGTCAAGGCGATCCGTATGGTGATTAACGACAAGATTAGCGAACTGGAGGCGGCATCGTGAACCAATTCGAGGTGTTGAGATTGTTTATTTCGCTGCCACCTGAGCATAAGCGATTGTATCCGCAGCAATGGGCTGAGATGGTCGACGATCAGCCAGCGGTGGCCCCGATGTCCTGCGAGCCGACCGGACGACTCAGCAGCGTTGAACCCAACCTGCAAAATATCCCCGTTCGAACTCCCGAAGATCGCTCGATCCGCTCGGCTTTTGTGCCCAAACCTCCTCACAGGGAGAAGCAAATCTAATGACAAATCACGAACAGACAATGTTAAACAGGGGGTGTCCCGATTGCGGCGGAGACATCGAGCTATACGACACGCATCTAAACGGACAGCAAGGCAGATACCGCTGCAAGAAGTGCCCAAGAGATATCTTTTGGAAGGTAGGAAAGTCAATGTCGTTTGCAGACGTCATGAAAAAAATACAGTCTAAAACCTCAAAACCTGACAAGCCGAACGAACAACAACCTGAGGACCCTGAAATAGAAAACGGATTTCACTGGCCTCCAACTTTTGAGTAATCTAAGGAATAAAACAATGGAAAGCAACGAAGACAAAGGCGGATGGATTGTTATTGTCGTACTGGCAATAGCGTTCATATTAGCCGCAGTAACTAATTCTTTCTTTTCGAAACCTTCACAAAGTACAGTCACCGAATACACGGTCACAACCAAGCTTGGTGAATTCAAAAATCTTCGAAAAGCACGTGGCGATGAAAATCGCTTTTTTGATCGTGACGGCCAGGAGTTTTACTTTCGAGTCTCTTTCGTGTGCGTCGAGCAACCTAAAGAGGCCACTCCATGAACATTGTCAAAGACATTTTAGAAGCGGCAAAGGCACAACAGATGAACCCATATCAACCCACAGAACCGACTAAGCCGTCGCTAGAAGAACGCGTCGAAATGCTAGAAGCACAATACGCTGAAAGTAGGCCTACGGGATTTGCTGAATCGCTAATATCTTTTGTGGCGATGGGCGTTGTCGGTTTGCTTTTTATGCTACTCGGAGCAGCGTTGTTCGCTTTAGTAACCGGAGTAAACAAGTAAACATGGCAACACTCGTTAAAGTATTTTGTCGGACATGTGGAAAGCAGATCGAAGTCCGCAAGGCTGACGTCGATCGCGGCTGGGGTAAAACCTGCTCGAGGTCATGTGCCGCATTGAATCGCGGCGCGAAGCGACCGAAGCGAGTGGTAACGGGCAAATCGACTCCTGAAGAAGCAATTGACGACTACGACGGGTCCTGGGTCGCACACAACTACTAAACTAAAAGGAAATACTTATGAGTTGGGATGGCAAACCAAAACCAAAAGGTGACGAGATTTTAGTGTCGTTAGAAAGCGGAGCAAATTGCAAAAGCTCAAATGACGTCATTACATCTGCTGAAGAACTTGGCTTTGAAAGTCGTGCGGCATGGGCCGCTGCGACCGAAGACGAAAAGATGAAGGCGGTTCAGGAATACTTTTACGCCGACGGGTATCCCGAATGGTCGTGGGAAGACAACACGTGATTTAACTAATGTTTCGATCAAGTTTTATTTAGGCGAAAGCATGTACACTAAAAAAGTTGTTTACTCGTTTGAAGTCGATGCAATTGAATATCAGATCTTAGACTGGAGCGACGACTTACACCGGCTAGAAATTATACAAGGCCAGGGTGGATCGGATATTCTTCGTTCACGTGCAACAGTAGTCTTAGGCGATACTTATGATTCCGGACGCTGCGTGCTAATTTATGAAAGCGAAAACATCAGCGACTTCGAAAATAGACAACACGCAGCCAACGTGCTTGCACATCTTAACACACACCACTTCATTCCGGAATAATCATGTCAATTTCTATGTCACTTGACGGCGGAAAAACCTGGACTACAGCCAAGCAAGGTATTAGAGTCCTCGTTAGTCCTCTACCTGTTTTTTCCGGTTGCCCTGGCGAAGACAACGAAAATGGTGCTCTAGTTTTTAATTTCACCAGCGAAGGTTTAATTACAGACGTCTGGACGGAATTTATTGTCGTAGACGATCCGCTTCAAACAAAAGAAGAAAACCCCGGTACCGCTTCAGAGACATACACAGAAATTGTAGAAAAACTAGTTGAAGCAAACAGCTAATTACGCTTTTAGGATTAAACATGAGTCAAATAAAAGAACTGATAGTACTGCCAAATACGTTTAAACCAGTAGGCAACCGCGACGGCGACGGCGACGGCGATGGCTACGGCGACGGTAACGGCTGGGGCAGCGGCTGGGGCTACAACGACGGATGGGGTAGCGGCTGGGGTTGCGGCAGCGGCTACGGCACTGGCTACGGCGCTGGCTACGGCAAAGGATATGGCTCTGACGACGGCTACGGCTCTGGCTACGGCAACGGTGCCGCTTATTGCTACGGCTGCGGCTACGGTGATGGCTACGGCTACGGCTTTGCTACTGTTTCTGGCAGTGGAAGAAGGAGTTAGATAATGCCAAACGTTGAACAAAATTTTAAACCAGTAGGCAACGGCTACGGCGACGGCTGGGGCGACGGCTCTGGCTATGGCTACGGCTACGGCCACGGCAACGGCTCTGGCGACGGCAACGGCTACGGCTACGGCTCTGGCGACGGCAACGGCTACGGCTACGGCAACGGCTACGGCTACGGCTACGGCTACGGCTACGGCGACGGCTACGGCTACGGCTACGGCTCTGGCGACGGCAACGGTTACGGCGATGGCAGCGGCTGGGGAGACGGCTACGCTACTGTCTCTGGAAACGGAAGACGTTAGTTTCGTAAGCTTTTATTCTGCCTGTTTTAAACCGACGGGCAGCGACAAATGAAATGTATACCGAAAACCAAGGTCTTAAACATTACTTCAAAATACGCAAAATAGGAGCAAACATGAGCCAAATAGCGGAATTAGAAAGACAAGCACTTAAGCGATACATAAAAATACGACAAACTGAAGGCAAAATTGATAAAGAAACCGCTGTTACGGTTAAAAAGGCATTAGAAAAGCTTCGACAACTATTAGAAGTTATGGGTCCGGAGTTTCGACATAGCTTTGTGGCGGTAAATAACCTGTTTATGTAACTAGAAGACTGTGGTTACTAGGAGATAACATGAGACACGAAAAAATCATACGTCGCGACGACGGAAGTAAAGTCAAAATCGAAGTAGAGCTATCTGTTGAACTTTATAGCCAAGATATAAGGTGGGATTTTAAAACTTACAAATGTTTAAAAGGCAAACGTACATGGGAAACTGCCGTAGACCTTTTTAGCCGCGAACTACGTCGGTTGTCGACGCATCAAAAACGCGAACGCGCACTTCAGCTAAAATTGCAGTTAGCAACCAAAGAAGAAGTTGAAACCGCGATGCTTGAATTACTAGCTCAGATCAAACCAGAAGTAAGCTAAAGTTAGCTTTACGTTTCGTATTTTCAAGCCTGGTGTCAGAACTAAAAAATGAAACAAAAAAAGAAAATGTCGATTGAAGACGCGATTAAAATTGTCGACAGTCGCAACGAAATACCACGAGAAGACGATTGGGAGTTGGCAAATGCAGCTAATGTTCTGCGACAAAAAATAGCTAAATCAACAAAAATTAAAAAGGTTTCAGCTAGAGAACTTAAAATAATGGCTGTAGGTGATTGCTGTGTATTCGCAGAGCCGGAAACTACAAAAAACGCAGGTGCAACTTCGCAAGCGTTTGCAAGTCGCTGCGGTATTAAAATCAAAACTACGAGCTGTTTTCTCTTAATACCGGCAACGTCAGAAACCGTTAAAACCGTTATCGTCGAACGTTTAACGTAGCGACTAAACGCCGATTGAGTGTTTTTTTCAACAAACCATCGAGGTTAATAACATGGCAATACGTAGTTTTGGTGATATGGATTTAAACAGCATGGACGATGCGAACATACCCATGTTTTACGTCGAAATAGTGGAAAAAGCTACCGGCAATATTGAAAGCCGAATGGGGCCGATGGTAGAGCGAAAGGCAGACAGGACAGAAACCGGTGCGGCAATCAACCTAAACCACGACAAATTTTTTACACGAATAGTACCAGCCAACAGTTCGGACGATCGCGATTAACAGACAAACGGAAAAAATTATGAACATAGAAAACGACCAACCGGTTGTTCCGTTGCATCCCACTGGCACCTCGCGAGGAATTGGAGGTCACACCTCTCCCAATCGCGGGGCAACGGATTCGTGGATCACTCCGAAAAACATCATCGACGCGTTAGGGCCATTCAATTTAGATCCATGCCAATGCACCCCTCAACCATGGGCGTGTGCAGAAAACGCATTTACGGTTGATCAGGACGGACTCAGCCGCACGTGGTACGGTCGCGTCTGGTTGAATCCGCCGTACAGCGAAGCGTGGAAGTGGATGGAACGTCTAGCAGATCACGACCGGGGAACGGCGTTGATTTTCGCAAGAACAGAAACCGAAGGTTTTGTACAGCAGGTCTGGAAGCGTGCGACGGCGGTGATGTTTCTTCACGGTCGATTGTTCTTTCACAAGCCGGACGGGTCCAGAGCTAAAGGAAACAGCGGCGGGCCATCGTGTCTGGTTGCATACGGTCACGAGGATGCACGTCGGTTAAAAACGTCAGGATTAGCGGGCTCAATCGTCACCTGGAATTCATCACGGTAACAAGGATTAAACATGGCAAGCTACGTAATTCAGCATAAGCTGAAAGAAAACACATTTTGGTCTAACGAACACGGCTGGACCGGAATCGATGAGGCGACTTTCTTTACAGAAAAAGAAAGAAAAGAAACAGATCATATTCCGGCAGATAGTGTATGGCAACCCCTCTGGTGCGTAGACTTAGTGCAATTTGCAAGATTCATAGCCGAGTGCGACGATGTTGGGCTGTTCGGATCTACCGACGTTGCCGATGTTGCCGCAGAAATGGACTTAGACGTCGAGGATATTTATAAACTTCTCGAGCGAGCTCACGACACTTTCGACCAATTTAAATCAAAACTTAGGAGCTAATATGAAAATAGTAGGTGGGCCTGCTTCCCGTAAAAAGCAAACGTATCGAATTCCCAAACTAGACGTACTAGAAGTGTCACTAGCTGAAACACAGTTAGCTCTGCGAACTCAAAACACTCTCGAGCTGCACGGAATACTCACCGTAAAGCATCTGACAACAAAAACAGTTGAAGAACTACTGGCTATCCCTAACCTAGGTCAAATCACAATTCAGACCCTTCGCGCCTTTTTGAACTCGCTCAACGTAAGCCACAAGCTAAACGAAAGTAACGAGGTCCAGGTACAGACCGCTAGGAAGCGATTAGACGCACAGAAGCGAAAAACCGCCCAGTCACAGCCAAAAAAAAGCTAAGTGCGTCTAGCGAGGCCCCAGGGGCCTAGAAAGCGATGCTATGAGAGTCAGCGCCGATACAGCACAGCACGTCGTCAAAACACGCAAGCCGGGTTACTTACCGTCACGGTTTAAGCCCGGCTACTGGATAAACGACATAGAGGCTAGATTCGAGCAGTGGCTATACGATCAAGGTTACAGGCTGGGCGAGGCTACACCAACACTTGAAAGCCCAAACCTAGTCAAACCCGGTCAGCTGATGGCAAACGAGATAAATCCGTTTGCCTCATACGTTACCAACGAACAGTGGCTTCAGGTTTGTGTCTTTGCCAGTACATTAGAAAATCTGTACAAAAGCTAGTTAGCATTAGCCTGTCCACTACAAACATGTACACTTATTTCTATTTCATTACTCTTTTCAAGAGTAACAAAATATTCCGCACGCGTGATCGTACCAGGCTCCCTGTCGCATTAGACTTGGTGCATAGGTAGCTTTGGTAGGCCTAAACCGAAACCACTAAAGGCACCTGCCGCTAAACAACCTGTTTTTAGATCAGAAAACTGTCTTTAAATAGACCAAGCTAATGGTGGGTGTTGGTGTATCATTAATAATAATACACGAAATTTTGGCTGTTCACCTATTGATATAGTTATGTAGTAACTATGAAATAGAAATAAGTGTACACTTTCTGCAAACCAAAACTAATCTAATGCCTGGAGGTATCGTGAAAGCTAATAATGGTTTGTTTGGTTCTTGCATAAAAATCAAGTACAGACCCTCAGTCAAGTCTTTGTCGTTTCGCTTGTTTGACGCTTGCGTCTTACACAGCGACAGAAAAAAGGGCTTGCTTAAACAGCTAGCAGATTTCCAGTACAACTACCGTAAACAGCTATCCACCTCGGCTTCTTGGTTACGCTACATTCGAAACCAGGTCTATCGAACGTCCGAGGAAACTGGCTTTCCTGTCAAGGAAATCGACCCAACAGACTTTAAGGGAGAGTTTTTAAAGCTGCTTACCCAGAGCAACTGCCCTGCTCCTGGTTGCGGTTATGAGCCGTCTATGCTTTTTCAATGCAAAAACGCAAAAACCTGTCCGTTCTGTTTTGTAAGGCTGCGGCTGGAGCCTATTGCTCGTGGTATCTTGGAGCTCGACGAGTCTGTTTTAGCCGACAGCCGTATTTTTAGCTGGGCTCGTTCAAGCTACCTTAAAGAAGGCTTGCCGTTTTTCAACCGTAGAACAGGACCGCACACTTGGCTTAAATCGCATTTCAGCGTTCAGGTCGCGGTTCCGTTTTACGTGCGTGCTAAATTGAAAACCCCAGTTGTCAAACACAAAAGGTTGATAGAATACAAGTACAGACCGTCGATTTACCATGTAGGCTTGCATGTAGTACCTGCTGACTTGATTTTGCCAGCGGCGGTAGAGCGTAAGCTTGAAGCGATGAAGCTAGACCGGCGGTTTGACTACAGCCTTGTTGGAGCCGACGCGAAACAGCGAGAAAAACTGGTGATCAAAAGCATTCAAAAAGTGCTGTCGTACACTTGGCAGCCCTTTTTTACGCTTGATGCAAAGCGTGTTTTTCAGACAGTTCACAAGTGTTTTCCCAATCAAAACCTGATTCGTTTTCAAAGAAAGAGAGACTAAGACATGGAGATTACATCACCACCGTACCCGAGAAAAGATTGTAATTCAGAAAAGTTATACGAGTTATTGCTTCAGCTTGGTGCTTGGGTTGAAGACCACCGCGAGTGGGCCGAGCAAAAAGCTAAAGATCTTAAAGCTCCGTACAACCCATTTTTGATTGATTTGTCTTTTCTGTCTAAGCAGAGCGTTGAGAAGTTCAAAAATCTAGCTATTCCTGAGATGTTTTTGAACTTTCAGGCGTTGCGTAACATTAGAAACTTGTACGACGGTCTTGTGCGAAATTACGAAGAAGTTGACCTCTGGGACAGTGATAACTGTGCCTACGGGCGTCTTCGCTTGCTGCAACAAGCAGCTGGTTTTTTAGACTACGCTTTTCTAGACGCTGAAAAGCGAGAAGCTAAGGCTAACCAGGCTGCGTCAAGTGACGTCCGAGTTATTCCTCTGGATAAGTTGCCGCCTGATTTTATCAACAAACTCTTTGGTAGCAAATCTTCTGAAACTATTTCAGACACTGACTTGACTGAATTGTTTAACGGTGACGATTTGTTAGGTGACAGCAACGAGTAGTTGCTTTTGACAGTTAACCAACAACAAAGGAAACAATGTTCATGACAACTGATAAATATAATTCCGCAATTAGCGTTGCTTTTAGTGTAGATCACGACTGTGAAGATCCAATAGATCTGCCGGTAACTACGCTTATTGCGGCTGCAATTAGACAGCTTCACGAATTGCTGCTAGAGCCTACAGCAGCCGCTAAAGAAGCTTTTGAAGTGCGAGACACTTGCACGAATTACAAAAATTCTCCACCTAAAGGCTATCGTTTTTTAAGTAGCCTCGATTATTGGTCTGAATTTGATATCTGCGTGGGGTTAAGCCGACCAAAACTAGTAGAAAAGGTGTTAGTTGGTCTTCAAGTAAGTACAAAAGCTAGTGAAGCCAATGCTTACATTCGTCGGTGTAATTTTGATCGCGGTGAAAAGGTTTCCGTTACATGGGTCGAAGGAGTCTGGGTTGTAGACGGTGTAGCTACTACCGAAGGAATGTATGGCCACTATAAAGTTTATCTTGCTGGTTCTAAGCCTAAGAAATATCGTAACGAACACGCAACAAACTTAATTCCGTTGGAACCGTTTCCTGCCTGTCTGCCTAGGCTAAAATCGCTAAAAGACGCTGTTGACGCGAGGTGTTTAAATCCTTTGACTGCGTCGGATGTTGAGCTACGGGAGTCATTTGAGGCTTCTATGTTTGAGAAGTACGACATTGAACGCGAAGACCTAGCACGTAATGAAAGGGAATACGTCTATTTGTCGATAGAAACAGCTTGGCAGGCTTTTAAAGCTGGGTTTAAAGCCGCAAGTAGCTTTAAGGGTAAAAAGCCTGTTGTTGATAGCTTGGACTGATCGCTTGAATACACTTAGCCACTGACATGATTCATTTTGCAATCAAAAAACTCAGGTTGCAAAACTAACTCCGCAATCTGATTTTTGACTGCAATCCGTGTTCGGTTAAAGTTTCTAATTTCTATGGCACGTCTACCTATTTCAGCTAGGCCTAGACTTTCGTCTAGTCCTTTGCGAAGGTCGTACTCTAGATCCCACATTTGTCCGTTGATTGTTTTTAGCCGTGCGATAAGCTCTAGTAGTTGCAGGTTATTCCGGTCTACCCCTGCCCAAAAGTAGGCAATTTGCTTTGAAAGAAGCGTTTTGTCTGGCTCTTGGGCGGATAGCCGCTCTAACTTGAGTTCTGCAATTGTTAGTCTATCGCACAACTCGTTTATTGGCATTAAAATAGGTTTAGTCATGTTCAAAAAAATTTTTGTAACGAGTGATTTACATTTGTCGGACACTATTTGGAAGCATCGCCCAATTTACGGCGACAGCTACCACAGCTGGCGGTACATTGTGGATTACGCGGTATGGGACAAGGCCGATGCTGTTATTCTAGCTGGCGACATCTTGGATAAGCAACTGAATGTTGCAAGACCGGTTGCTGAGCTGAACGCCGGTATTAAAAAGCTTCGAGATAACGGTATCTCGGTTTTGTATAACCAAGGCCAACATGAGTTCCAGCGAGATTTGCCCTGGATGGAAGTTGCTTCTTTGGATGCGTTGCATCTTACGTTGGATTCCAACAACAGGTTGGCTAATGGAATGCGGATAGTTGGTTTTGATTACTGCAATGCAAAAACGCTGGCAGAAAACTTAGCCACGATTGCCAAGGATTCTACACAGGAGTACGTACTTGTCTGCCATCAGGTGTGGAAAGACTTTATGGGTGAAGTCGGTAAAACGCAAGGTTGCTTTGACGACATTCCACCGAATGTAAAGCTGCTGATAACTGGTGACTATCACCAGACAATTGAACGCAAGCACGGGTCAAACCTGACAGTGCTTAGCCCAGGCAGCACGCATTTGCGTAGTTTGGCCGAGCCAGCTTCGAAGTGCTTTTTTAAGCTAACTTGCGATGATGTTGATTTTAAGATTCGTACCCAGGAAATACCTACTCGAGGTTACTTGGAGGTTTCTACAAACGCTGGCAGTTACAAAAAGATTGTTGAACGCGTCAAAGCCTTTTTGTCGCTGAACCAGCAGAGTTTTACAAATTTGCCGGAAGAGCTCCGAAAACCGATCATAAGATTGGTTCACGGTACCGAAGATTTTGATTTTGTGCGATTTGTTAAACAGGAGTTTGACGATAAATCTCATTTGTTTTTCAAGCACAAGAGCGTCGTTGTTGAAGCACTTTCGTCTGACGTCACAGTTGACGAGAGTAAGCTTACGCTTCAGTCTTGTCTAAGCGACGAGATTGAACCTGAAGGTGCTCCAATGGCTTACGCTTTGGCTTCTGAATTATTGTCCGGCGGTAATCCTGATGTTGTACTGGAAAGATGGTTAGAGGATAACATAAATGCAGATTGAAACAGTCGAATTGAAAAACGTAGGTCCGCACAGATTGCTTAACGTCGAGCTGTCGTCAGGCATTGTAGGTATTGTGGGTGCTAACGGAGCGGGCAAAAGTTCGTTAGTAAACGGTATCTACGCTGCTCTTACTGGTGATTTCAAGCGATTTCACGTTGCGTCAAAAGCTGACGTTATAAACAATCAAGCCGCAAAGCACGAGAAGTCGTATATTAAGCTTACAGGATTGCACTCTGGAAAACCTTTTGAGCTTGTGCGAAGTCTTAAGCCTAACGAGGTAACACTCAAGTACGGTGACAGCGAGCTCGAGACTGCCACACAAGTAAACGACGCATTGTTTAAGTTGATGGGGCTTACTCCCAACGTAATTGAACGCTACGTGTTCGTTGACCAGTGGGAAATGTTTAGTTTTCTTGATGACACAGAGAGTGTTAGGGCCAAAGCTTTTCAGCACCTTTGCGGCGTTGAGTCAGCTATTGGTTTACATAAAACTTGCGTAGCTTTTAGGGACAAGATTGCTGGCAGGCAAACATTGGATAACAGCTTAGATCTTGAAAGTAACATTTTACAGTTAGAAGAAACACTCGCGACTATTCAGGCAACTAAAATCAAAGGTTTGCTTAAAGAAGACGCGGCCAAAGCGGCTGAAGCCAAATGGCAAGCTTTTAAAGATGCGGGCACTTTAAGGGCAGCCAAAGACAAAGCTTGCTACGCGGCTGACGAACTGCAAGCTGCGTTTCTTGAAAAGGAAAAGCAGTTTACGCAAATTGACGGTAAGCTAAAATCCGCCAACGCTTGGCTTGAGAAACACAAAAAGGTTTGCGAACTGGCAGAACAGACTGTTAGAGATAAAAACGCTCAAACCGCATTCGAAGCGAAGCGAGAAGAATTTCAAAAAATTATTTCGCTATATGAAGGTCAGATCGAGCAGCTCGACGCAGATATTGCGAAACAGCTTTCTAGCAAACCAATTTATTTGGCTGAGGAACTTCCCGTCAAACGGAACGAAAAAGAAAGAATGGCCGCAAAGGCTCAAGAGTTAGATGCTGCAGTTTTTAGTTTATCGAAAGGCAACAAAACGATATGTTCTTCTTGTTTACAAGAATTGCCAGCAAGCCACAAACAAAAGCTAGTAGATGAAAGAGCTGAGCTCGAAACGCGGAGAGAAAAACTTGATGCAGATTTGACGCAAAGTAGTCATTTTTACAGGCAACTAGACGCGACGCAAAAGAATAGGCAAGAGCGACAAGTTAAACTGGATAACGCGAAAGCTGAACTACAAGGTTTGTCGCATGTTTCTGTTGAAGTCTCAGACTCGCAGCTTGAAAATGCGTTGAATGTTTTGCGTTCGCGTAAAAACGCAAAAGAAGCAGTAACGGCGACGCGGCCAAAGTACGAGTCGCTAAAAGCAGATTTAGACCATTTGAATGGGCGTATAATGCAAACTAGAGCTCAAATCGACAGCAATGAAAAGCAGCTCGAGTCTTTGCTTTTATTGGCAGGTGACGCTGACGATTCCTTGCTGCAGAAGTTGGCAGAGCATAGGGAGGCTTTGTTGCAAAAAGCTAAACTGGCGTCGCAATACGAAACAACGACACAGCAGTTGGCTAAAACCAAAGAAATGCTGGCAAAAGTCAAAGCGACGCTTGCCAGAGAGGTAAAAATCAAGGCACTGGCTGACGTTATAGACCGTGTTGCTAGTGCGTTTCACTGGTCTGGATTACCAAAGCGTGTTGCTCAGAATAATTTGGTTCGACTAGAGTCGCACATCAACGAGCAGCTCGATTTGTTTAACTCGCCTTTTACGGTGGAAGCGTCAAATGACTTGTCGTTCAAGGTTACCTTTCCAGGTAAACCAAGCGTTTCAGCACGACAGCTGAGTGGCGGGCAGAAAGTCATACTGGCTATTGCTTTTCGGGCGGCTTTGGATAGGCTTTTCGGTCATAATATTGGTATGCTGTTTTTGGACGAGCCCACAGCCGGGCTGGATGCTGACAATGTCGCTTACTTTCACGACGCGATGCAGAGTTGGTCTGCTAACGTTGGAGCTCAGAAGCAGATTGTTGTCATCACGCACGTTCAAGATATGACCAGTGCCTTTGACCAAATGATCACAATCGAAAAATGACAACCAAACCACTTATTTGCTTACACGCAGACTCCAATGGCGACATTTGGAGTCTGCAGGCGGGTAAAGACATAGTTAAGCCTAAGTTTGGCGAGTTGCCTGCGTCTGATTACTGGGTGGTTGGTTTCCCCTCGAATTACGCTATACTTACTGAGTTGTATTTCGATACGGTGCGGAGATACAAGGTAAAGGCTGACAACTTGTCGCGAGTCTACGTTGGATCGACATTACCTTGGTCAAGCACGCTAGCTATGTCGAAGTACTTTTTATACGACCTTGCCGTTATACCTTCTTGCAGGCGGCAGTCGTGTAACTGGCATTTGCTTGACGACAATTCTATAAACACGTACTTGCTTGCCAGAGGCATGTATGAAAACATACCTGAAGCCGTCGACATAGCTTGGCAAGACCACTGTTTGGCTCCGGTATTTTCGGCTTTAGGTTCTGATTGGAACTTAGACCCAGCAATGCATTTTGTCGCGACTTTGGTAGAACCAAGATGGTTGATACCGAATTACGGGGGTTTACAACGCATTGAACGCTATTTTGGTTTAAAAACAAATCCAAACGACGCAGAGTGTAGTCGAGCCATAGTTTTGCATGATGCTTTAAAAGTTGTCCCCACGGACAATTTTCTACATGTAGAAGCAAAAGCCAGAGCATCGAAAAACAAGCTTTTTGAGCTATCTCGTCTTTTTTTACACTTTGTCGTAAGACATTGGCTTTCTTTTCAGACCAAGCTAGAGTTTTTTGACGCAGATATTTTTTTTAAAAGCCATCAAGCGAAGAAAATGTATTTAAGTAGTCTCGAGAAAAAATGAAAGATTACAACGTTCAGATACGATTTACGTCGCCTTGTTTGGGTAATGCTAAGGACAAGGAGTCTGGTCGATTTTTGTTTGCCAGAAACCTAACAGACAAGATTTTGTTTTTGTCGACATGGCATAGATCGAACATGGTAATGGCGTCGAAACTACTTTCGTCGCATCAAGACGCAGTAAAGAAAATTCACTGGGACACTGCAATCGACGTTGAACTAAGGGAAAAAAGATGGCACAGAGTTTACTACAAGAATGCAGTCGGCAGAGAACGTTATTCCGTTCACGAATCAATAGTGCCGGGCCAGATTGCTACGATTGCTTTTGTTTTACCGACTGGCTTTTTGCCGGACGTGTTTGTTCAGCTTATGACCATTGCAGGCAAGTACAAAGGTTTATCACCTTGGAAGCCTGGCGAGTATGGGCATTATGAAGTTGTCGACGTGTTTGAAAGACAAAACAAAACTTCGGATTAGACAAAAAAAAACCATCTGAGTTGTGAGGCTCAGATGGTAATTGGCTTCGCTGTCGTCGCAGCTATAGCTATTCTACTTGAAAATCTCTTGTTTACAATGGGCTATATGATGGCTAAAGAAGTTGTTTTACGTAAAAACGGTAATTTTTTGCTTGTTGATCCTTTAATTCCAGATGACAAAATAGAAGCTATATTGTCGCCAAAGCTTAGTTTCGACTCGTATAGGCAACTTGTTGGAAAAGAGCTTTACGAGGCTAAAAGAAGCGGACAAAAGCCATTTGCAATCGACCACCACACTTTGTTTGAGCTAGATCATAAAGGACGAATAGCCACACCTTTTGGTTTTTGGAAAACCATATCTAAAACACTTAAAGCTGCGGGCTACAAAGTTAGCTTTGTCGATACTACCACGGTAAAAAAGCCAGATCGATTCAAGCTTTACATGCAGAACATCAAAGATTACACGTTACGAGAACATCAACCTGAGTTTTTGCAGGCAGTCATCAACAATAGTTGCGGTAGAATTGACTGTGCTCCTGGTTTCGGTAAATCGTTTATGATAGGAATTATTGCGTCAGTTTTTCCTAAAGCTAGGATTGATATCGTTTCCAGGCGTGTGCCTGTTCTTTGTGATAGAATCTACAACGAGCTTACTTCCATGGTTGGTGACGTCGGCATTGTAGGTGGCGGCCACAAGGTTAAAAACCGACGAGTCATGTGTTACACGGCTGGTTCGCTTAAGCACAGTCCGGCGGACGCCGATATTCTTATCGGAGACGAGTGCCATGAACTTGCAGCGGATAACGCCTCAGAAGAGCTTATTCGCTGGCAAAACAGTCGAAACTACGGATTATCAGCTTCGCACGATGCTCGATTTGATGGAAAGGATTTGCGATTAGAGGGAATATTTGGGCCGATAATTTATCGTGTGGATTACCAGACTTCCCAGGGGGCGGGACTGGTTGTTCCTATTGAAGTGCATTGGACAAACGTAAAGCTGGACTACAATCCCTGTGCCGGTATAGACACGGACGAAAAAGTTAAACGAAAACGTGCAGGTTTGTGGAAAAACGACGGTCGCAACGCTTTGATCGCACAAGATGCCAGGAGCTACGATAAAGATACGCAAGTACTTATTACGGTAGATACCATTATTCACGCTTTTCATTTGAAAAAGCTGTTGCCTGAGTTTACTTTGGTGTATGCTGACAATGGGCTGGAACCGCAAGAGCTCCAGGCCTACAAGCAACAAGGGTTTTGTAGTTCCGAAGAACCGCTTATGGATTTTACACGTAAGAAGATGCTCACGCAGCAGTTTGAAAAAGGTCAATTGAAAAAAGTGATTGCTACGACTGTTTGGAATGTAGGTGTTTCGTTTAACAACTTAGCTGTACTTATACGTGGAAACGGCGGCAGCAGTGAAATTGACAGCACGCAAATTCCAGGCCGCGTTAGTCGCATCGCTGAAGGCAAAGCTAGCGGTGTTATTCACGACTATCTTGACGGCTGGGACAGTGGTTTTAATCGGCACACAAAAGGTCGTATGAAAGTTTACAGAAAACACGGTTGGAGACAGAAGTTTCAAAATCCACAGCTGGAGAAGGAATACGAATGACATTTTCAAAGCAGCCTAAACCGTCAGCGACAGCTAGGCCTGCCTGCGTCACTTTCAGCGACCAACCGGAAATTCCAGTCTACGTAGATCTTTTTAAGAAAACTTACGTACTTGAGCGTCGTGTTTTGGATTTGTGTAGGCTCAGTTCTGCCTCGCAAGTTTACAATCCAGCTAAAAGCTTGGACGGTGGTAACCGTTACAACACACCAGAAGAAAAGCCAAAAAAGAACCAGTGGTTGGTTGCTTATCAGAAGGTGGCGGATATTTCAAAACCTAAAACACCTATTGAATACGTGCGGATTTTGTTTTATTCGTTGCGATCTAGTTCGTTACCAACGCCGACTGTTTTGCAATTGGCATCTCAAAATAACGCAACAGTCGTCGCGGATTTTGCTAAAGACGCTTTTAGACGTGTGCAGGCAAAATTTATAGCGGATTCACACAGAGCAAAAACTGAAATACTTCTTCGAACATCTGCAGCCGCAGGGGCTAGGCAGCCTATGGCTTCAGCTGTATATTGTTCTTTACTTGATGTTCGTTTGGAGTTATCGCCGCTTTTTCGTTATTGTTTAGCGGTCAGTACACTTCAAGCGGAAGAAGACAAGCGTAAAGCCGATGTGAACTTAGATTCTATTCTTTTGCGTATGCAACAGTACGCAGACGATTTAGAATTTTTGGCGGCTTTTGACTACACTGTTTTTCCGGAAATTTACAATTCGGTTTACGGTGCTAGTTTGTCTTCAAGGTTTAAAAAATTGGCTTTGTCTTTGGTTGAATCAGCCAGAGACGCTTAAAGGAAATCGTCATGAGTGGGCAGCAATCGACGCTGTCAGACGCTCACTTGAAACTTTTTCTGGCAATTCTGTTCAGAAACGAACAGGTATTTGAAAGTTTCAGATCGAGCCTGACTGCGGGTCATTTTGATTTTGTAGGGTATCAGTTACTTTACAAAGTGGTTTGGGATTATTTTAACGAAAACAACTGTCTTCCTGAGCTTTCGCAGATTAATGCGGATGTCGCTAGCTATATTGAAAAAGGCTTTTTGGAACTAGATACCGAAGAGTACGACGAGCTAGACGATTTTCTTTACTACGCCTTCGATCCTGACTTGTTTAAAGATCAAGAAGGTCCAAAGAGTTCAAAGTCAGAATCGTTTGCTTTCAAGTTTGCGACTAAGTTTTTGCTCGAGCAGCAAAAGAAGCTTGCAATAGCCAAGCTACGGGACCTAGATGATATAGGGCAGTTACCTGCTATCTTCGAGCAAGCATCAGCACAGACTGAGTCGTTGATGGGCTTGTCGATATCTGGCGGTAGAAATTTAACTTTGCCCGACGGCTGGGATCAGCGTGCAAATGTAAGTTTGACATCGTGCGGTATTGGTTTTCTTGATACGTTTCTTGACAGCGGTACGGCTCCGGGTGAAGCGTACGCTATTTTAGCTCCGTTTGGTTCGTACAAGACCACGCTGGCTGTAATGCTGTGGTACGCGGCTGCGAAACAAGCTTTTGCTAGGTTTTTAAGCGGTGAATCGAACGGTAAAAAAGGTTTGGCTGTTTTAGTTTCCTACGAGGCTCCACTGCAAAACGAACTTCGAGATAGGTTGCTGATGTACTCAGCTCAAATATCTCGCACACGATTGCAAGTGATGGGAACCAACGGTGTTTCAATATTCGGCACTGATCCAGAACAACCAAACGATTACGAAAAAGTACTTTTTAAGGAGCAGATTGCCAACGGTGTATTTGAACCTGAAATGCAAAGGTACCAACGTGTTTTGCCGATTGTTAACGAGCACACTGTTTGCCTCGACTTTACCGGTAGACACGAGAAGTTCAAGACTGCCGGAAACCGCGGTGTTCCTGAGATAGCTTCGGCTATAAAAACGGAATTAAAGCGATGTGGTCCTGATTATTTTGTAGCTACCGTTATTTTGGACTATGTAGGCTTGATGGTACAGCGAGATGTGACGGTTGACCCGAAGCAAAGACAAAGGGAAGACGTTTTGTATCAGCTAGCTGGCTTAAACCTTGTTAACAGGATTGCTATGCCTTTTAACACCCCTGTTTGGGCCTTTCATCAATTATCGGGCGAAGCCAACGCTATCTTAAATCCAGCAAAACGAATGGATCACACACAGGCAAAAGGTTCAAAAAGCTTCGGAGAAAACTTCGCTTTCTGTTTTGCAGGTAGTAGGTTAAATGACGACTACATGGGTCAGCTTACTTGTTCTAAGCAGCGACGAGCTGGAAAACACAATCCTGTTCTTCTTAAAGTAGATGGCCTATTTAACACTGTGACGTCGCCCGAAGGTTACACAATTGACAGACTTGGTCGAATAGTTCGAAAAGAAAGTATTGCTGACAGTCAAATTGTTGCACCACCGATTGATGGGTTTATACCAAGTATTGAAGAAAATACGGAAGCTGATGGTTCTGATGTCGATGACGAATTTGATTTTAACAATTCCTATGACGAAGCAAATGAAACACAAGAGCAGACATGATGGCAGACAAACCTTTAAATTTACTTCTTTACAACAGAATTAAAGCGACTTTCAAAAACGTAAGAATAGGAAATTCAAGCGAGAAACAAGAACGAAAGCGTCGCATTGATTTTTTAACTAACAAAGAAACAGTTGACATTCAAAACTGGGGGGAGACTTACGCCGTCTGCTGCCCGTTTTGCAACGACACGCGATTTCGATGTTTGATTAATCACAGATATGGAACAGTCGATGAGTATCAGAGAATACAAAACAGGCTTGTTGTTTGTTTTAACGCAGGTTGTCCGCTATCGCTAAAAAAACAAGAATGTTACGATCGGCTTGAAGTGATGCTTACCGGGCATAAACTTTTTGATTTAACAAAAGCGGAAGTCGTAGAGGGTAAAGAAGTAGATCTTGATTCATTTAGAATGAGCTGGCCCGGAGAAGTTGTTCGAATAGACAAATTACCTCAAGATCACCAAGCTGTTGTTTGGTTGACTAGTATTCGTGGATTCGATGTAAAAAAGCTTGGTGTTTATTATAACGTGCACTGGTGCGAAAACAGTAGTCATGCTTTGTGCCGTAAACGTATAATTATTCCGATCTACATGAACAAAAAGATGGTTGGATTTCAAGCTAGAGCTCCTTTTGACATCGATTGGAAACTGGCAAGCGTTCCTAAATACTACACCGCAAGAGGAACACCTAAACGACAAGTAATTTATAATTTTGGTAACATGAGAAAACGTGAAACCGGAATTGTTGTTGAGGGTGTTACCAGTGTTTGGCGGGGCGGCGACTCGTTTGGTGCAATACTTGGTGCGTCTGTTACCACAAAGCAGTTTGAACTGCTGGCAGCCAGTTTTAAAAATCATTCCGTTGTATTTTTGCTCGACCCAGACGTACGTAAAGACGCAGAAAAAGCTAAAGTACTTGAAAATTTAATGGAAACAGAAAAACGGCTAAAAGCAGAATTAGCTGGTGGTTGTTGTTCGGTATGGTTGCCGGACGACACCGACCCGGCTGATTTTGAGCAAGCTTTTCTTTACGACTACATTGCCAGTGAAGCGGCTAAACAAGGTGTCAAAGTTTCTTGGAAGAAGATAGATGGCTAGAAAAATACAAAAACTAGGTGGGACGGTAAACGTTCTTAATCGTTCTAATGTCAAGTCACAGCAATTCAAGCTGAACAAGTTAGCAGAAATTAGAACTAGTTCTGCAATTTATCCTTTAGATTCGCCGGAACTACCTACGCTTTACGGTGGAAGTGCTTTTACACAACACGCTGAAGCGAGAGGCGACGCTAGTGACTCGTTTATGTACGAGCTTATCCGCAGTGCTTTGCGAGACTCTTCGTTTGTTTTGCCGGTAGAAATAGCATCACATCAAACGAAAGACGTAAAGTTTCTTCCTGGGCACTTGTGGGGGGCTGACGTTGCTGGCCCTCGACCGGCCAAGATAATGATCATTAACAAAAATCCATGGGGTGCGGCCCTTAATCAAAAACGGTGCTTTGCGGACGAAGACGGCTTAATGTTGCTCAAACTTTTTGAGCAGTTTAAGCTTCCTAACATTGGTAGCATTTATGTTACCAATCTTGTGAAGTTTATGCCTCCAAACGGTAAAACGACGTTTAGAGCGCAGTGGGTAAAAGACGGTGCTTATCTACTTGCTCACGAGATCAAAATAGTTAGACCGGATTTTATTCTTTGTCTTGGAACTGACGCAAGTAAGGCTCTTCTTGGCGACGGACACGGCGTCAACGAAATGCTAGGTAAAGTCGTCAAGTACAAATACAACACAGCGTTAGATAAAGAGAGCGTAGCGGATAGCTGGTCAGAAGCTGCCGTGATGACTGTTGTGCATCCACGGCAAACTATCAGAGATCAGTCTGCAATTAGATCTTTAGAAACTGGAATTGCTTCGTTTGTAAATCTCACAAGCGGCAAAGACGTAAGCTTCGATACGACCGTTCAGCACAATGTAGTTAGTACAGTTGACGAGCTGATTTACTACTTGACTGAAATAGATAAAGAGTACATTTCGATCGAAGAAGTTATTGCGGTCGACGCAGAATGGCACGGTTCGCACGGGGTTAACAAAGGCTCCTACATGCGAACTATACAGCTAGCTTGGAAACCTAAAAAAGCTATCGGTATTATTCTGCATCACGCAGGCGGTGCGATAAACGAGGAACTGGACGTTTTAAACGATCCAGAGATAGCTGCTCTTCTGACTACTTTTTTCAAAGGTGGTAAGGTAACAGTTACACGCGAAGACGGACAAAAGCTTGATTTACAATTTAAACGAAAGCGGGTTGTCGGGCATTTCTTTAACGCTGACTTGGAGTGGCTAGTTGGATACGGTATTGACATTCAGGAGTGTTTTTCATGTAAGCTTTACGATCTCGAGCTACCGCAATTAGACAAGCTACCAAAAGGCAGTAAGGCATTATTTAATGCCTATTTTGCTGACGGTTTTGAGCCTGGTTCTACTGTTCCTGCTTGGTACCGAACTAAGTACGAAGGCGGGGCAGACACGGGACTTATGTGTCACGCAATTGAGGAGACAGCTCAATACAAGCTTGAGCTGCTCGCAGCTCGTTACTTAAACGCTCCAAGGTACGATACGGCGTTGCAGGAGTGGAAAACAACGTACTGTAAAAAGCACGGGCTGTCGTCTGAAGAGCTGGAAGGTTACGGCGAATGTCCAAACGAAACGCTTTTACCTTATGGCATGTGGGACGCGGACGTCACACTTAGGCTGTACTACAAGTTCAATCCCATGCTTGATAGCGACTACGACGGTAACTGCTGCCGTGAAGCTTTCTGGGAATCTCAAATAGCCACGCCTGCTGTTTTGGATATTCACCGAAACGGCATAACACTCGATAAAGCCAGAGTCGACTTTTTGACGGTGCAATTTGTAGACGGTAGAAACGAAATCGAAGCAAAGATTCGAAAGAGTTTTAACTGGCCTGATTTTAATATCAGGTCTCTTGTTCATCTTCGAGAAGCTTTGTTTGGGCACCAACTAAACGGCAAACGAGACAAAGAAACTGGAGCACCGGTTAGGGTTAGACCTGCGGACGCCAAATCGTTGAATTTGATGCCGCTTTACGACACAAGCAAACCGCCTAAACCATGGGAGGAGATCAGACAAAAAGGAGTCGAAAGCCAACATAATCCGTCTACCAGCAATAAGATTCTTCCTATCCTTGCACAGGAGATAAAGGACGAAAATAAGCAAGCGTTGCTTAGATTGATCCGAGATTATCGTTTCCTGGATCAAGCGTTAAAAACGGTTTTACGGCCACCCTCAATCGATGAGGACACTAAAGAAGTTTGTTACGACGACGACGGCAACATGGAGTACGATAAAGGGCTAGCCGCGGCTTGTTGCTCGGACGGAAAAGTACGAACGCACATATATCAAACTAAGGAAACAGGTCGATGGTCAAGTGCCAGGCCTAATCTTCAAAATATATCCAAAAAACGCGACGACGACTTCAAACGGCTGCTTAAATCTAGGTACAAATACAAACTAAGAAGCTTGTTGAAAGCCTCGCCAGGTTATGTGCTTGTTGAGGCGGACTATGTCGGCGCTGAACTTTTTGGAATGGCGGTCATGGCTGGCGATGTTAACATGATTGACCATGCTAAGCGTAATCAGCTACCAGAGAATCATCCTGATTTTTACGACATACATTCAAATGTAGCTGTTAATGCGTTTAGGCTGAAGTGTGCCCCCACTAAAACAGGGCTTAAGTCCATTGAAAAAACACACCTACGCATTGTAGCCAAGTCTGTTATTTTCGGTATTGCTTACGGGCGAGGAGCCAAGGCTATCTCGATCGCCGCAAAAGAGGAAGGTATTGACATTACGGTAGATGAAGCTAAAGCCGTAATTAAAACTATCTTCAACACGTACCCAGCCCTTGTTCCGTTTTTTGAAGGTTGCAAGGAAAGAGCTCGCGGCTATTACCTGGATGAAAATCAACAACCAGTTGAAGTGCCACGATATCTTTGCAATTGCTTTGGACGGTTTAGACGGTTTCCAGACAGCTCGGGTGCAAGTGATCTTGCAGCTGAGTTTGAACGACAAGCCATGAACTTTCCAATCCAAAGCATGATTGCTTCCGTAGTAAGCCGAGCGCTAGGCTACATCATGGATTATCGCGACAAGCAGCGAAAACAAGGACACGATATGTTCAGGCTTTTGCTGCAGGTTCACGATGCGATCTTGCTTGAGGTGCCGTACAAATATGTCAAACATGTTTGCGAGTACGTGCTGCCGACTTACATGCGAAAATCAGTTCCGATTTATCCAACTTACATTTCCGGCGACAGGGAGGGTGAGCCCACAGGTTCAGGACCCTATTATCTTGGAATTGAAGGTGAGGTCATGACGCACTGGGGCGAGAAAGTAACGGATACTGAAGCAAAAAAATACGGTTTACCGTTGGGCCAGGGCATTGTCGAAGGCTGCGTTTTTCATTACAGTGAACCGGCTAAAGCTGGTGACGACAGGTCCGTGGTTTTTAACACAAAACCCAGACTTAAACGTGATATGACCCCACCACCACCTTACGAACAAAGGCGAAAAAAATGAAAAATTTAACACAGGACCAATTTAAGGCGATTGAAAATAAGGTACAAGGCATGGAGCTTTGCGCGGGACTTGGATCGTATGAATCGGCGTGCTCGATTGCGGCGATAAATCTAGCTTTGACCGGTGAATTGCACGATGGCATTCCAGCCTGTATGAGCGAGGTAATAGGTCATTGGATTATTTCGATTCAAGACGCGATACCTGCATATATTCGAAACAGCCGCCAATGGAAGTCTTTGCTTCCTCTAGCGGCTGGCACAGGTCGAAAAAAAGAAAAAGAACGGTTGGAGTTGCTTTTAGATTGGATGTGGAACTCGGTTCTTCCTCGTGCTCAGTCTGAAGCTGACATTTTTTGTTTCGGCGGTCCGTGGCGGGTGATGCTTAACGAAAAAAATGCAGATGCTGCCATTGCGGCGGCTAGGGCAGCGTCTGTTTCGAGTTCTACTGTTACCGGGGCTTGGTTTGCGGCTACAGCTGCAGCCAGAGCTGCAGATAATGCGTCTATTGCTGCTCGTAGTGATAAGCATAATGTCAGTCGTGACCGGGCACGCTGTGTCGCTACTACTGCGGGTAATGTTATGTACACTACGGGTTCTAGCCGTAAGCCTGATTGGCGTCCGCTTGACCCTTGCGGAACGCTGCAGCGGCTGATTGAAGTCGTTTAGTTTGTTAGTCAATTTGGTGAGATCGACAAGAAACCTTGGAGAAAGTAATCGTGCTTATTTGCGTCGAAGGTATAGACGGTTCCGGTAAAGGTACCGTTACAAAATTGCTACGAGAGCATTTTGAAAAGGCAGGGGCAACGACAAAGCTTTTTTCGTTTCCTGCTTACGGACACAACGCCTGGAGCGATATCATTGGCAGATATCTAAACGGCGAGTTTGGCGTGTTTCCAATAGAGGTACAGGCCAGTCTTTTTGCCATGGAACGATTTGGTTTTAAACCGGATTTGAAACAAGCACTGGAAGAAAACGACATTGTTTTTTGTGATCGTTACGTGCCTAGTAATTTGGCTTACGCCGCCGCTGCGGTAGAAAGGGAGCGAGAGGAAGGGATAATTGAGCTGATTTGCAATCTTGAGTACGGTCAGATGGGATTACCAAAACCAGACTGCATCGTTTTCCTGCATATGCCTGTAGATTTAGCGATAGTAAACATTGCCAAAAAAGCAGAAAGGCAATACACGAAAAAAACGCTAGACCTACTTGAAAGCAAACGCGAATTGTTGCATAATGCTTCACGCATCTACTCAGAAATGAAACGGCTACACCCTGCGGCTGGTTTTATTCGGGTAGATTGCACAGACAATGCAACAGAAGATGGTTTAAAGAGTTTTTCTGATATTGTGTCAGAGATTGTTTCATTTAATTGTTTTAAGACTTGGAGTTAAGAATGAATAACCGATTGCGACCGCGTGCAAAAAGTACTACTCAAAGAAGTTTGCTGCCTACGGACGACGGGCCAAGGTTGAGCCCTAGAAACAACCATTTCATCAACAAGGACGCCAAGAAAGTGCGGCTTGTAACCCCCGACTGCTACAAGAAGGGTGGTACGATGTCTATTCGTATCTGGAACATGCTCAATCCAGAAAACCCGACCGAGCTTCTAAACGGTCGTACTTCGCAGTACGACGTAGCTGGTCTGGAAGGTGTTTCGATTTCTGAGCCGGTGTATGTTTGCAACTACGCTGGCATCAACCAAAATACCGATAAGATTATTGGCCATGATGCCAAAGAATGTAATCCTGTTAGTTACATTATTGCACGCAGCAAGGAACGCGTTGTTGACGGCATTAACTTTTGGGAAGAACCTTACGTTAAGTTCTGTAAAGTTGCCAAAGACGCGCACGAAAGCGGTAGGTTTACGGCGAATCGAAAATGGGATTCTGATTGGAATTCGCTTCTCGCGAGTAAAATGGACAAGGCTATCCAGCCGTGGAAGCAGATCTATTTTGGCGTGGGTTCGATTTACAACAATGGACCTAAGCTTGACCTAGTTCGAGAAGATTTGAGTTACGAAAAGAACGGGAAGCGAGTCGACAAGGAGGCTGAGCGTAATGGCATTCCTTTAGGTGAGGCAGCAGAAGATCCGCTTCCGCTGTTTACGTTGTCGGTCAGCACCGGACGTAAGCTTCTTGAGCTTATGTCTCGAACCAAGGAGACCTACGAGGGGGACCCTGATGTAGACCCGTCGTGCATGTACAAATACGGCGATCCTTGCGGTAAATTTGACGCACAAAAGCGTATTGTTAACGGTGGATGCTTTTTCCATATTTTCAATCCCGATGTGTTTACATTTGATCCGAACGATCCCATCCACAAGCAGATGCTGAAAAACACAACTTACGTGTTTAACGCAGCGGAAACCGCATCGAAAAGCAAGAACACCAAAGGCGGTGAGCAAGTAACGCTTTACGAAGCAGCTGTGTCCTCTGGAATTGTCGGGCCTAACGGTCTGATTAAACCGGGTTTCACACAAGAACAGGTAAACAATATCACTTCAAAGCATTTGTTTTTCTGGAAAGACTCAGACGAAGACGGCCCAGATTCGTTTTTGCTTTATGAGCCTTCAATTGAAGAGCGTTGCGTTTGGATTGCAACTGCGTTTAAGTTTGTACCTAAGCTTGTAGAACTCTGCTGGATGAGTAACACCGATTATCTTGAATTTGACTCGGTTAAAGCCGTTCTCAGAAATCGAACACAAGTTCGAATCCCAGAGTACACGCCTGAACCTGAAGAAGAACAAGAAGAGGAAACGCCTGTTACCAAGGTTACTTCAACCAAAGCAAACAAACCGGCACCTGCAGCGGCATTTGCTGAAAGTTTGATGGACGATTTCGATTCAGCTTCAGACGAGCCCGGTGAAGACTATCCGGCTCCTGCGATTGAAACTAAGGCTACCAAAGCTTCGACAACAAAAGTAACTAAGCCAAACGCCGAAGAACTGATGCAGGATTTTGAAGAGTTTGACTCTGAAGGTGAAATCGAAGCTGAGTCTGACGATGCCGAAAGCGACTCCGGCGTTGTACAACAATTTGAACAGGTTGAATCGTTTGAAGACGAAGTTTCGGCTGACTTCGACCCGCAGCCTGAGGTTGACGAAGCAGAAGATGCGGACCCTTTTGTAGCTAGCACTACAAAAAGTCTTGAAACCGCTAAGGCTATTGGTCGTTCTGCGGCTAGAAATTCCAAGCCTAAGAAGTAATGTGTTTAGTTTTTGTTCACGCGTAGCCGGATAACCCGGCTACGCTTTTTGGAGTCGTCATGTCTGAAAATTCTGATTACGATGAGTTTATTGCAGATTCTTCGTTAGAGCTGCCGTCACAACCGGTGAAACCGGAAAACACGGCTAAAACGCAAAAGCCGGAATCTATTGCGGCTGATAGTAAAAAGAAAGACGCTAAAAGCGGAATTAAAAAATCAAGCAAGCCTGCTAAAGAGGAATCGAACGAACCTGCAGATAAGCTTGCTATTTTCCACGACCCAAGAAAGCTTACCAAGGCAGGTAAGGCGTCTCTTGATGCTCAGTGGTCTGGTAATAATCGGAGTAATGCGCGTAACGGGTTGATGAAAGCGTTTACCGCGGTAGCAAAAGAGAAATTTGGGGCAACTAAGGTTTTTGGCAGTAGAAAGGAATTGGATCAGCTTTGCGTAGGTATTCCTACTCCGTCTTTACCGATTGAGTATGTGCTTGCAAACGATGTCCTACCGTTTGCGCTCATCATGCTTGCGGGTAGCTGGGGGTCGTGTAAATCTTCGCTTCTGTTTGAGTTTTTTAGATGGGTCTACGAGCTCAACGGTTTGCCTTTTCACATTGACGCGGAGCACAAGTTTGACGCGGATTTTGCTTGCCGCATCATGCGATCGCCACACGATGTTGTACCGTTCGTCTCCAACCGCTGTAACTCTACCGAAGAGTGGCAGGAGATGTTTACGCATTATGTGGCAGAAGTAAAACGTGTTCTTACTGGCACTAAGCGAGAGCCTGGGCCTGGCCCAACAATTCCAGTGGCTATTGGATTGGATTCACTAGCAGCTGGTCTATCGCAAGAGTTGCAAGACAAAGTAGTTCAAGAAGGTCACGCCGACCGAGCTCACCCGATTGATGCGTTGAAAAACAAAAACTACCTGAATGCGATTATTCCTCAATTGACCAACTTTCCTTTCATGATCTTGGTTGTGAACCACCTCAAGACTAAAAAGGACGATAGAGGTATTGAGCATAGTTACACGCTAGGCGGCGAGAACGTAAACTTCCGCGAGTCTATCGGGCTTAACTTGTCTGTGTGGCGGAGCAAGTTTAAGAATTCACAATTTGAAGGTATCGGCGTAAAGATAGCCTGTTCGAAAAATTCTTTTGGTCCGACACACCGTTGGATTAAAACCAGGTTTCTTTGGTGGCATGAACAAGATCCGACTACGGGTCAGTTTATACAGCAGGTAACCTGGGATTGGGATTGGTCGATTTGCAGTCTGTTACACGAAGCCGAGGGTATTGCTAAGAATAGACTCAAGGCGATGGGTTTAGACATCAAGGTGAAGTCGCCTGCGGCTGACGTTGAATGCCTAGCAAACATGGTTGCACTCGGTATGGGTAAAGAGGAGTACCTACCCTGGCAAGAAGTAGGGCAGATGATCCACTCTAATCCTGAGATTTGTAGTAAAATTCGTGAGGCTTTAGACATCAAGGCTAGACCAAAGCTAATCAACGGTCTGTCGCTTGCAGATATCCACAACGACTACAGAGCTGAGGCCGAGTAATGGAAGGCAATCCAAACAACCCGTTGCTGGCCAAGTTTCAGAGCATCGATGCTCATTCGGTCACTAGTGCTGCATGGGAACACGCTAGGATTATGCACCTTATACAGGTCACAGGTTACAAAACGCTGCTTTCAGAGCTGAAACAAATTGCTGCAACTAGCACTTACACGTTTGATGATTTCAATCAAGTGTGTAACGATTTTCCATTTGTGCTTTTTGCTGACACGTTTAAAGGGCAGCCGCCAATTCACCGGGATAACCGCTCGGTGCATCCTATGTGGTTTAAATCTTTTACCGTTTTACCGCTGGTAAAAAAGTACCTGGAGAAGCACAAGTCTTTTTCAGGTAAAAAGCCCGTAGGTATGGTTTTTCCAAGGAAGGGTTTTCAGCAGGGTTTGATTCTGCATAATGGGGATCCAGACAAATTTGTTCCGTCTGGCTCTGGTTGCCATCTTTACAAGGCTGAGGATGGCAGTACTATGGTTGTTCAGTCTTTTACTGGTTTTTTGAATCACCTAAGGAGTAACACATGAGTGCTTTGATCGTTTCTAAGAAGAAACAAGAATTGCTAGATTCGATGAACGATGTCACAAAGGAAATTGCATCGAAGATCGAGCAGAAGATTCTTGCGGCAGGTAAGGTCGGCGTTTTGCTATATCACGATATTGGCAGCTCGATTGACATTTTGTACAAGTCAGAAGGCCTAAATGATGCGGCCAAGCGAGCTGAAATGAATAAGCTCGCAAACTATCTGGGTAAAGATGGTTTCAGCTTGACGCAGTTGACAGATTATCGAAACGTTGCTTTGGCGTTTCGAAGAGAGTACTTGGTGCAGCAGGTTGAGCAACCTATGAGCGACGGAAGGTTGCTTAGTTTTTCGCACTTTCATCAGTTGCAAAAGATTTCAAATGAAGCTAAACGAGAGGCGTTGTTGGTTAAAATTCGTAAGGAAGCGATGTCAGCTCGTGAGTTAGGTGTTGAGATTTCTAGCAAAGGTGACGCAGAGATTAAACGAAATGGCGGGCGAAAGCCAGGCATTCCAAAGTCACCTAACGCCATGTTGCAGAAGTTAATCAACAGCACACAGCAAACTGATAACTACTTGCAAGAAATGCTTAGTCCATTTGTTGCTGCGGTCGACGAAATCGAAGACGGTAATTTTGATGCTGAGTTTGTTGAAAACTTAGACAATGCACTGGCCAGAATTTCGGAAACCGAAAAAACGCTACTTGAGACACGAGACAAGTTGAAGAAAGCTCGGTCTCGAGCACCTAAGAAAGCCGAACCGGTTGCAACGGCGGCTAAAAAAGCGAAAGGCTAACGATGTTCACTGTTTGTGTGTTGCTTTACGGCAACTATCCTGAGCTTGCAAAACGCGTGCTGGAGTCTATCTCTGGCACGCGTTTTGTTTTAGAAATACGAGTCGGGCTTAACGAAGTATCAAATGATACTGCGTCTTTTGTTCGCAATTGGGCTGCGACAAAGTCCAAACGTACTAAAGTTTCGTTGTACCAGCCCGTTAACAACGAAAATGTCGGCAAATACCCACTTATGCGTCAAATGTTTAAAAATCTGAAAACCAAGGAAGTAATGTGGTTTGATGACGACAGTTATCTGTTGAACGTAGACGATGCCTGGTGGCGACAAGTAAAGGACGCAACTAGACTGTACGATATCTACGGTTGTGTTCACCGGATACGTCAGCGTGGTAAGCAGTATGCAGCTATACCGCACCAACCCTGGTACACGGGTAAACCTGTAACCTCTAACCACCTTTACAAGTTTGTTACTGGTGGTTGGTGGGTGGGCAATGCTTTCTTTTTAACGAGATGGGACTACCCTTTTCCAGAATTGCATCACAATGGGGGAGATTCTATTTTAGGAGAGCTAGCTCGACAGCAGAACGCGAGACTAGGTCGAGCACCTGAGAGCGTGGCTTTGTGTCATTGCGAAGCCTGCTTCAAGGATGCACTAGACACTAAGAAAGGTGTGCATATCAACGTGGGCGGCAGATCAGGTAGACGAGGTATAGGTGTAACTGGTGAGCGTTATGTTTTTTCAGATGGAGAACCATTTCCATCGACAACGCACCAGAATTTCGAAACGCAAGTAACTTTTTACGGAAGCTAACATGAAATTTGATTTTAAAGACATGGAACCCGGTGACGGGTTTAACGCGTATATTACCGACGACTTGCTTGTTTTTGATCTGACATACCGTGGTGAGATTGTTTTTGATACGGTATTGGCCTCCTTAGCCGACTACCCGGACTGCGGACCTTTCGCAGCAAGCCATCTAGAACGGCTAAACCACTTCGCGGCGGCTGTAGCTGAGTTTTTAAATGCCGAAGGTACGCTAGAACAAATGACAGAGGTTTTGCAAAAAATGTCCAACATGCCTGTTGATTCACATAGTCCTTTGCTTGACTTCTCGCCGTACCAGTATTTGCACGGCTTTGGCAACGACAAAAGCCATCACATGTTTCTCGACCCGAGCACAGGGCACGCCGTAGAATGGGATCGATTTCTTTTCATTGACATGGCCCTTACAGTAGAAGATTGCGGAGTAGACCTCAATGGAGCTACCGGAAATACCGTCGATATCGATAGCCAAGATCCTGGCCAAACGGGACAGACTAACTTCCGCATTGACGTCCTTCCTGGGACATGATCTTACTCAGGGTGTTTACGATGCTTTTAGTGAAAAGTTGCTTTCGGCTTTGCCGGAAGGTATGCCCGCGGCGTCGGTTACTAACAGCATCAAAAACTTAGCCGGTAAAGTTTTGACTGATAGCCTTCTACTCGAGCTTTGTTGGCGAATAGCCGCAAATGTCGACACGATGTGGGTAGGCAATCCGGTCATCGACTGGACTTTTCAACGTAAATTTGAATGGATACCGGTCTTTGTGGAAGAGGTACACGTAGTTAAGCAAGATGGAAAGTTGAAAAATCGTTTCATATTTCAATCACTTGCTGGTTCTATTGTACCTAGGAAGTTGGTTCAGAGCTGGTCTTTTGAAAAGACAACGCACCTGGCAACAAACAGAGACAATAAAAACTTAGGTTTCGGCTTTAATCGGTCTAAGCTTAACCGGCTTGGTGAGAATACGGCTCGAAACTTGTTTTGGGATTACCGGCAATACGCAGGTCTTCGTTGCTTTTTGCTGCTTGATCCTACGCGATCTAAGGCTAGAAATGAACCGACAGCAACTGAAGTAGGCCACAGTAACTCAACTATGACCTACAACAAAATTTTGATAACAAGGCGGGACAGAAACGTAACTCCTTGTTTTCACAAGCTTTCGGATAGTATAGAATGCCATCAATGTCCGTACGGTACGGACAGGTGTGAGATGGCTACGCATCCTAGTACTTATACGATAATAAGCTGCAAAGCGTGTAAGACTAGGGGCTACTGTAATCAAGACGATAAACTTCACCCAGATGTTTGCGTTAACTGTGCAGCGGTCAGGAGAAAACAATGACATTGCAGGCTAGAATGTCGGCAAGTGACAATCGACTTTACAATCCAGGCAGAGATGTGGCACATAACTTTAAGCAAGTTATGGAGGAAGTAGCCAAGAGACTCGAGGACAAGAACTCCTGGAAAGAACTTTCCGAGGTGCTTAAACGCGAAAATGTAACAGACAAAGATTTAGGTGACGCTTGTGCAGCTTATTGCCGTTATCTTGTAGACTCAGCAAACCTACCCCAACTGTCTATGCTCAACGCAATGGACGACTCCGGGTTTTTTGAAACGAAGCCAGCGGCACAAGTTGCTGTTATGGCTATGATAGGTACCGTGTATGCTGGTATTCAGCATGTAGGTATCAGGGAAGCTACGCTTGGCGGCGAAGGTCCTTTGCACGACGCAAAGTCTTTGGTTAAAGAGTCGCAGTCTTTGCTTGAGTATATGCGATATCCACGATGGTTGCGTAGAGTTTACAAGTTGTTTGCCAAGCTAAAAGCGGCTTTAGGCGTTTTTTCAAGTCGATAAGCCTTATGATAGTAAACGAATGGAGTCCTCGGTTTAAGAAACAATACGGCGGTGAGTTTCCAAGCTCATATCTTTGTTTCGATACCGAGTTCACAGGTAATAGCCAAGAAAAAGATCTCGTGTTAGAGATCGGGCACGTGATCGTTGAAGATAACAAGGTCGTAGATCATAAAAGTTTTGTGCTTAACTGGTACAAAGCAGATATTGATACGGGCTGGTTAGACTACAAACTGAGTAACATGCGTGGCATTATCGGTGCCGGTTGGCGTTTAAACCCTTCTTTTATAAAGGAAAACGGGCAAGACCCAATTGAAGTCCTTCGTTTTTATTATCAGCTTTTCGATACATGGAAAAAAAGAGAATTACCTTTTGTGGCTCAGAACGGAGTCTGGGCCGACGAGAGAATGGTTAAGAGTAATTTCAACCGGTTTCTTAACAGAAGCTTTGATCTGCCTGCTTCGAGCTACTTCGATACTGGTGTACTTTTCAAAGCCAGCCGTATTATGGACCCTGGTAGCCCGTTTGGAGTGTATAGGGGTATCGTGCTACCAGCAGCCGGAGAGACGCTTAAAGACTACTTCATCCGCATAGCAGGCGTCAGAATCGCAGGGCTTAAATGGAACATGTCGGCTATTCTGGATTTCTACAAGTTGACAGAAAAGCACGCTATTGATGCAAACCAACTGCACGGTGCAGCTTACGACGCGATGTGTGTACATTACATTATGCAGCAGTACCGACTACTGGTTAACGAGCAGCCTAAACCGCTATCACCAGAAGGCTTAGAGCCTTTAATCGAAAAAGAAATTAAGCAAATTCAGCTAGAAGCTTTGACTGATAAGGTTGAAAATTTACCGAGAGTACCGACAATAGACAGAGCTACGAGAACCGTTCCAGCCGTATCGCCCGCACAGCGACGAAAGCAAAGGCCTGTTTGATGTCTGAAGAATATCAGTTTTATGTCCCGTACGACAAACTGCAGGACTACCGAAAAAAGAACACACCAGATGCGTGTCCTATTTTAGGTATGTCCGGGGATAAGTTCACTCCAGTAGTTGATCACGATCACAACTCAGGTAGAGTGCGGGGCGTCATTTCGCTGGAAGTAAACGCTCTTATGGGTAAGATCGAGAATTTCTTTCGCACAAGATGCGTAAATACTACTGTTTCTTTACCTGATACTTTACGCAAGATTGCCACCTATCTGGAAGCGTCGCAAGGCCCTTATCATCCAATCGGGCTTAAGCAGGTCACACGAAGATTTAGCCGGGTCAATAAAAAGCAACAAATCGACAGCTTATTGTCGATGGGTGCAGCTACTTCTCAAATTGAAGGTTGTAAAAGCGCAGCTAAGCGTACTGCGATGTATCGTAAATTGCTCGTAGAGGGGCGTAAGGCAAACTGATGTTAGTTTTTTTGAGCTGGCTTGAGACGGATAACGTTATAAGGTGGTGGGAAGACACAGCGGCTATGCTTGATGCGGTGTGTGATGCTGAAAGTAAAGCTGATCGATTTGCTCGCATAAAAGCCGCGAGTCCAGAACTACAAGTTTTGCTTAAGCAATTTGAAAACCCTTTTAAATTACTACAAGACTTTAAGTCAGCAGATCCGTTCAATTACACTTTGCTGGCCACACGTATAACTGTGCCGCAGAAGAATAAGTCAGCTAAGTACAGTCTAGCGACACGTTTTCCGGGAACACCGGACGCTAAGCCGCCGATTAGTTTGGCTTGCAAGTCGTTTTTTTCGGCTACCTTTCCTGATCTCTTTATGAGAGCCCACAAGCCAAAATCAGAGAATGATATTACCTTTGTCAGTTTCAAATCCGACAATGATTTCTGTCGGTTACTGGTGAACGCTTGCGCTGTTTTAGATAGTCCAATACCTTACGGTATGGATACTTTTGAAGGCATACGGCATATTCAAATTTGCGAGACAGAAGCGTTAGGTTTGGTCAAAGCTTACGCACATAACAACCGCCAAAAGCTTGAGCAGACAGGTACGCTAGCCATATACGATAATCTAGCAAATCAGTATTGTCCTGGTGCTGGTGTCGACAACTCAAGCATTTTGTTGCTTACCGCGGCACAGATACTCGGTATTGTTGACTCGGTACCGGTGGAAAAATAATCGTGAACAAAGTTCAGCTGCACGAAGACAAACACTATCTTTTCAAGCCGTTCAGAGTTCCTAAATATCGTATTCAGTTCCAGAACGCGAAAAAGCTTGAGAACATTCCAGGTTACGCGTGGTACACACCAGCTGCACTGTATTTGTGGGGTCGATTCACTGAAAAAAATTTGTCAGATCTAGTTGAAAAGTACAACTTGTCTGTATATTGGTACCAGTTCGATAAACCTATATTCTCCGGGTTTGCACACGGGGAAGATAAGGCATGGAACCATTTGTTGTGGGCAGTGCGAATTGATGAGTACCAAAAGTTAGTCGATGGAATCCTGGAAACGGTGCAGTTTGATTTAGACAAGAACGTGCTTTACCAGTACGCGTTGCAAAAGCTAAAAATTTACGATCCGCTAAATACGGATTTAGAGCGTGTCGTTTTAACAAGTACACCGGTAATAGAGATCAGTGTTTTTGCGGTGCTTTCAAACATCAGGCAGTGCGCCTTCGATACAAAAAAATCAACACAAGCTTTACCTGGCATGGTGTCTTATCCTCCGGACAGCTTGCATGTTAAAGCTGCAAAAAGACTATTTAGCCTTTCGCACAAAGACACTGACGCTGCATTTTTAGCTTACAAGCGAGTAATGACCGAAATGCAGGATGAAGCGTACTACTTAGATGTAGCTAAGCGAGGTAAAAGCATTTCTTCAAAAAGGACAAACGTATGACTTTTGAAATAACAGATCCGAAATTGTTTCCTTTAAAAAGTTTGCAAACGTTTCTTATCCCGGATCAACTTCTTTCTTTGAAGCTGTTCTATGCAGAGTCTTTGGACTTGCTGGAATTAAAAGTAAACGACTGGGTTTCTAGCACCAAGTCAATTATAGCTGTTCCGGGCGTTGTTTCTATTTCTGCGGATATGTTTTATGTAACACTGTCTTACGTGCCTTCTAGCGAGGGGATACAAGATGACAGGAGTTAAGAAACCAGAGTTGTCGGCTATTGAAAACGCAATGCAGGCTATCGTAACCAGGCAACCTGCGACTGACGACAATCAACTAGACTACGCTGCGTATCTTAAGCGACTACCCCCAGTCGTAGCAGACGCAATGCTGGCGATTAGTCAGCAGGAAGCTGAGGAAATATCGCTTCCGACACTTAAGTATTGTCTTTGCGATAGTCCGGAAGGCGATTACCCTTCAGTGTACGCCTACACAAGACTTTCCGATCTGGTAAAAGCTTTACATCTTCGCATAGGTAAGGAAACGTCCGTATCTGTGTTTTTCGGTTTACCATTGACTATAACCAAGATTCAAAGGATAAAGGGCGACATAGATTATTATCTGCGACTACCTAATCAGACAGCAGCCAGGTTGAACGCGGCAGGAGAGCTTGTCGTATTTGACGTGGCAGAACTAACTGAGAATGCGAATATGGAAGAACTACAACAAGGTTGGATGGGTGATGATGCCTTTCTTTCGTCGCAGTATTTTCAACCAGGTACATCTGATCCTTTTCAAGATTCCACGCAAAAAAATAACGACAACGACAACGACAACGACAATCTACCGTCTTAAAGGAAACGACAATGAGCGGCTACAAACCTAGTCTAGTACTACCAGGAGCCACGGAAATACCTAGTGCTTCAGCTAACGGTGTAAACGACGCTTACGCTGCAGATTCCGATGGCAGATCGTCAGGTTTTAATCATAACAAGCCTGGTGTAGTTGTAGTTGATCCAGATGAATCCGAATCGGTTACTGTCGACCTCAGCAAGGTTTCCAAAGAAGCTCTTCAAAAAGCTGCAAAAGCGGCAGCCAACGGTTCAGATTTTTTTCAAGCGTTAGCCGCACAACCTAAACAAAAAGCAACAAGAAAAGCCAGGACTCCTAAAGAAGCTAAACCGACTTCTACGGAGGTTTGGGAAGACCTGATTGATTACGAGGATTCGTCGGTGACCTTAAACAAAATAACTGCTGACGCGAAACCTGCAGCTGTTATTTCACGTGAAAGTGTGATTTCTGAGGCTTTTGCGAAGTTGGAAATACCGTTTCTGACGGCTGATGTTCCGTCTAAACCGTGTTTTACGGTATATTTTGAATTCGACCAGTTTGGTACTTTGTCGTCGAAGTATCATCAAGTTATTGACTCAAAACAATGTCTTGTTCTGGTTTACGACACTCGATTCGAGTACGGACAACAGTATTTGCCTCCTGTTTTAGACATAAACCAACCGGTAACGGTTGGAGTTCAAGCGACTGGCGTCAACTATCAAGTGGCTTCGGTTGGACTAAGTTGGACGATGGGTTGTTTAGACTTTGTTCTTTTGATTAAGGCGTGATAATTATGGAAAAGAATGGTGCTATTAGTAAAGATACTCCGTGCGATAAACCGGACTGCTGCCGAAAATCAGGCGGGGAGAAGCTTGCACAGATGGAGTTAAATTTTCCAGAAGACGAAAAAACCGCAGATCGGTTAGACGGTGGTTTGATGAAAGATGCGGTAGATGCTGTCAATAAGGCTACTAAGCAGTAGTTAGCTTTTAGAGGGATTTGCAATGACATACCAAAGCGCAAGCGTTCCGTTCTTCAGTCGCGGAGCAGGCGTATCGCACGGAGAGCATGGTTTTGCAGATCCCTTCAACGACATTGCAACAACCCAGATGCCGACGACTATCAAGTCGGCACTGTGGTGGTCTGAGTACATTTGGCAGATTATGGGTACTTATCGTACTGCCATGGAAAAGCTGGTTGCTTACTTTTTAACCGACATAGAAATCGGCGGAGAAGACGTAGGCGACGATGAAAAAAAGAAGTACAAGGACTATCTAGGGCATAAACTTGGCTTAATGCCGTTTATGTCAATGGCGATGCGGGATAGGACGTGTTACGGTAACTTTTTCGGAAGTGTGATTGTTCCTTTCAGACGACATATGCAATGTCCTAAGACCGGAAACATGTATCCTCTGAAAGTTGTTTACAACAATTTCAACTTTCAATTTGATGCTTCTTTCAATTTTGTTGCGACTTGTCCAGAAACTGGTTGGCGAGGACCTTGGACTGTTGTTGATAAACCTAAGGAAGAGTCGGAACACCTTATCTTAAAGCGATGGAATCCGCATGAGATAGAAATTCTGCACGATCCGTACACAGACGAGACAGCTTACTTGTGGCGTATTCCAGAGTACTACAAGCGAATGGTTAAAGAGGGTAATCTGTATCATCTCGAGAGATCCCCTAAGTCTGTACTGGAGGCTATTCGTCAAGATAAGCTATTTCGCTTTCATCCAGACGCCATTTACCACATGAAAGAACAAACTCTGGCCGGTATTCGTGCTATGGGTTGGGGTTTGCCCAGAAGTCTTATAAACTACAGACAACTTTGGAACCTGCAGGTGCTACGCAGGTACAATGAAGCTATCGCACTTGACTACATCATACCTTTTCGGCTTATTACGCCGGAAGTAAAAGCTGGTGGCGGCGGTGGTGCCGGTGGTTTTGCTATGAACGATCCCATGGCTTCCTATAACATGGGTGACTTTAGATCTCAGATTCGAAACATGATTAACCGCCGTAGACGCGACCCTGCGGGTTGGCAGATGCTACCGTTTCCTGTGAAGTACCAGATACTGGGCGGTGAAGCAAGTCAATTAGCCCCGACTGACATGATTACACAGGCTTACGATTCTCTTCTAAACGAATCCGGCGTTCCTGTAGAGCTCTATCAAGGCACACTTAGTGTTCAGGCTGCGCCAGTAGGACTTCGTTTGTTCGAAAGTCAGCATCGAAATCTTATCGATGACGCTAATAAGTTTTTGCAGTGGATTATGGAAACCGTCTCTAGGATTATGAGCTGGCAGCAGGTTGAATGTAAACTTAAACCAGTAACTATTGCAGACGACATGCAAAAACAAATGGCTGCGTTGCAGCTTATGATGGCACAGCAGCTATCAGGTCAATCTGGATTGTCGGCTGTTGGTTTTGATTGGGAAACAGAGCAAAAACGGCTTTCTGACGAGGCTAGGAAGCAGCAGGAATTGCAAGCTAGGATGCAAGAAGAAATGGAGCAAGCTGGTTTTGCTGCTGAAGTTGCCAAGGGTATGAATCCAGCCACACAGCAAGGTGGTCAACCTGGAGCTCAAATGCAAGGCGGAGCTGCTGCTGGCGGGCAACAAGGTGGTAATCCAGTTGGTCCCGACGCTCAATCGGCTATGGGTGCAGGTCAGACACCTGTCACAAGCTACGTTCAAAGTATGGGGCCAAACACGGCTGTTACGCCCAATGATCTGGAAGCGGCGGCAGAGCAGCTTGCACAGGAGTTACTGGGCCTACCTGAGAGTGTAAAGGATTCGGAGCTTAGAAAGCTTAAACAGTTCAATCCTATATTACACAGTCGAGTGAGAGCCAAAATGGACGAGCAGAGGCAGCAGCTTAAAAATCAAGGAGGAGCTATGCTTCAACAACAAATGTCGCAAGGACAAATGTGATGCAAATCGGCTTTGTTTGCCCTACACATAAAGCACTTGATCTCCACAGTTACACGGCAAAGGCGATAATTACGTTTTTAAAGACAACGCCGAATGGAATTGTGGTCGTTGTTGACGATGGTTCTGTAGGTTTTTCTTCTGCTTACACTCGAAAGCTCAAAGAGCTATCGCCAGATCCGGCAAGAATTGTTGTTGAGCACTTTAAGCAACCGCTAGGGCTAACAAGAAGCTGGAACCGCGGGCTTGAAATCTGTGCTGACCAACAGGTTGACTATGCAATTGCAGGTAACAACGATGTAGTTTTTCCAGTGCGTTGGTATGAAGGTTTAGTGCAGCTTGCTGAAGTTGCTTTTGCAATGGTAGGTCCGCTTTCAAACGCTCCCGGTGTCACAGCTAAAGGTCAGCAAGAGATTTCAAAGTTCATCGGTGACTATACGCTTACAGATGATCCCGTCTTACTTGACAACTACTCGCTAGAGCTTCTAAAGCGGTACAAGGGGCATTACACAATCAGTAAGGTAAATGGTTTTTTTCAGTTCGCGGCTATGCGAGCCTGGATCGCGGGAAGGTATGATGCAAAACACTTTTACCGCCCCGCTAATTTTTTTACAGCTGCTGGCGTCAAGAATCCTACGCCGTATACTACGCTTAACGAAGACGAGCTGCAGTCTCGGTGGGAAAAGCTAGGCATGAAATCCGCAGTCTGCCTTAGCAGTTTTATTTTTCATTACCGTGCAGTCACTAGAGGTGACAAGTACAAGAAAGGTCAATGGTACAGACAAGATGACTAATGTCGTCGTTTACAGCTGTGTAACCGGCAGCTACGACAAGCTCGACAGCACTTTTTTTGCGTCCGCTAATGTACCAGAACCGGGTGTAAGATATGTCGTTTTCTCAGATAAGCAGACGTCGGGCCGAGGTAAGGTTGTAACAAGCGAAGGTGTCGAGTGGGACGTTTTACCGCTAGCTTGGAAGCATTCTTTATGCAGAACGCGAACGGCTCGCTGGCACAAACTACATCCTGGAATAATCACTAAACATGGAGATATTTCGATCTGGGTGGACGCGTCGCAACGAATAACAGCTAAGACGTTTGTGTCCGATTTGCTCGAGGCTACGGTATACAAAACACGTAATGTTGACATTTTTTCTTTCAAGCATCCGCAGAGAAGTTGCATTTATCAAGAGCTTCACGCGTGCTTGCGACTAAAGAAAGATAACCCCGAACTGATGAAGAGACAGATAGAGCTTTACCGTAAGATGGACTATCCTGCGTTTAATGGGTTGGTCGAGACGGCTTGTGTTGTACGCAAAAACACAAACGCCAGTTTAAAGTTTGACCAGTATTGGTGGTACGAGCTTGACAACCATAGCTTAAGAGATCAACTTAGCTTTAACTACGTTGCTTGGAAAACAAAGATACCTTACGGTCACATTCCAGGTTGCCGAGCAAACTCGCCGTTTTTTTGTTTTATATCACACGGTAGCTAGACAACAAACATGCTAAAAGTAGGTATCTACGTAGATTACAAGCATAACGACACGACGCTTGCGGCTGTTATGCTTGCAAATTGGATGCTTAGATTGGGCAATTCAGTTAAAGTCATATCTAACGGGCCAGTAGCACGGAACGTAGACTGCTATTGGGATGACCGTGTTATTAGAGACAGCAACAAAAGCCTTAAGCTTTACGAAAATCTAACGCACGCGTTTTGGTTTTATCCAGACAGGCTTACTTTTCTTACGGCAAAATCCGTAGGTGAGAACACCGAAAGAGCCAGCGAACTGGATTCGCACATTGAAAATCTAGGTAAAACCAGTACTCTTAACCACGTGTATTTTCCAGGCTGGTGTAGTAAGGAAGTGCTGTTTGGAGAATTGCTGCTTAACTCTAAAGCTATTTGTCTTAATCGAGATTCTGCTCTGTGGTTGAGCTCAGAGTGTAAAGATTTCGAAGTTGATCGAAATTGGTCAACGCTTTGTTCGGCGGATAAGCTACTTGTACCGAAGCAAGGAAAAGTCGATAAGGACAAGGTGAAAATGCTGGTGCTTCTAGGATCAGACTTTTCGCAGGATATTGGTAACGAGTTGATTTCCACTTTCGAAGCCCTACTTAAAAAACACGAAACGCTTAAAGTTACCTTTTTGCTTGAAAAATCATTACCTAAGGTACACAAAAGCCGTTTAAATCAGCTGAAACTTTCCTTCAAGGATCGCGTTGTGCTTGCCGGTGTGATGCCGTATAGTCAGTATCATGCGATGGCTTACTTACATGATTGGGTTTATTTGGCCTGTGCTTCATTTAAGCACGGAGCCTTAATTCCGCATTTAGCGGTGAGTGGGACACCGCTTATATGTCACGACATACCACCAGCAAGGTCTTACATATCTGGTGGTTTATCCGGGATGCTCGTACCCACTGTAGTCTCTAACACGTTCAATCCTAGGGGCATCGTTTGTTTTAAAGATTTGGCTACGACATTGTCGCAAGCAATCAACATGAACGATCTTGGCTTGAAAGGGCTGCAGAAAAACGCTTATAGCAACCACAAAAAGCAAGCACAAGAATTTGCCAGGTTTTTATCACAGGAGCTCTCGTAATGGAAACAACTTTTAGCGGGCAGAATTTGATAGTTACAGGAACTCCGGGTGCAGACCTGAGCCAAGCTATACCTATTTTGCGTAGAGCGGGCTACCGGTTTCTACACGATAAACAGCTTTACACCAAAAACAGAATAGAACACGATTTTTTTGTTGAAACTTGTAGGAACAAAGAACTTATAGCGCTTCTTGGTTCGATATTCTCCGGCGAAACGGCGTACCCTGTGCAGTTTATCCAGTATTACTCACGGGATGTCGTGCAACGCTTACGTGCGTTTGTGGCTGAGTTCTCAAAGTTTCATCCGATTGCGTTTGTAGACGTTTTGATAGCACCTTATCTAGATTTGTTTCGCCCTTTTTCTAACAACGTAGTTTTTGTTAGAGCGTCGTACGACGAGGATGTTAAAGCAATTAGAGATGCTTGCAATCTGATTCCTTCGGATATCGAAATAAAAATAAGAGATATTGCACTTAACAGGGCAGAAGAACGCTTGAAATCTTTCGATACCGTGTTAGAACTGGACGTAAAGGAACTGTCAAAGTTGGAAAAAACAGTTGCTACAGTTGATTTTTAATTTTTTTCAGAGTCGATCGTCAATTTTACTACAGCGTTTGGAGGTACCCCCACCTTGGCGGAAAATTCTACCGGTTCATTTTTGACTTCACCTGCTCCCGGCCAAAACCCCAAAGATTTGCTGGCTGCGTTGGCGAATGCCTATTCACAGCCTCTTTCTAGTGACGTCTTGAAATTTCTAGAGTTTGCAAGAAATTATTTGAAACTGCATCGTCCCGCAGAGATTTTTACCATACCGGACAACGTCGGAATTAAACTCACTAACTTTGAGCAAGTTCAAGTTTTTCCAGACCGTGTTGGTGGAAGTTACGGTGACGGGGCTATGGCAAATCCAGATAGCAGCGTTTCAATAAACCGACAATGATACGCCAGCTGCACACGCCCCTACCGCTGGATACGCCTAAGGGTAAAGGTTTTGCTCATTTTGTTATAGACTACTCGCAAGAACACGATCTTCTGTGGGTAGTTTTTGTAGACGAAACCGGCGAATGCTGGACGTTTAACAACAAAGAGATACGCTTACAGTCTAATATAACAATGGGAAGGTCAAGCAAGTAGGCTAAGGAAGGTTATGATAACAGAGCCAATTCAGGTTGAGAAAAAAGTCGCGGTAGCCCCAATCAAAAAAGTAAAACCCACGTATGACTTCTGGCCTATCAGGTTTAGGTCAGTCGAGAGACCTGAAAAAGTCACAATCTATTTCAACACTGGCGAAGTTGAAGAGTTCAGCTTAAAAGCAGATTTAGTGTTTTTGCAGATACAGGGTGATGCTTTACCTAACTACTTCTGCTTGGAATTCGCAGCGGCTACAACTGCTTCCGAGAAAGATGCGTCGGCTCTCCGCAGCCTACAGGATAATTTTACAAAACTCGGCAACACTCACAACATGACAATAGAAACTGACGAGTTTTCTGTAGTCTGTTACAGACCTGTATGCATCAGTCGAGAGCAGAAGTACGCTAACTTTTGCTTCAAACGTAGCCAATAGGCTTATCAACATTTGTTTCAATTTAGACACCGAAAGGTGTCTTTTTTTATGGAGTTAAACATGCTTAAGAAGTTACACAGTAAGAAGTTTGAACGTATCGCGGCACCTGTGCTTGATTCTGATTTGGAAACAAAAAGACTGATCTACGCCATACTTAAAGTAAGTTTGGAGTCTGGCGATGTACTGGTTGCTAGCTCTGACAAGCGTGCGGCAAGAAGGAATCCACCTAAGTCTAACCTACATTGGACGGTAGTTGAAAAGCGTTTGCTTTACAAAGAATTCAAGCGAATGTTTATGCGGCAAATTAGATTTACGCAGACTACGGCCAGGGAGCTTTCAACGCGATTTAAACGCACGCCTGCAGCTATTTCAGCTCAGTACTACGCATGGGAATCACGTTGCAAATTGGTTGAAGTCTAAGAAAGCACAGCATGTCATTTATTCTGTCAAACCTACCTAGAAATTCTAAAGTAGAACTTGTGAAAGACAAGCTAGGGGTTTCATTGAGAGTTTATTGGGTTAACAGCGACGGCAAGCGAAATGCTCGCGTCTTGTTACCCTCAAAAGCAAACCTGGAAGACCCTTGGTTTTTAGGTGCAGCTGTTGAAGGTATGTTTTTTGATATGCAGAAAGAAGCTGAAGCATGCTAGAAACAAAAGATAGCTCGTCTACCTTTGCAAACGACGCTGAAACAAAAAAATGCAATACTTGTAATCGCGAGGTGCTCTTGGCCAGTTTTAGAAAAACCAGCCAAAAGCCTAACGAATTTTACGACAGTTGTAATACTTGTCGAAGCAACAAGCCTGATAATTTACAAAACTGGGGAGCAAGAACCTTTTACAGGCTTAAGTTAAACCGTTACGACTACTAGCTGTTTAAACCGGCAACAAACGCAGGCTTTTCGCGATTGGGTAAAACTTCTAAAATGATTCTGTGTGGTGACCCTACGCAGGACACGCGAAGAACAGGCGAGTTTCCGCTCTTTCTAGATTGTGTAAGCCAGCTTGATTCTGTTGGTATACAGTATTTCAACTTCTCGGATAACATGCGGCACCCTGTTATCAATGATGTTTACAGCGTTTTACCGGGTGCCAGATCGTGAGTACCGATTGTCTGACGTTAAAATCGATCTCGAGGGGTTAGATACCCCTCGAGTTTTGGAGCTAAGTACAGCTCATCTCACTTCGGAAGCTGCTCAGTGGTGTGCCGGTAAGTGCACCATGGAAAACAATTACGGCTTTCTGTTCAGTGTTAGTGATTCAGAGCTTGAAGAATGTCACCCGCATGTTTCTAAGATACTGTGGGCAGCCAAGCAACTTGAATTTGATTACGTTTGGTTTGATTGTGACGCCAATGTTTGTGTGTCTTTGGATGTCTACGAGTGGTAGAAAGGTTTATAGCGTTTTTCGACACAGCTACGACGATGAAAATCCGTCGAATTGCAGTTAGAATTCGTTATCGGCATCTTGAGATACTGAGAGCCGACGACAACCCTACCCTGTTTCTTTTAATTGATACGCGGCTTTGAGGCCGCAGGAGGCTTACGTTGGACGAAAAGATTACGCTACAAATGATATTTGACAAAGCATGGCAGGCTTTTATTGTTGAAGACAGGCCCCCTGCGGCTGAATTTGACGCGGACGAAGGCAGATATATTTGTCGCTACTCGACCGAAGATGGGCGGCGTTGTGCCGTAGGCTTAGCTTTGCCGGATTCAGTTGTCACAGCTTTAGCGGGTAAAATGGTGAGTTTCGGCTGTCTTGCACACAAATACGAACATTATCGATATATTTTCGATGATAGTGTTACAACTCTGGCTGAAGATTTACTGACTAATTTTCAAAGTAAATTGCACGATGAATTACAAGAAAAAGGCGTTTGGAAATATTCGACATACGAGCTTAAAGAAAGATACAAAGACGTAGCTGTAGCGTATGGACTTACAATTCCAGGAGAATAAAATGATTGAAAAGATTACTTTGCAATCGATATTTGACAAAGCGTGGCAGGCTTTTGTTATAGAGAAAAAAAATCCAGCATTCCGTGACGGTCGTTGCTGGTATTTAACGCCGTGTGGACGACGCTGTGCAATTGGTTTATCTCTACCAGACGATGTTGCTGAGAAACTAAAAAGTAAAGAAATGTCTTTTGGCCAAGTTGTTAGAGAGAACGATTTTTGTGAACTTTTCGACCAAGACGTTGTTGGTCGCTTTCGCTCTAGTTTAGACGACTTTCAGGCTATGTTACACGACGATCTCGTAGATGCCTTTACTGACGGTTGGAATCGACCAGTAGAGCATTTGCGTTATCATTACATTGAGGCGGCACGCCGATACAATCTCACGATTCCGAAAGATAAAAAGGAAAAGCATGAAATCGCTACAGGACATTGAGGATGAACTTGACTATAAAGATCAGCAAAAAGCGTCCAATAGCTTTGAATTTTTTGCTATTACGGCAGCTGTTTTGTTTCTTGGTTTATGCGTAGGTGTTGTTCTTTGTTTTGTAATTGGGTAACAACATGTCAGCTAATCAAATAATTGATTCGATGCGATCTAAAACAGAAGAACAACAACACTTGCTTCTGGTTTTAAACATGTGGGAAGAAGTCAAAACCCACGGCATCGACCCGGAAGAAGTGGCCGCTTTTGGTTTCAATGACGAGTATGTTGACGCAGCCATTAAAAACGAATGGCGAAAACGCGGCATACGCAACTCGTATGACTATCAAAAGATGGTTTTCTGTAGGCAATATCACAACTACGTTCGAATGAAAGACAACAGCGTTGTTGTTCTTAAATACGGAATTAGGCGACCTGAGTATAGAGGATTATCTTCAGATGACAGCAAGTATCAACAAAATTCTAGCACTCCCTGTTAACAAAGGTTACTCGAGCTGGGGAGCCGATATGGGGCGTAGAAACTGGGTTGAAGGTGATCCAGAGAAACTGCACTTGCAGAAAGTGCAATTTCAAGACGCTTGTTACGATGTCGGTGGAGCTTACTGGGGTGGCCCTGCGAATCTGTATTGTGCTTTTTCACCGGACGATACAGCCAATGAAAACCAAATACGTGTTTTTGTTAGGGCTGGTAGTCGAACCGAAGCAAAAGAACGCGTGTTAGAAGCTTTACCAGGTCAAGGCTGGACTTTTTTCAGGTGAAATCATGCCGAGAATAGTGCGAAAGCTTGGTGGTAGTTACAATGTCGCCAAGCCATCGAAAATAGCAGCTGCAAAGGTTTCGGCTTTAGCAGCATGCTCCGAAGTAAAAACGGAAAGTCGGTGTAGAACCAAGCTTACGACAAAGCGGGTTGTTGGCGACGACTATCGGTTTTTAAACGAAGGTGAAACGGTCAAAAAAGGTGATGAATATTTTAGTTATGCTAGCCTCGATTGGCAACCTACATCTCTTGTGAGCTATGCTGTAGGCAAGTATAGCGTTGAGACATATCGGCGACGGATACGGCTGGGGCTACGGCAACGGCTACGGCTACGGCTACGGCGATGGCTACGGCGGCGTATTAAAACACCTTAAGCCCAGACAAAAGCTTGGGTACCAGAAAAGAGTGATGTTGTTGTTTGTGCTAAAACGTTATCAATTCGACTCGTTGAGTGTTACTTTTTTAGAGTAACCAGAATTACTACAATTTGCGAACGTATGTACATGTCATTGAAAGGACGCCCCGATGAACTTTTCTTACCGAAGCATTTTAGACTTCCGACGGCAGACGAGCTAAATTTATACAACTTAGAGGTAGTTTGAAAGGAACAAAATGAAAAAAGACGGTACGCGATATCTTTGTGAAGTCGAGTTTGAAAATGGAGACATGGATTTCGTAGTGTTGTACTGGGGCACACCTGCGGGTTTCTCTGATAATTACGGTGAGCCAGGTTGGTATACGTCAGGAGGTTCAAGAGTAAAACTTAAGAAAATCTTCTGCTACCGTAAGTGCGATTCGATTTTTCCGGTACAAACAGATGTGAAAGGGACAAAATGCAAAACAGTTCAGAAAGACCTCACTATCTAATTAATGCTTATTCACTTTTGTTTGTGATAGGCATAGTGTTTGTAACACTTAGACTAGCAAACGTAATTGACTGGCCTTGGTGGATAGCTACTTTACCGATTTGGATAATCCCTGTTATGGGGTTATCGCTGGTGTTACTGGTTGTTGCTGCTGCAGCCGTAGCCGCGTCGCTTGCATGTATCCCGCTGCTTTTGAAAGAATTACGCTACACGATCAAAACAAAGTTCAGGAGAAAACCATGACAATTTACGTAGCAAGTTGCATTTACAACGACCAACTATACGAATGGTTTTACGAAGGCTCCCAAAGCCACAAGGCTAGCTGGGAGATGGACGTTGCAAGCCGAAATCTAATACAATCGATGGGTGTCTATGTTCATCGATCTACGCCGAAAACGGTCAACGTAAAAGTTGAAAGACTTTGTGTTGATAAAGGCGACGTGCGACGACAAGTGTGCTTGAACGTGACGCGAGATTTACCATTTTTGGCCCTAACATCTGATGAATATGAACAAGCGATTGCGGCTCTTTTGGACGGCTTACCTGAAAAGAAAGCCGCATTCGTTCGAAACAAAGCTTACGAAGGCCATCACTCGAATGGCTATGAATCTGTTCTAAATGCTGCAGAAGACTTATTATCTGATATGCGAGCAGCGGGGCTGCTGGAGTGAGCCGACGTCAACTGGTTCTTCAATCGCTTGGGTTACCTCGAAACGATAAGAGGATTCCTGTCCGCAAGATACATGACAGACTGTTTGAAGACTATACAGATCAACAGTGGACGTTGGTATACGTTGAAGGTGGCGTAACTTTGCGGGCGGAATACACAGGCGTTCAGCTCGCTGCTGAACACCTTTCCGACTTGGTTGTTTTCTATAGCGAGCACGAGTTTGAAAACTATTTGAAGAAGATAAGTGACGGCAAGCTCGGCTAGAAAGGGTGGCTATGTCACATCCTTATAATCATTCCCTGTCTTCGGTAAAGAAGTGGGGAGGTGTGCCAGAGGATTATCTGGCGATACACAGTTGGTTTGATGAGAGTAAGTCGGCCTATGCTGACTTTAGACACAGGGCCATCAGACATCACGCTGAGGGTATCTTCTTGTGTGAAAGGGAGTTTGGCGTCACTATAACCAACTCCAACAATAGGACAGTTCCAGTTAGGGCTATTGGTGAGCAGCATGTTACCGAGGATTGTGGATTTATTCCAAGTATGAAAGATTGGCTGCAAAACATTACACCACAGCCGTGGATGACGCGTGTCGGAGTTAAGTTGTCTAAAACCCTAAAAGTCGAAGGAAAAGAATAACATGACATTTGTATTGCCTCTACCGAAGTTGTTGTACGAGGAAGCCAAACAGCTGGGAGTAAAAAAGATTTTGCTTGAATTTTCAGGCGGTAGCGATGAAGGCTATTTGGAAGTATCCGTTGATCCAGGCTATTGCGACGACGATGGTGACTTCTCAGATAAGATTGAAGATTGGGCACAAGAAGCTTACTCCTACGGCGGTGCCGGTGACGGTGACGCCTTCGGTGACAATGTTACTTACGACCTGGAGGAAGATACAGTGACACACAACGACTGGTACACTATCGAGCAACACAACGAGGCTACTACAGTTGATCTTGAAATAGCCGACGGAGAATAACTTTGGCCAGAAAAGCGAAAACGATTGTGCACGTAAATCAGGCGGTTATACGCAAAAATTTAAAGACAGGTGCAGACGAACCTGTTATAACCGTCAAACAAGGCAAGACAAACAGGTACGCGCACGAGGTGCATATACCTGGACCCTGTTTGGTTAAGTACTCACCGGATAAACCACTTAGCTGTGGAGCTAGGGTCTGGGTCGAGACATTGGAAGATGTTGTAATTTTGAGGTAGTTTAATCATGAGTTTTAACGTTGGTCTTGGACCAAAAGCCGCAAAAATCTACGCCCTAGAGCATTTGGTCTTGTTGTTGACCGAAACACTGCAGACTGCATTAAAAGCAGGTAGAACCGCCTGCTCCGTCGATGTACCTGATGTGTCAGACGAAGTAGCAGATCTGGCGTTGGATCACTTTAGAGCGTTAGGCTACTATGCACGTAGGTGCGACGTACATCTTACTAACATAAGATCAAAAGGTTTTTGCATGACAGTAGGTTGCCCTGAGTACGAGCCAGAAGAAGAACCTGCTTCTCTTTCCTAAAGTTGACACTTAGTTACCAAGGACTTATTATGCTGATGTATCACACATTTGACTCAGACATACTGGAAAAATTTTACGCGGTTATTCGCGACGAAAAGCCTACAGAGCCTTTTCAAAATTCAACGTTCCATTGGCTGCAAAAACTGTTAGACTGTTTCATTTTTGACAGAGCATACGCAGGTTGTCTTATCGACTACCGTGTTGTTGTAGTGGATTACCTAAACGGTTTTAAACGTGTCTGCCTTGAGCATGATATGCCGCAGCCTCGCTTAGATGCTGGTATGTTGAAGCTGACCGATCTTCTAGAGCAGATGTTCCTTACAAATGAGTTTCACGAGTTTGCAAAAGCCAACGGCTGTTTGATGGGGTTACAAACGCTCGACAAAAGTGATCATGAAAAGCTGAACCGTTTGTGGGCGGTAGACAATCGAGTTCAAGTGCTTATGGAGCTTCACAAAAGACAAGGTTATGTTAATAACTGGGCAGCCGCACAAGAAGTTCTAACCTAGAACATTTTTTAATGCGTCGATTTTTCTTTCACTAGCCCGCCAAATTTTGGCGGGTTTTTTTTGGAGTTAACACATGCGTTTGCACGAAGTCATTGCAGCAGTTAAAGATCTAGAAGAAAAACAAAAAAAGTTATACAAGGCAAGAAACATACTTTACAACGCCCACTGCTACACAATTAAAGCTTTAGACAGTTTAGAAAACGATATCGACATGACTTTTGTTTTTACAGACAAAGAAATACAGAACGCAGTAGATGCCATTCTTGAAAAACAAATTGCGGTTTTGAGTCAAAAACTGGTTGCTTTGGAAAACAAGGTAAACGACGCTTTATCCGGCTTGGAGGACTTAAATTAATGACTGACACTATCGATGTGACTGTGAGAATTGGTTTAATAGATCCTCTAGACGGTGAAGATTCCAAAATCAGAGAAATTGTGCAAGCTATTGTCGACGGGTACATACACCCGTCGGTGGACGAGGTAGAGCTTATCGAGTTTCGAACAGAAGATTTTAAAAAGGCTTTTAAGGTGAAAAAATGAGTTGGAAAACTGAATCTAGGGGTGGGTATCCTGTTCTCAGTGTTTGGACGAGTACCAATGACAGGTGGCCGCTTCAAGGAACTTTGAAAATGAGCGAAAATACTTACGACATTCGATGGTGTTCGTGGAATCGAAATGGTAGGTATGAAGGGGACCACATTGAAAGCGAATACGACTTAATTCCTATCGAGCCAGAACCGGGCAAGCACGCCGACCAACACAAAGATGTCGGGCCTATCCCCAAAGGCTTTCGATTGCTTGGCGACGAACCTAGGCTGGCGTCTGATTGTTACTGGAGTTACCACGACTGGATTCTGATCGGAGGTCGAGTCGAGATTGCGAACCGTGACAAGTGGCCAGCGATCCGATTTGTGGTCGAAGAGCCCGAACCGGTCTTAACTGGCTCGATGCGGTATTCTTTTGAGAACGAGATGTTCAAGCGGTACGGATGGAAGGCTGATCAATTACGTACTCACGGCGATGGTCGATATCTTGATCTTGGAATCGAGCAATATTGGCAAGCTTTCCAAGCCGGGGCAAAGTATCAATCAGGTCAAGTTGATGAGCCCGAACCGTTCAAACAGTTGGTCCTTGTGTGTGATCACGAGATAAGCGATCAAGCGCTTTACGTTGACGGAATTTTGGAAGACTTCGATGAAACCATCTACGGAACCAACATTGCCAAGCTTGCAAAGGGTTCTTTAATCAGGTTTGACAGCTATGAGGTTTCAGCCCCTGAGGAATGGCCAAGAAGACTTTCGGACTTGGGAAAGTTGGACGGAAAGCAACTGGAGGACCCGTCGGGAGAATGGGAACCAAAGAAAGATGAAATCGAATACGCAATGGATCGCTGCGGCGTACCAGCAAGCGTATTCGGCTCAAATCCAATCGAAGTTCGTCCGATCATGCAGATCAGGCTACCGGTCCCTGCGATCGTACTCGGCAAACTAGGCGATATGCTGGAGAAGCACTACCCAGGATCGACGATGCGGCAGGCAGGTGGCTATCTGGTGTTGGACGAACCGATAGAATCGTAAACTGTGCTAAGTTTTTTTTACAACTGTCCGTGGCGTTAGATACACGGATATTTAGATATTCTTCTAGCAGGAAAACGAAAAGGTTAACATGTCTGAAAATCAATTAAACATCTGGAGCAGTGTAATACTCAAGGAAATTTTGGATCAATCGCCCGTCAAGTGCGAAATGGAAGTATCCGCAGAAAGGGGTGGTGATTACGATCTCAATACAATCTATATCATGGCCTCGGGCTGTGATGACGATATCCTGCGACTCACGCCGTTTGTTGATCCTTGCGGTGATTCTGCTCCATCACAAAATGACAATGTTCCGATTTATGCTCTGGAGTTGCGAAACGCTCGTGGCGACTCTCGTGGTGGGTGCGAAACCACAAATGCAAATCTAGGCATGCTGTATGGCTTTTTACAATCCAAACTAAACGAGGCTGGTTTTAACGTTATAGATCACTGCGACGAAATTTTTTAATTTTTGATTCGTGGCGTTAGATACACGGACGATTCGTAAACCCAAGACCCTGAAAGGGCAAACTGCAAATGTCTGATGAAAAAAAGCAAGGTGACGAAAACTGGCGTGACGCAACCGCTGACGATGTTGCGGAAATTATAAAGACTGGCAAGCCGATTCCGGCTAGGGTCCGAAACGAAGACGTTGATTCATGGCGAGACGATGCGTTTTTGCAGGGGTGGATTAACGGCAACTGGGCGGCGAGAAACGCTTACTGGACGCATTGCCAAGTGTACGTCGAGCCAGCACCGACACGCATTCCCAAGGACGGCTGCCGAATGCTTGAGGACAACGAAGAGCCGATGCCTGGGGACTTCATTAACTGGGGTGCAGGCTGGAACTACCTGGGGGAAGGATTTTTTCCTTCGTTGGCGGTTGCAGCTCCTGCTTGGTACTGCCGACCGATTAAAGAGCCTGTCGAAGAAATCGGCAAGAATGTTGGTGCTGAGGTCATTGAAGCATTCAGTCCAGTTGTGGTTAAACCTGAACCGACCTCAGAAAAGCATCGAGAGCCGACGCTAGCTGATCTAAGGAACGGTCCGATTGAATGCGAAGTGCGAAACTATACTTCTGATATATGGATATCAGGGCTTTTGGTTGATATTCACGATTCAGTATCTAATCGCTTTCGGGCCAAGAACAGGAGTTTGGAAATTGAGAGGCATTGGAACCAATGCCGAATCGAAGTGCCTGTTGAAACCAAGCCTGAACCCTGGAAGCCAGCACAAGGCGATCAAGTTCGATTCGTAAATCCGAATCACGCTAAGTGTGGAACAATCGGGCGAATATCATGCGTTTTGCAAAGCGAGTATTTGTTCCGAAGCAACTACTCAAATTTTTCCCGATGGTGCGCAATTTCCGAGCTTGAAAAGTACGAGCCTGAACCCAAGCAGCACCGCACGCCGACACTAGCTGACCTAGCAAGTGGGGCTATCAATTGCGAAGTGCGACAAGGGAGTGGCGATAACTGGGAAAAGAAATTGCTCATTCACATTTTTCAAGAGTACGGGTTCCCCTTCGTTACGGCTTCGCAAGGCAGCATTCACCGCTGGGCTCATTGCCGAATCGAAGTGCCGATCGCTCCGTGCAAATCCGAGCTTCCTGTACCCAAAGGCTTTCGGCTGCTTGGCGATGAGCCTCGGCTGGCGTCTGATGGCTACTGGTCGCTGAGCTGCAAAGACTGGCTTGTGATCGGTGATCGAGTCGAGGAGGCGAGCCGTGATATGTGGCCAGCGATCCGGCTTGTGGCTGCCGAACCAGAACCAGGCAAGCATTTCGTCGTTGTGACCAATCAAAAAGGGGACCAGGTTTTTTACGTCAATGGCGTTTTGAATCGAAGCAGCGAAACAAGCTACGACTGCTTCATGGCTGAGGTTGCAAAAGGTCGCGCAGTCAGGATTGAAAACTACGTCGCTAAAAAACCTGTAAAGGAATGGCCAGAAAATCTGTTTGATTTAGTGCGGAAAAACAATTTGGTTTTTGAAGAGCGAGAAATGATCGAGCCTGAACCGGTCAAAAAGTTGGTCATCGTCAACGATCAAGACAACAGGGAAGCCTTGTATGTCAATGGAAAGCTAGAGGACATTACCCATCCGATCTACGGATACAACATTGCCGAGGCGGCGAATGGATGTAAGATCAGGATCGAAAGTCGAGAAGTTGGAAACCCAGATGACGACTGGCCGGAAAAGCTGTCTGACTTAGTGGTGGTAGATTTAGAAAAAGATCAAACCGCCATGGAGATTTCTCAGCAATATCGACCGTTCTTAAACGGCCAAGAGGCAGAACCGTTTTTTGACACGCGATTAAGACGCAAGAGCAGCACGTTTTCATTGTATCGTATCGACGCTATCCACGACACCTGTTGTTGGATCGGTGAAGATAGCTACACATGGGAAGAAGCTTTTGAGGCTTTTGTAAAACAAGACGGAACCCCGTTCGGTATGAAGTTGACAGAAAATGAAAGTCAACGTTAAGAAGATTCTTTTGAAGCTACAAACACTGAAAAGGAGCCTAAGCTATGGCAGAGGTAAATCAAACGGCAACCGGTAACTATGAATTTATGACAAGAGATTCACAGCATTTAAGCGAGCTGAAGATCGAACTTTATCGAAAACTGTTATCAATGCCCGTGTCGATACTGACGGACAATGAAATAGACCTTCAGCTTGTTCTTTCAAGAGATTCAGCTATTCAAGACGAGCTAAAAGCGGAATTAGACGCTAAAGGGTACTAGCAAGTATAAAGCTACAGCACATCGACGATTGGAATAACGACAGAAAGAGCAGCGAAGAAAACATATGTTAGAAGACGACATCGTTGAAGGCGTGCAAATGCCTTTCGACCGGTATGACTACATTACACCGCAGCAAGCGACAACACTAAGAGTTATTCGAGACTTCGATGGTTGGGCTATCGATGCTGCAACTGATGGCGGATTGTATACTGCTGAAATTTGGACACACTATGACGGCAAGGTTTTAGATAGGGAAACTGCAATTCGAAAAACAAGTGAATTTGCAATCTCGATAGGCCGAGCCGACCTTGCTAATCGTGTAGAACTGGAAGGTTAAATGACCGCAATCGAACAAAGAGAAATAGCAGCCAGCGTATGGGGTCAAGAGCTTTACGGCTCCGGTACACTCATTCGCTGGCTGCAGCCGGGTGATAGGTTCACTTGGCCTACAGATAAAAAAGAAAACCCGCAGGTTTACGTTTACGCAGGCAAAGGCTGGTATAGGCGGCTAGGTGAAAGCCGTGCGTTTCGTACTGGTACTTTTGCTTGCTGCAAGAAGGTGGAAAGCAATTGACTGTAAAAGATTTACCGATGTTTCAGTTGAATCGTTATTACACGCACGAAAGAAACGGAATGTTCTATGTCGTTAAGTTTTTCAGAGGTAGTAACTGTGCGTTTACCGCCGGGTTTTCAACGGAAGAAGAAAGACTTAAATGGGTCAAAGAAAACTGCAACGGTTTTGTGCCATTTAAACCTGAACGCGACAATCACGGGAGCTAATTAAATGGACAAGCCTTTTCCTTGGTGGTGTTGCTATTGCGACACTAAAACAGTTCAACCAGTTATTCGTGACTGTAGTATGGAGGTAAAAATAAATTCAAAGTTGCATACTGTAAACCTAAAGGGCATAGAAATGCCTACGTGTTCTAGTTGCGGATCTGAGTTTGTTGATTTACACCTGAGCCGAAAAATTGAAGAAGAACTATTAAACATGGGGGTTACACGTGTTGCGTGATTTAGTTAGCCGAAGACGAGAAGCAGAAGCCGTTGCTGCTCCTTATGTGTTTTTACACAATGGTTGTTATGCGGCAGTTCTACATGTACATTGCCGGGAGCTGCTCGGCGGTAGATTCGACTTGCTGCTACAAGACCCTGTGAGAAAACAAGGCCCGACGCCGGATTCCGTTTACCAATGGAATTTAGTGGATTATCTTGCCGACGACAACTTAGTACCTAGAGGTTATAACCCTAAAGTCGACGTTAAAGAAAATGATTACAGGTGGTTTTTGCGAAAGCTTAGTGAGCAAATTCAAGACGATTTGATTTGTTTGCTTGATTCTCAATTTGGAGAAGTCGAGTATATCGACGAGGTCAAAACTGCGGCATGCCAAATTGTAGTTGATCGAGTAAAAGCCGCTAGCGAGCTTAAAGATTGCTTAGATCGGCACGATAGTGCGTTGTTGTCGGGTATGCTTGAGGTAGAAAAGAAAGTTACGCAACTAGGAATAAAGTTAGGAGAAAACTAGTATGGCTTGGGTGTGGTCGCATTCAAACGAAGCCTACAAATCGCTGCAAAGACAACTCAAGCGAAAGGTTGATAGGGCAGACTCTGGTGACGGGTACGAAATAGCTTGGCTTAAAGACGTTTTTAGAGAATGGTCGGATGAAAACGGTTGCGGTTACAAACTTGACGATATTTTTGAAGCCGCAGAGCTAAACGGTTGGCAGCATGTTGGCGACCAGATATGGCAGTATGCCGAGGAACAAGCTACGTGCGAAACCGGCGGTTATCGGGCTTGGCTCTGCCCGCACGGTTGTGGTTGTCACCTTCTACCTTTCGAGGATCCAGAATCAAATGAAACACAGTAAAGAAATGTTCATGGCAACAAACTCTATCAGGAGAAGATAAGATGGCTACAAAACAACATTGGAAGGTTATAACAATCAATCAGATTGTTGATATATTGCGATCTATCCAAAGTGATGCTTTGGAGCTAGGCGATAGTGCTAAACACGACGCGAGAAAGATCGATGAAGGCATTGCTAACCAGATCAACATAGAGGTTTTAAAGGCCATCGACTTGGTTGTAAAGCTTGACGACACAATGTTGGATCTTCCGTCGACGAAGCACCTACATCATTTCGATCTTAAACAGCAGGAATTAGATGAAATACAGCAAAGAAATACAGCAGATACGCATTTGCCGTAATGTAGGCGATACATTGAGCAAAGCGTCGAAGAAACTTAGAAGCCGTGGATTTACAGACACGGCTTTGCTTATTTCTGAGTGGCGAGAAATGATAAAGCTATTCGGCTGCCGCAGTGTGCCTCTTTGGTACATTGAAGGTTGTCGTAAACCGGGTCCAATCACTTACTCTGAAGCGGAACTCCGGCAGTTTGTTAGCCCTCCTAAGCTCTACGGTGACGGTACCTATGGTAGTTGGCTAGGTATTACCGGGCCGGGTAAACTTTTTAAAGATATGCTAGCAGGAGAAAAATGAAAAACTTATTTGGTTTGATTGTAGATAACAAGTGTATAGCTTTAAAAGAATGGGGTCCAATGGCTTTTTCGCTAACTGGACAAGCAACTCCAACTTTTTATGATTTCGATCTGGCGGCTAAATGGCAATATGATGATTTCGCTAGAGCGAAAAATAATCATAGCATTAAACCTGTAACAGTTACTTGGGAGAACGACGATGACAATTAGACAAGGTTTTGTTGGTTGTAAGCTGGCTTCTGGTGAAATTGTACGCACTCTCTCGGGAAGATATACTACACCGTTTCCTAAGTTCAGTAAAATTACAGCTAGCTTGTTCAAGAAAGTCGATAAGTGGTTGATTCAAAACGCTTACGATGAAGCGGTTTCTCGCGGTGACGACTTTAATGCAACTATCTTCAAGCAAGACATAGATTGTAAGTCTATACCCACCGCAAGCAAAGACGCCGCAGAGATGTATCTTTTTGAGTATCAACCAATGGTACCAAGACCTTTTACCAGGGAATTAGTTTAGCGTGTGTGAAGAAACTTTTGATGAGTTTGCGAAGAAAGCTAAAGCTGCGTTAGGTTTAGCTGAGATCTGGGCTAGAGATACATTTTACGACAAGTCGTATCTTTTCTCGGAGTGGTTAGAAACTTGCCTGGAACTTGGTGATTTTGTAACACCTGATCTTATTTACGACGACATAGTGCAAGGAAACTATCAACATAGAAGCCGAAAATAAGAACATGTCAATCAAACACAGAGGTAAAGTATCTCAGTTTAGCAAGAGAGAAACGGTAGTGCATCTAAGGAAAGATAGAAGCAACGACCCTAACTATCGCGGAATGCGAGAAGGTTCATTTCCTCGCGGCGACTATGACGTCGGATATGTTTGTGGCTACGGAGGTTATCACTCTCGTTATACGAACGATCCCAAGCTGGTAACATGCAACAAATGTCTTGGAAAGGAATAGCAAATGGTAGCAAGTAAACTTGCAAGGCGTACTGATAGCGTTTTTAATGGCTTGCGTATCTACGACCTGGACCCGCAAAATGCAAACCTAGTGGCTGTCGGCGGCCCTGACGGAGTTGACCCTTGGACTATTGACCCTGAGAATATGCCCGAGGGGTTTCGCTGGATAACCGAGAGTGAGTGGGAAGAAGCACAAAGAGATACAGCCGATATCGTCTTTTACTCGCAGAATGAGCATTGGCGACAATCAAACTACATTGAAGGCTTGGTCGAGTCGGCTTTGACCATCGCAGGAGCTGGCGAAGAAGCCTGTTATGACGTCGACTTCGACGATCTGCTGGACGAGCTCCAATGCGATGTTATCAATTTTTTGGAGGATCGGGGATACTCGGTTTTCTTTTATCCTCGGCCCCAACGCCACGGCATTGGGGAGATTGTGGATACTTGCCCGCCGGAACAGCAAGAGATCATCGAGAAGGCTCTCGAGGCCGCCGTGGCAGCCTCGAAGCCAGCCTACGTAAGAAGGGCTGCGAGCCTCGTCCAAGACTTGCTAGCCAGCGAGCAGGACAAGCAAGACGCTTTGCGACTTGCTTTGTTCGACGAAGCGGTTGATTTGCTTAAAAGATCGCAGGATAAGGCAATCCGGGTCTACGGATTAAAAGACGACATCAAAGATTTCTTGGCTAAGTTAAACGAGAAATAACAGACAACCTTTTGCAGAGGATTTTAATTATGGATTCTTTTGACGAGTTAAGGAAACTGGAAAAAAAGCACCGTAGACATTTCTCTACGTTGCAACAAGCCATGCGATTCGACGCGAAGCAACGTGAGTTTCAAAGCCAAGCGACAGAAGGTCATGCCAGCACGGAAGGCACTACGCACGGAAATACGACACCGTTGCCCAAACCTGAAAATGGTCTCGTTTTGGCGAAGCTAGATTTTATCTGCTTTCTTTTGGTGGCTAGCTTAGTTCTCGGCGTGGGGATCTTGGTTCAAGTCGCGCTCATTCGTGCAGGCAAGTGAAGCGACGCTCGGCTAGGAACGGTTTTTGTTTTTGGAAACACAAGGAGATTTTACGATGGCTGATAGATTTTGCGGAACAGTTTACTTGGGCGGCATACTTACTCAAGCTCAGTTCAACCGCTGCAAAAAACTGCTAAAGGTTTGTCTCGAGAATGAACTTGACGCCGATGGCTCGGGAGCGTTTGTTGACTGCGTTGAAAGCGATTTCCAGGATATCATTAAATACTGCACAACGAATGGTATCGCCTTGTCTTTACATTGGAACGCTAAATGGGAGCAGGAAGCTAGTGTTGAGTACTGGGTTGACGGAGTCTACAAGCAGTATTTCGCTGATGGCGACGGTGAAATTGCAGTCAGGTTAAGCGAACTGCAGGAAAACCGCTACATGTTCGTTAAAGATTTTATCGAGAAGTTAGAGATTCCTAACTTTCCGAACTTGGAAATCGGCAAGTAACCTTCCGGTTGCTACCGTAACATCAGTCTCAAGTGTTTAACTTGTTTAAAGGAAATTTCATTATGTCTGATCCGTTACATGAAAGCTACCAGAGGCTTTTAATCGCTGCTAATTCGCTGCTTAGCAACGCTGCTGATTTAGGTGATTGTTTTGTTGATGAAGAAAACGACGATGTTGATTACCCAAAAGACGAAGACGGCAATCGTTGGTATCATGACTGGTTTGAGCTTAACGCGGCAGTCGAGCATTGTAACAGCCTAAACACATCGCCAGTAAAGCTTGAGGTCACACGGCAAGCTCTAGAAGCCGGTGAGATAATTCACACGGGATGGACATTGCCAGGACTCACTGCAAAGCTATGGGTCGCCGAGAACCCTGAAGTGCCGTACGGAGTAAGTGTTCAAAAATACTTTGATGCAACCGGTAAGTTTCTCGGGGCCGATGCAAGCGGCTTAGAGCCAACGTTCAAAAAGGCCAAGCAGGTTTTAGCCGACGAGCAGTAATCAACACTCGGCAAATACTAAGGCTTATTATATGCTCTACTGTTCGACGTACGGACGTAGAGCTTTTTTAGAACCAAAACCGGCCTAATATTGGCCAGAAAGAATTGAATATGGCTTGGGAATTTACGGATAAGACTGGGCAGTTACAGTTAGTCGGCGGTAACTATCTACAGCAGTTGGTAAACAACGGGTTGATTACCAGGGACACTAGAGTAAAAAGTACGACGAGCGGTAGGACCTCAATAGCAGGAAACATCAACGGGCTTAAGTGGCCGGATGAGGACAGCCAGGAATCCGGCGATAGTTATTTGGAAGGTTATTTGGAAGGTTACTCGGTGTCCTCGAACGAACCTCTACCGGCAGTGGAGTGGCCAAAAGAGCCGCCGCAAACTGCCACACCGCCAAACGTACCTAAAGACGAGCCAATCGGGATCTTTGATCTAGGCTTCCGATCGGCTATGACACCTGCTTTGGTTTCGGCTTTGTGGGGTACGTGGCTAACGGTCGGTGCTGTCGGCGTTGCTCTGATGGCAATTGGTATGGGGCTGCGGACTCGCTCGGGCGGTTCGGTCCCTCAGATGATTGGTACGGTCGCGGCTTACGCTGTGGCGTATCTGCTGGCCTCGGTCGTGGTGCGGATATTTTTGGAATGCGTGATAGTTTTGTTTCGGATCGCGGATTATTTGAAAAGGATGAAGTAATATGAGTCGCAAAGACTTAAAGCATGACGACGCCGACTGTCCAAATATATTCTGGAAACCTAAAATTAATGACATTGTAGTTTGCGAACTTGAAGTAGGCCCGTTAGAACAAGGTAAAGCTTATCGTGTTTTAGACAATGACGGCGATATAACTTTGGCAGGATTTGATTCTGAGTACAACCATAACAGATTTAGACCTGCAACTTCAGCTGAAGCGGCTCTGTTTGTTAAAAACGAGAGATTTAAAAACACATACTTAACACAGCCAGCAATTCATGAAGTTGTCGTGTGTGACGACACGTTTAGCAGCGAAGCTGTTTATGTCGAAGGGGTAAAAGTTGTCGAACATACTTTGCTTAACGGTTGCAAGCTTGCAGCTATTTGCGAAGGAAAAGTTGTAAAACTTTCATATCGAAAGGTAGACCTGGAGATGGATAATTGGCCGGTTACGCTAGTTGCTCTTGACAAGCTTTTACAGGAACAGCAACAAGCTGTTGCACCTGAACCAACAGAGGGGAGCCCATCTTTAGATCTTAGCGAGTCGGCATTCAGCGTCGTTCACAACTACTACAATACGATTCGGGCTGATTCTAATTTCGCTTGGTCGATCTTCTGCAACCTTAGCACAATGGCACAAGATGCAGGAGCTCCGCGTAAAGAGGCCGACGAAAGAGCTGCCGACCTTATGCAAACCTGGTTTTCTGTCAATGTGCGAATGTTTGACGAATTTCGCAAGGAAACTGGTTGCCATAACGCCGCTAAACCAGAGCCAGCGTATCGTGAACCTACCGCTGAAGATCTTTTGAACGGCCCAATTGAAGCTGAGTTTAGCGACCACAATGTTGAACCCTGGTCAGGAAGCGGGTCCAGATTGATTACTATTCTAGATAAAGGTAACGATTACCGGTTCGTTGAACAAAGACCAACCTCGACGGCTCAGTTTTTCGGCTGGCGATATTGCCGCATAGCAGTATCTAAAAGCTAGCTCGACTTTCTCTCGTTGTGTTATCTAAGCTAATTTAGCATAATATGAGGCATGGAGGGCTCTTATTATGCCATACAAGTCGGAAGCACAGCGTAAATTTTTCAACGTAAATCACAAAAAGCTAGAATCTAAAGGGGTAGATGTCAACGAGTGGAATCAAACCTCAAAAGGTAAGAAACTACCCGAAAAGAAGGCAAATACGCCTGGTCAGACTGGAAACATCCCAGTTACTCCGCCAACTTCAGTGAGACCAGAAGCTGCTCCGTCGGCTAACATTCCACGCCCTGCACGTCGCCAGACTACTCTGGCTGACATGCGGGGCAAACAGGCGATGTCGACTCAAAAAGTCGATACGCCTTTTTTTTATCTATTGGGAGATTTGGCCAAAGCTGCGGCCAGAGTAAAGACGGCTAGACTAGCCGAGTTACCTTCGGCAGCTAAACCAAGCGTAGAAAAAACAACGCCTGCAGCAGTCGACACAGCGAAATCTGAACCACAGCAAACCCAACCATTTAAGGGCGGACCGGGTTTAGACGGTTTAGGCCGTTTTCCGCCTGCTAAACCAAGTTTACTATCGCAGCTAGGGCAGTTTGCAACCAGTCCAATGGGGCTAGGTGCTGGCCTTGGTTTAACAAGCGGAGCTGTTGGTGCTTATTTGGGCAGCCGCCGACGCAAAGATGAAGACGAGAAAGAGGCTAGTATAAAAGCGTTTGCTACGGCTGCGGCTAAAAGCAGAATTAAACAAGCAGCCGATCCTACCTTGTCCGATAAGTTGACGCATTACGCCGGTATTCCAGCTGCGTTGCTGGGTGCTGGTGCTTTAACGGGAACCGGAGTAGGGGCCTTAGCCCACCCAATCCAGGAATTGTTTTCAGGTGACAACGACCCAGAAGCTCGCAAGCGACGATGGCGAGAACGCCTTTTGACAGGGGCTGGCGTGGGTACCGGTGTAGGTATTGCACAAACTCTGCGGCACTTAAGTTCTCCGGTGCAACAATATTAACAGGGTTCAACGCACAAGATGTGTGAACTTGCTGTAGCTGCGTTAGCTGAGCTGGCTGTAAAAAAAGCTAATTTGAAAGATAATTTCTTTCAAAATGGCCGTCCTACGCAGCTAACTACCACTTTGGCTGGTGGTTTGAGCGGGGCTGGTTTAGGCGGCGATGGTTCTTATCTTGTTGGAACTGAACCTGGTCGAGCTATTTCAGGTGCTTGGCTAAAAACTCTTATTGATAAGCTTTCTAGAAATACCTAATTGTGGAATTAACTATGCTTGACATAAGGACCTTGGCTAAACAAGCCGCATCTGACAGCAATGCTCTTTTTAACTATGTCGGGCTACCTTTGGCTATGGCTGGAGGCGGTGCCTTACTTGGAGCAGGATTAGGGGCAGCACACCATCCAATTTCCGAAGCATTTGAAACGGATAAATCCCCCGAGAGCAAGCTTCAGCGACTAAAACAAAACCTAGTAAGTGGTTCTATCGGCGGCGCAGGTGCCGGTTTAGGCGTACTTCTATCTAGAGTACTTAATCGGCATTTAGACAAGGTCGCAGCATCTCGCTGTTGGAAAGGTTATGAACCTGTGCCGGGAAAAACACCTTACAGTGAAGACAGCTGCAGGCCGACAGGTTCTAAGGCTAAGAAAAAAGAAAAGAAAGCCGCAGATTACAACTGCAGCTCCCAAGAGTGCGACAACCGCGGTGCAGATCCTTGTGAATGTAACTCTGATTCAAACCCGCCGCTAGCTATAAAAATTGCCGCCGCCAAGCTTATTATCAAAGCGGCAGGTAAACGGGGCCTTTGGGATAATGTCCACGCCAAAAGGCAAAGAGGTGAAAAGCCAGCCAAACCGGGTGAAAAAGACTATCCAGACAGCAAGGCTTGGAATGCTACAGTTAAAGCCGGTGCAGTGGATAAACTTGTATCGCTACTTGCTGTTGGCCGTTTGAAGCAGGCCGAAGGAGCTTGGACTCGATCCGAAGGTAGAGGCGAATCGTACGCAATCTGATGCAACAAGCTCCTCAGGACTGGATTGTTGACGATCAGAAGGGTCGATATAAGGGCGTCACACACCAACCTACAAACTTTCGTCTGCACATCGACCCGTCTGTCATCGACTCAAGAGTAAATTCGATGGCGACTTTGGCTAAACAGGCTGCTACAATAATCCTGCGGAAAATGACTATCCGTATCGGTTTTTCAAGTAACCAACCCAAAAGAGACGAAAAAATGTCGTGTACAGAAGTTCTCCAGGATCTGCTTTACAATTGCATTGATGCCTCTTCAATGCTTAAAAAGTGTCACTGGAATGCTCAAGGCACAATGTTTAAGCTTCTGCATGATTTTCTTGGCGATGGTTACGAGCTCTTAGACAAACTTACTGACGATATCGCCGAACGCATGGCTACACTTGATAGCCCGGCAGATAGCTCCCCGGCTGAAGTAGCCGCAAGATCCGCTTTAACGGCGTTGCCTACAAAATTCATGCAAGCTGATAGTATTTTGGAAGAAATGACCATTAGGCTTTCTACGCTTGTTGACAAATTTAAAGAAGCTATCTCTGATACAGACGATGACCCTGTAACCAGTAACATGTTACAGGACATGACGCAAAAACTTGAGAAGTATCACTGGATGCTTCGGCGTCAAACGGAAAAGCGGGAAACAGCTTCAAAAGAAGCTGCCGCACGAGTGTTAGCCTCTTTTATAAGGGTTTAGGCTGATGGATGGTTTTAATTTTTTGTTTTTGATTTTTTGCGGTCTTTGTTTCGGATTGCTTTTGTTTAATGCCGCATATGACAACCTGCTCTGGTTGCTTATTTGCTTTGCACTGTTTTTCGGTGTAACGCAGTTTGGGTTCAAGTACGATGTATTTTCCTACGCTAGAGACAACATCGGGCTGATAGGGCTGACCGCAGGCGTCTACTTGCTTCTTGGCATCGTATGGGCTTTTTTTAAGTGGCGAAAGCTTGTTAAGGCAAAAGTCAAGGAACGTAACGCTAACTTCGATAGTTTTATTCAGGCGATTGCGGAAAACAAACTGCCAGGTTTACGCGACGTTGAGCTACTAAAGGTTGCCGATTGGAAAACTTATGTTAGGAACTCTGTTCTTAGAGATCCTGTAACGGCTTCAAAAAGTCAAGATTTAGAAATTAAGAAAATAGCTGAAGCTTTCATTAAGCAGTTTTCGGTAGTCACGCAGCCAAGTATCGCTAATTACAAAGACCGCTTTATAGGCTGGTTTTTGTTTTGGCCGTTTTCGATAATCGTTTTTCTTTTGAACGACTTCATGCGAGAATTTTTTGAAGCCGTTTACTACTTTTTTGCTAGAAAGTTGCAGAGCATTTCAGATAGCCTTTGGAACGAGTAGTTGCAAGGCCTTGTAGCTCAACTGGTAGAGCAGCTGATTTGTAATCAGCAGGTTGCAGGTTCGAAACCTGTCGAGGCCTTTAATCCCTAAAAGCAGATTTAGCAAAATGCAGCCTGATGTTTGCCTAACCGTAGTGCTTGACGAAGCTGATAATTTTCTTGTCATCCGTCGAAGCAAGCGTAACACAAGGGCTGGTCAATGGGAACCGCCGCTAGGTCATCGTGATTCCGGCGAAAGTCCTAGTGCCGCAGCCTTGCGTGAGGTAGCGGAAGAGACAGGTCTTTCAGTACAATTACTAGGCGGCACGACAAATAAACGCTCAGGCGACGGAAAACGTATTCGGTTGTTTCTGGCTAGGGCTAGCGGCACAAAGCCAGATGTTAAAACAGAACCAAGTGAGCACGACGAACACAAATGGTTAACGCTAGCTCAAATGAATGCGTTGGAAGATTGTCACGATACCTTGAAAGCAGACATTTCAGAGTTACTCAAAGCTAACAAACAAACAAAAGAGGCAAACATGCTACCTGCAATGCAACCTGGAATGGGTCTACCGCTAGCACCACGTTTTTCAGGCTCATACCAACCTAGACTAGCCGGTAAACCAAATCCACTTGCCAGCGTGAAAGCTCCCGCCGTTACGAAAGCTGACACGTCTGGAATTCAAGAAACTTTAGCTAAAGTCGGGTCGATGTGCCTGTCTGCAACGGGTGAAGGTAAACACAAGTACAAGATAAATCCTGAAGATACAGCTAACGGTGAAAAAGCGTTTGAAAGCCTAGATCGCTTTAAGCGAGCTGGGCTTAACAACTTTCAAGCTAGCTTCTTTGGTCGTATGGTTGCAGCAGGTCAAAGCGCAACACAAATCAAGCAAGCAATTGATTTGGCAGAGCGTAAGTTTGGTAAGAAGATTGCAAGTGAGCTAAAGGTTGGGTTCGATAAGTTAAGTGGTTTCGGTACTCCTTCGCTTAGTTCGCCTGCTGCGTTAGACAAGGCGAACGATCTTGCACCGATTAAACCCGATTACCAGCCCTCGAATAAGCCTATGTTAACAGGTTATCCGCCGTTGGGAGGTATGATATCGGCAGGTAGGTCAGCCGCTCCAAATTTACTAAACGCAGGTAAGAATTTAGGTCAGAAGTATGCACCTGGCTTATTTGGAGCATCGCAAAAAGCAGCACCTGCGGTTAAGTCTGTTTCCACCGGTATTCAAAACGCAGCACCTAAAGCTGCACCGAGTTTAGACCCAGCCGCAGCCAAGAAGTGGCTTCCTAGCTGGGTAGGCGGAGCGGCAAACACAATAGGTTCAACAGCTGTCGGTATGGGCTTAGGTGGTCAACTTATGCGAGCCGGAATGCCGACTACTGATGACATGATTAACAAAATGGTTGAGCATCCTAAACTAGCTCCATTATTGCAGCTAGGTGAAAAGATGAACAGTGGTGGCGGTGGTTTCGACCTGCCAGGAATGTTTGAGCAGAACAAAAGTTGGTTGATACCGCTTATAGCTTCTATGGGGTTAGGTGCGGCTGGTGGGGGTATGCTAGGCGGTGGCGGCGGTGCATTTGGCGGTGCAATCGGTTTGCCGCTTATTTACTACCTAATGCAGAACCCGGATGCATTGAGTCAGTTTACCGGTAGAGCACCTACGGCTGCAAAACCGCCCGTTGCTCCGACACAGCCACCTAAAAATTGGCATCCACCTATGATGCCTCCGCCAGCACAAGGAGTATAAGCCACAGTGAGAGTGTGGTTGCAAGGTCGAAGGTTAATCAATTTTGCCTTGCAATCTTGCGTCTTCTAACGGAGACGTAAGCACGACGCAGTAAAATCCTTCGCATGCGTGCTTCGGTTAGTTATTAGCAGTGTGTTCTGCTCCGGGTTAAACTGTCTGCGTCAGCATCCTTCCCGGTGAGCCTGAAACCTCTGTTGATGTGGTCAACAAGTTTCGATCGAGGGTTTAGCCCAGGCGTAACTAACCAGCTCACTTTTAATCTATCGAGTCCAACGCTTCCGGAGCTATAATTAGCCGAAGCGTTGCTTTTGTTGCACGTTTGACTTTTCTAGGAGTAGAAACAGTCTATGTACATTTACCTTTAAGGGGGTGATCCGTATCTCGGACAATCCCGTCTAGGTCTTGTGCTTAGACGGGATTGTTTCGTATAGGCTTTATTATGTGGCCTTTTGATTACAATCGAAAACAACTTGAAAAAATCAGGCAATTTTGTTTTCTGATTAATTCAAGCCAAACGGTCGCCGCTGACACTCGTTTTTTGCTTTACCGAAATCTAATCAAGCGTTTGAATGAGATTGAAGCGACCCAAAAGAAATTGTTGTTTAGGCTTGGTCCAGGTAAAATAACGGTTCAAATCATAGGAGAAAACCGTATGTCTGATTCGCTTTTGTTCGTCGTCTATCTTCCACCAAAATCTGCTCCTGACGTTGTAGCCAGAGAACTGACTGTCGAGATCAACGGTAGTATTCAAGTGCTCGAGCTTGACGCCGACTCGTCTGAGGTTCCAGCACTCAGCGGACCGGACGGAGCTAGCGTTACTTTGTCGCTTGTAGACATTGATAATGCTGACAACCGGTCGGAAGCTAGTGTCTTTAGCACAGAACTTAAAGATACGATTGCTCCGCCTAAACCAGGAATGCTTGGTTTAGAGGTTACTGCCGAAGACTTTGGAACCGAAGAATCTGCCAGTTAGTGGAGATTGAAATGCTACCTCAAATAATCAAATCTGCTGTTAGTTCCTGCGTTGTAAAAGCTCTTTGTAAGAAGGCAAACAGCCGAAAGCAAATACGAGCTTTTCTTGTCAAACTAGCAGCAGATAAGTTGCAAAACGCATACAAGTTTGCACCTAGAGGTAGCACGACACAGCATATGTCGCCAGTTCCAGGTGCAAAAGGCCGTGAACAACTTCTGCGACCTTCTATGACCAAAGTTTCGTTTAGTGCTGCTTCGTCACCTAAACTACCTGGAGCTCCTGCCGCTCCGAAAGCTCCTGCTGCTTTAAAAGCACCTAGTTCTGTTAGTGATACAGCTTATGACTTAAAAAACGTAGCTAAAAGCCCAGGAACCAATTTATTTAATACACAAAATCCGAATTACGCCGCGATGCGATCACCGGATCCTGCGAGGCTTGCCCCTAAGCCGCAGATGCGACCTGGTATGTCTAATCAAATAAACTACGGTACGGGACCTAGCGGTAATCCTGTGATAGCGGATATTGTTCCTGGTGGTACTATGCCAGTAGGTAGACCTGTAGGGCCGACAGCCGCTGAACGAGAGTATGACGCAGCAGCTAAAGCTAAATTTCAAGCGTTTAGAGACCGAGGTAATCCTACTGTTAGTTTAGGGCCTAGAACACTTAAACAACGACAAGCCGCAATGAATAAGTCGCCCACACCTGCCGTAGCGACTGAGTTAGCTCCTGTGCCTATTCCAGAGCCTGCACAAACCCCTCCTGTTTCTACGCCTTTACCTGAAGCACAAGCTCCAGAAAGCCTGCTAATGCCGTCCGCTGTGCCGCAGCGACCTGCACAGTTAATGGATTCTCAAACCGTCCCAGATGTTTCGACTGCAATGCAGTCACCGTACAGCCAAATGCTTGATCAAAGTCAAAGCGTTGCACCTAAATCCGTTTCAAATATGATTCCACCAAATCTATCTGGGCTTGATCCTAGAGCTTTGTTTGGTTTGTTAGGTCGTCAAGCAGGGCAACAAACGGCTAAACCTAGCAATTTGTACGATTTGTTTGCAAAAATGCGAGGCGGATTAGGTGGTGGAATACAAAATCTTGCAGGTTTGTTTTCTCAACAACCTGACGATTTTCAGCTGTAGCTAATTACGCTTTTAGCTTACTTAATACCCGGCGCGTGCCGGGTATTTTTTTACTTGACACTTGCCAGTTTTTCGTTATCTTTCCAGCTGGCTTGTTTGTCGTTTTAGAAAGGAAAGCTATGCTTAAAAAGATTGCATCTTATTTGACGTTTCACGAAATTGAACGTCATGTTTTATGGCCGATAGATGTGCCTGAGCTGATTTCTGACCAGGGTTCTCAAGGGTCTCCCGTGGCTCGGGCTGCAAATTCTATCATGGAGTTGGTGTCTGAGGCTTGTAAAACCGTTAAACCGGTTAGAATACCGGGTAGAATTAAGAACGTCAGCAACAACCTTACAAATTTTCCGGAAGACAGTATGAATTATACGATAGACTGGAGCGAATGTACGACTGCGGCTACTTCGCAGACTACTACGGCTGGAGGCATTAAACGTAAAACGATTGCGGACGCTATTAAAGTCATTCGAGACTTCGAGGAATCTAAATTCAAGTTGCATGCAAGTGGCTTATTTTTAGATCAAACACGTTTAACTCGTTTTAACGCGGAATATTCCCAAGACTTCGACAATGAAAGGCATTTCAGTAAAATGTTTAAAGGTGTAAAGTTGGAAGTGGTGTTGGATGACATGTACAGAAGAAGAAACGAAGATTCGTATGCAGCTATAAAGGAAGGATTAAGCGTTATTGGATTTGTCGATGATAGAAATGGAGTTTTTAAGTTTTTCTCTCCAGGTAAAGAAACGCAAAATTATGGTTATCTACTTGGTGGTTTGTCGCGTGCAAAAACCAACATTAGCAGTCTTTTGGCTTTGAGAAACCAAAAGTGCAATTTTGCGTTGTTTGAAAGCGTTTATTCATTAATGTACGACAGTGGCATTTATTTAACAGGCGAACCACAAAATTTAAATTTTCTAGGCGAGTCATATGAAGTTAGGTTTAAGATACAACCGTATACGAGGACTTCGCAATCGGAACGCTGTATGATGCTTGAGTTAGACCAGTTTTTGAACATTTTCACGTGTATTACCCGTTGGTGCACGCTAGGTATTCGCTTAGACAGACAGGATGTTCACTGTTTTTTTCTTGGAAAATCTGATAGCTATTGTAACAAGAGTAGCATCGAACGTGAAAAGGAGATTGTTTTAAAGACGTCTAACGAAGCTGCGTTAATGTTGGAAAATTCGAATTTACGCCAAAGAATAAACGAAGTCGAAGCGGCAATTGCCAAACTAAAAGTAACTTCGCTTGAAAAAATTTCAGCTGCTAAGTTGACAGGCTACAAGCCTAAGCGTAAAGTAACTCGCCTTCCAGTCAAGTGACGGAAGATCGGCAGCTTAGCAGTGTAGCTAGGCAATTTCAAATAGCTTTCACGGACGAAAGCATAGCGAGTAGGAGTAGTTATGCGTAAGTTGTTTTTGCTCTGTGCTTTGGTTTGTTGTTCGAATGCTTTTGCACAGTCCAGTCCTTCGGATAGACCGGTTGTTTCCAGCGAGTTTAGGCTTGCTCCCGGCGAAAGGCTTGTTGCGGTCAACGGTGTTCCTGTGTTACAGGAGACAGTTCACCGGCAACAAACTGTGGTGGCCGAAAGCATTGCGCAGCGTAAGGCACAGCGACAGGCCTCTGAAGGTCGTTGCCGTCATGTTGGTGGTAGCATGGGAGCTGGTAGTTACGAAGGCGTCGGCTTTTCCACCGTGTCAGCTAACCACGCTGTTTCAAAGTGTTGCTACTGGGGGCAGCGGCAGGCTATTGACATCGGCGTTGCTCGAGGTATAAATGGTTGGTATGCGACAGTTATCTATCGCTAGTCGAAACAAGGTTGAAAGTCGGAAGCTAGCTACAGGCTAGCATTAGACAACGTGACAAACGCAGATTCGCAGGTACAAATCCTGTTCAACCTTCGGCGGCAACTGCCTAAGTTGCGAGGACCGTATACCACCAAGTATTACCCTTTTCACGTTTGAGTAGCGGGTGTGAACCCCGCACGGTCATTTTGATTTACATAGCGGGTGAAAACGTTGTGACTACCAGTGAGTGGCCGTGGAGTACGGATCGTTCTCGGGTGATGAACTCCGAGTTAACTGAAAATCACGAAGCCTAAACAACGAGACAGCCGGAGAGACGGCGAGGATCGGTCGACTAAGTAAGTCTCGCGCCTTTGGTGCGTCGAAATGCAGGTTCAAGCCCTGCCCGATCCTTTTGAGCAGGAGAGTGTGGCCTAGACCGGAAAGCGGGATGGGTGGCTGGTTGAGATCGGCAACGGTCCTTTGGTAGCATCATAGTGCGAGAGGCACAGTATACACCCTGCTCTTTGGGTAGGAAGCATGTTTGGATTCATGCCTATTTTAGCCTTTGAAGCGTATGTCGGTTTGGTCGAATCCGATAGCTGAGGCGACTTAATGCGAGGCATCGCAAGCGGTCATAGTGACAGTACAACTCGCAAACGACTGGCGAGGTCAAAGCTGGTTCGATTCCAGTCCTACCCTTAGGGATGCAAACGCCTGCGAAAGCAAACGGATAGAGGTTGCGGTGAAATTCCGCAAGCTGGACACACCTTACCAGTCAAGAGCGGCGGCGTGGTCGGAGCATAATGCTTCCCATGTCAAGTATTTGCAGGTAGCCAATCCTGCCCGCTCTTTTTGCCAATCCATTTCGGGGCGGCGTTTTTTTAGAGGTTTTGTTATGTCGCTAGAAAAGGTAAGGAATGAAATCGTCGGTCGTCAGCAATTGCTGTTCAGTCGAGATGCTCAAAAGATGGACCCAAACTTGCGAAAAGAAATCGAGCGAAGCCTGTGCTTCCTAGCCGAGCTTGAATTGCAATTGGTGATTGGTAAGCGTTAGTGGTTTTTGGACCGTTAGCTTAATGGTAGAGCAGCACCCGCAAGGTGATACGCAAGGCAAGCGAATCGCAAGGGTAGGCAGAACTAGGATCGGCAGTGTGGTGGACTCGCACGGCTCTTGACCGAGCAAGTCACGTTCGAATCGTGGCGATCCTTTTGCTGAACCAATTCGGGGAGGCGTAATCGAGCGTACTACACGTAACAAAGGTTGAGTATGTCAACATCTGGTTTTTTTTATTCGATGATTGATTTTGCAGACAAGTTCAGCGACTTGGTGGAAGATCAAGCCAAATGGTCGCAGGACACATTTGGTAGCGATTTAGAACGAGGTCCTTTGGGTGCATTAAAGCATCTGGAGAAGGAAGCACGCGAATGCCAGGAGGCCGTCGGAACGCCTGATCTTTGTGAAGAGTTGGCCGATTGTTTCCTTTTGTTGCTGGACGCATCGCGACGGGCTGGCGTAAAGCCAACGCAGTTGGTGGAAGCGGCACAAGCGAAAATGGTCAAGAACAAGAAGCGGACATGGAATCCGTCAATGCCTGATGAACCTGTTGAACACGTTCGGTAAACAGCAGACGCAGTGCCAACCCACTTCGGGCCGAGCGTGATCTGCGGCCAAGCAAATTAAAACCCTGCCCGATCTTTTGGACTGTAGCCAGGTTGGCTAGCGTGCTTGATCCGTTGCAACGGTGACAGCACAACGACGCTAAAAGACTTGCTAGTGTGTGTTGCGTTGACACTCGCAGCGAGTAAAGACGGCTCGATTCCGTCGCAGTCCTTTTGCCACGCCATTTCGGCAAGGCGTATTTTTGGAGGCGAAAAGATGAATGGTCCAAGTAAAGATTGGTTGTTGAAAATGGCAGAGCTCGAAGATGGAAAGTGTACTAGTGTCGGAGGCTTATTGTGCGACCTTGGTTTGTATAAGCGACCCGACAGATCGTTTAAGACTGGCGATGTGTTGCGGATGCCACACTACGCGACGGCGGGAGGGTTTAGAGTTTGGGCGGTGGAGGGTGTTTATCTTGGCGGAACAAAACAAGAAGATACTTACCACCTTAAGGCAGTTGACGTCGAGAATAACGCAGAAATTCACGTTCCTTGCATCATCTTGGAAACCCACCCAGAGATCGAAGTGGTTTGATTCTTCATTAATAGTTTTCTCAATTTAAAAAGTTTTCTAAAACAGGAAAATCTTTGTTTTTACGAAAGGTGTTGATGTGGCAGACGTTTTAGGCGGAATTAATGTCGGTATGTGCCTGCTACGTAAACCAGGCGAAGAAAAAACGATCAAAGCCATCGGCTTAAGTTGGTCTAAAGCTGAAATTGTAGATCCAGACCATCCGGAAAATCCGGATAACTACGAAGACATTTTCATTACGCTAGCCGGAGCAAAACGGCTTATCTTGGATATCCAGGGAGCTATCGACGAAATCGTTAAGGGAAAGGCTTTCAGCGATGAAAAGTAAGCTACTGCTAGAATGTTTACGTTTTTTGGTTTTTATCGCTTCGTTGATTGTGCTTAGGTACGCTGTGTACAGACATTTAGAAACCAAGCTAAATGTAAACCAACTTGATGTCAAAGCGGCTTTAGAACCTTTTAAGGAGCTTAAAAGTGAGTAATAAACAGACGGTAGTGGTAACTGGTGGTTCTGGGTTTATCGGAGGGCACCTTACTTCGCGGTTACTCAACGAAGGTTATGAAGTACTGGTCGTTGACAAAGATATGTACAAACACCGCGTGACGGAAAACTTGAGATTTGCACGCTGCGATATTTCAGACGTCGCTAATTTAAAAGCTATATCCAGCCAAGCTAATTTTCCAACTGACTCAATTGTTTTTCATCTGGCAGCACAATCCAGGGTTAATCCTAGCTTTGACGACCCTTTGAAAAGCTACAAAGACAACATAACTGGTACAGCCAATGTTCTCGAGATCTTCTGTAAAAACCACAACAACCGGCTTGTGTATGCCGGGTCTTCGTCTTACTACGGTGGGGCCATGGCAAACCCGTATGCATTCTCAAAACACTTAGGCGAAGAAATGTGTCAGATGTATACGCATTGTCACGGCGTGCAGACGGCCATTGCTCGTTTCTTTAACGTTTACGGGCCTGGGCATGTTACTGCCGGGTCAGACGCAACCGTTGTTGGTATTTTTGAAAGGCTATACAAAGCCAATTTGCCGTTGACTATCACGGGCGACGGAGAGCAACGTCGAGACTTTATTCATGTGGGCGATGTCGCATGGGCTCTCGACAAGATATCTCAAGTACAAGAACCGGGTGCCTGTATTTACAACGTAGGCGTAGGCACAAACTACTCGATTAATGAGCTGGCTAAAATGTTTGAAGGTTCAAAAATCGAATACATTTCTTCCAGGTTAGGAGAGGCCCGCACTACACTTTGTACCGACCATTCGGCTACAGTTAAGTTGGGTTGGTGGCCAACCGTCTCTCTTGAAAAGTATGTAGCTGACTTCTGCGATCAGGTAAACACAGAAAGAGAAACCTAAATGACGGTAGCAACTGACTGGGATCACCGTATACTGGATGCTGTAAGCGTTGCACTCGATGGAAAGATTGGGCAAGACGACGATGTAACCAGGCTACGAAGTCAAATTGAAAACGGATCAAGCGTTGATAAGCTGAACACAGCTTGTGAAATTGCAGTAGCCTGCATTCGGTGGGCACAGGACTTGAAAGATAAAATAAGAACTATGAAAGAACAAAATGAACAAACAGGAACAAACTGAAAACGAAATACAACGCGAACAGGCTTGGGATGCAATTTGCATGCAGCTACTCAAGTTTTACAACCTTGAAGACAATTGGGATGGCGAAGGTAGCCCGGCACCAATTAAAGAGCTGCTTGATTTTGTTCGAAAGCGTATTGACACTTGGAGGCAAGAACACGATGCACCGGCGAGAGTTTTGATTACAAACAACGGTGACGTTGCCTTTGAGTGGTTGACAGGTGGTGAGATCTCAGGCCTATCGTTTTTGCTTGATGCGGAAGTCTACGGAAAAGATTCAAAAACTGCTCGTAGCCTCTACCACAAAGAGCGTTTTGGTGTTAACCTTTAGCAAGTTGTCAGGTAGCTCCTGACTGATCTGGTGAGCCAGCGGGGTAGCACCAGTAAGAATGGGGAGTAGCTTTCGCGATCACTCCAGATAGCCCGCCCAAGGACCGATAGCTCAGTGGTAGAGCAGCACCCCTCTAAAGTGTTGGGCGATGGTTCGATTCCATCTCGGTCCTCTCGGAACAGTAGTTATCAATCCGGGCGTGTGGCATGTTTTTGAGCGTTTGAACTGACGCTTAATTACGTTTTTAGTCTTTTGTCTATTAGTTAAAGGATAGCGCAATGCAAAATTTTGAAGTAGGCGATGACGTTTGGGTCAAGTGCAAAGTGATTGAGCCATGCGACAGCCTGATAAAGGTCACGCCGAGCGGCAACGACAACTGGTTTTGGGCTGGAAGGGGGCAATGCCGACCCGTTGAGCCGCCACTTCTTAAAGAATTCGCAACGACTGAGCCGGGATCAGTCCCGAGGCAATATCGCGAGCCAGTACAGGCTGATTTGAGTAACGGGCCGATCGAGTGCGAATACAGGGAATCGGAAGAATCGGACTGGAGAACAGGGCTGCTTAGCGAGGTAGCCGTAGGAGAATACAGGTTTTTGATACTCGACGGAGAGGATAGCGGGTATTGGGAAGAGTGCCGGATTGAAACCGCCAACTCTCCGGAGATTCCGAATAGTTCGAGCGGTGCCACTGGGAGTCCTTGTGTGGCTGAAAGGCAGAAACCTGTTCGCGACGAAGCGTTCCCGAGCGAAATCCAGGGCGTCTGGGTCGAGGAAGCCGTTCAAGTCGGCGATAAAGTAAGGTTTATCAAACCTGGGCATAGGTGGGACGGAGTTAGAGGTTACATAGCTTCGGTTTCGCCTGAGAGAAAGCGACCGTACGAATTTCGTACCAACTGCGGAAAGTTCATGACGTACTGTGATCTAACAAACTTAGAACATATTGATCTGACAAACGCACAGTTGAAAACTCCAGATAAGTCCAACGCTCCAAAGATCCTAGATAGTTCGGCCAATGCAATGCAGGAAGCGTTCGAAGCTGATATCGGCAAGCGGTACGGTTGGAACAAAGCCTACTTTGCTCGCAACGAGTACAGGTACTTCGATAGCAATGTTGAACTGCTGTGGCTAGCTTGGCAAGGTGGAGTCCAATGGGCTGGAATGCCGTCAAATGGTTCTTTAGACGGCGAAGATCTGATGTATTGTGGGCTATAAGTTTCAATTGTAAATGAAAGCAAGGTGCAAAATGAAGCTTGAATTTGAAGACAGAACTACAGGCGGCTTCTGGGTGCGTAATATCAAATCTAGAGATTTGGGTGGTATCTACGTGATCTCTGCACAGATAGGTAATCACTCAAGTGAGCCACCTAGTGAGGATCCTA